TTTGGTAACCTTTTTTTCACCCCCATTCCCACGGGGTTTTTGGTGCCCCCCCCCCCCCCCCCCCCCCATCTCCTCAATCTCCCAATGTTTGTTGTCTTCACACATAGGGCAGATGCCCTTCTGCCGCTCGTAGGCTTCCCGTCTTTGGCTATCGGTGAAGTCTCGGATGCTCAGGCTTTTTTCTTCCCCGTCCAAGACATAGGAATAGATTCCTTTCTTGCTTGTGACATCGTCGTCGCCCATAAGACGGGCGATTTCTTCCTCAAGCTTGGCGGGGTCAATCTCGTCCCCCTTGTGCGCATTGTACAGCGTTCCCCAAGCCACACTCTTCATCTCCCGACGATACTTGGGGAAGGCAGCTTTGACCCAGTTGATGACGGTCTGAAAGTACAGCCACAGTTCGTTGGCGTTTGGCTTGTCTTGATGTTTGGCCATATATCCTTCGATGTCGCCTTCGCTAAGCCAGTCAATGGCCGCTTCCAAGAAGTTCTGCCGATTAGGTGCGCCTTTGAGGTAGTCGCCACCGGTCCTGTATGCAGGACACCCGGTCTTGCTGAAATGTCGCTTGGCGTCCGAAACCCAAGGACCGGCATAAACGGCGTTGCGAAGCTCCTGCTCCGTCAACCGTTCTCCAGCGATATTGATGGTCCTGAACCACCCCAACTTCTCACTGTCCGTGCCGCTACACTGATAAACCATCAATCGGTAGCCTAGGATTTTCTCCTTCTCGTCTTCCTGCAGATTATGGAAAAACCGCTGTTCTTTGCTGTTGAAAACGGCAAGAGAAAAGTCTCCTTCAACGAACTGACAGATGGAGATGGTGCGTTGCTGGCCGTCAATGACCTCGAAGTTGCCACTCTCCCGGACGGCCCAATACATGACATTCAGTGGGAAGTCCTTGACGATGGTGATGATGACCGCATCCCGCTGCTTGTCTTTGTAGATGAACTCCCTTTGATAGGGGGGACGGATGTCCAGCTTGTCGCCATAGCCGACCACCCCGGCTTCCCCGTCGTCCTTGTAGCCATTCGTCAGTTCACGAACTGTGATTTCTTTCAGTTCGATTTTCATGATTATTTGTACTTCCTTTCAATCAAAATTCTGTTGTAAATCTTTCTTCCCTTGATGATTGTGTAGCACTCCTGCCCAATCCATCTTGCAGAGTTGGCTATGCCTAAAATCCTGAACTGTTCCGGGTTAAACTTGTCCAAGAAGGTTATCGGCACGCCCATCACGCCGTCATAGTCCATCGGGATGTCACAGGTCTTGCCGACTTCAATAGCATCATAATTATCGTACTTCGGGTACTCAGCCGGGGTGTAGTTCTTGTAAAGGATGAGGTCTTCGTGGCGCTTTTTGGTATCGAGGTTGGTGAACCAAGAAGCATTCCCCAAACTGCGCCACTTCTGACCATTGGCATCCTGCCAATATCGGGTCTCCCGTGCCTCATAATGGTCTGGAACCTTGAAGGCCATGTCCCCGTTCTTATACCCCAACCAAACTTTGTTGTCTTTGATAAGAGGGAATATCTCCTTGTAGGTGATGGCATTCAGGTTTCCAACTATCAAAAACTTCTTCCCGTGCTCAACAAGTTGGGCAACAAACTCCCGGAACAGGGAGAACGGTGGGTTAGTGACCACGATGTCCGCCTGCTTCAACAGTTCTATGCATTCCTCGCTGCGGAAGTCGCCATCACCTTCAAGGCGTGTAAGAGTCTCTTTTTCACCATCGTATTCGAGACCTACAGCGTGCGGGGAGGAATTTTGGCTTCTCTCGTTCGGATTATCGTTCTTGTAGCAAGTGGAAATCAGCCTTTTCAGCCCCAACTCCTTGAAGTTAAGGAAGAAATAGCGGTAAAAGTTGCTGACCTTGGGGTCGTCGCAGTTGCAGTATACCACCTTCCCCCGGAAGTGCTTCTTGTAGTGCTTAAGCTCCTTCTCGATATCGGTCAACTGGGTATAAAACTCATCCTGCTTGGCGTCTTTGGCCTTTGCTAAGTTCGAGTTCGCTTTCTTTGCGGGGGCGGCAGATGGCATATTGTTTCCTTCCACTTATAGTATACACCGACTGGAGAGGTTTTTATCGAAATTTTAATATAAGGTCGTGTTTCCCGCAGACGCACGGCTTGCCACGGTTGATGTTCCAACGCTTGCAAGCAGCGGGGCGGCTCATCTCTGCCATAAGTCCGGGGGTGGCAACTTTCCTCTTATTCCTCTCCGCCATAGCCTCATCCTTGCAAAGGTGGCATCCTCTGCCTGCCAAGTGCCCGTTCGGGGTCTGTTGGAAGTCCCCGTGAATGGGACAGATTATGGTAGCCTTAACGAGGTATCCCTTATATATGACCTTGTCGTAACCATACCTGTTCCCATGCATTCTATGGCACCTTTCAAGGAATGATTCCTTGGTTAAAGGTCTCCCTTTTGGTGCGCTGGAACCGGCCCACAACTTCTTGGCTGCTTGGCTCATGGCTTCCTTGGAGCATTCCGGGCTGCAAATCTTCTCCCATCCACCTTTCGGCTCAAACGAGGTCTGACAAATCTTGCAAAGGCGGGGAACCACTGGCAGCCCATATTTCCGACACATGGCCGGTAGAATATACCCGCCCCTATCTTGGCGGGACTTGAGCGTCTTGGCCATCGCCTCCAGGGATTTTGATTTCCCCAGATTAGAGGAAGCTATCTTATCTCTCTGCGCCCGTGGCATCACATAGCCAAGATGAGCCTTGCTGATGTTCGCTCTAATTTCGTCAGTGTAGACCCGCTCCTTAGCCATTTTGGAGATACGCTTGCGTTCGGACTCAGACATCGGATTATTCAAGTGGGCTTCCGATATCTTCTGCTTCTGGGCTTCCGACATTGGACCCCGCTTCTTGCCCCTCTGAATGTCCCCGATGAGCTTCTTGGTTTCCTCGGTATGATAGTAACTACCATGGGCCAGCCGAGTAGCAACCCTCTTTGCTATCTCCTCGGGTGTTTGCTTCCTGCCACGGGTTCCCTGCCCGACTTTGGGCAAGCTATTATAGCCGTCCTCATAAGATAATAGAGTGTCAATCCAGTGCTGTTCCCTCTCCAGAAGAAGCCGCTTGTCCGGCTGGCACTCCTCCAAAACCACCCATTCCCAAGTGTTTGGACCATATTTTTGCCAAGCACGGAGTAGTTTAACGCCGGTATGCGTTCCCAGCGTTAGTTCTTTTCTATGAGTAGCCCACCGACGTTTAATATCAACTGAGCCCCCCACATAGTATTTCCCTGTAATTGTGTTACGGATGCCATACACGCCCACAGTTCTCATTCTTCTTCTACCTCCTATCTAAGAGGTGGGAAGTCAGTATTTACAGGATGCCAATTTCAGAAAGAAAACGTGAGGGACGAACTGATATCGTGTTTGGTCCTCGGGGTTCAAGATTGTGAACACAAATGTTCAAAATATCCTTTGCCCTCGTGCAAGCCACATATAGCAGCCTTCGCTCTTCTTCCCACTCACCGGGCGTCGTGCAAAAACGGTGCGGGTAACTGCCTTCTACACAATTAGTTACATACACACGGAAAAATTCGAGACCCTTGGCACTGTGCGTAGTGCTAATAACTACCACCCCACTCTCCTCATCCTCCTCGGTCGGGCGCTCCAACGCCAGTTGGAACACCAAGTCTTCGGCGGACAGACCGTCGGCCACCAAGTTGTTTATCAGCAACAGGAAGCGGTCAATGTTGTCGCACTTGGTCTTAGCCTTGCTTGGCTCCTTGTGGTACTTGGCGTTGATATAGTCCTTGTAGTTGAATGAGGTGATGATTTCCTCCATGGCGGCCGCAGGTGTAGAGAGTCTGCTGATGATGGTCTTCATCCCATAGACAAACAGTTCAAGCTTCTTGTCGCCCTCGCACGCCGCTACGAGGTCACCCTCCTCCTCTTGGTCGGCCTTCTTCCGTATCCGCTCCATGGCGACATCCCCGACGCCCCGCTTTGGCACGCCTACCGCTCGGACGAACGCCGTGAAGTCCTTGTTGTTGACCGCCAGCCGGAAGTAGCTGAGGATGTCTTTTATCTCCTCGGTCTGGAGCAACCCCTTACCACCTCGGACGACATAGGGGATGCGAAACCGCACTAAAGCCCCTTCCAAGTCACGAACCTGTATGGCGGAACGGACAAGGATGGCGTTGTCCTTGTAGGGTATATTTCCAGAGCCTTTAAGCTGGCTGTCGTGCTTTATCTCCTGCGCGATGATGGTGGCCACATCCCCAGGCGTCGAGGAGCGGATGAGCCGGGTGGAACCGGGGGTTGTCTCCTTGCCTGTTTCGTCGAGGCCACGGAATAGCGTCATTTTTAGAGGGATTGTTTCTGTAAATGTCCCTTGAATCTTGTTGGCGAGGCGGATGATGTTCGGAAGGCTACGATGATTCTTCGTTATTCGATATAGGTCAGGAATATGCCCTCTCCAGCCCTCTGAAAACTCCTTGAGTAGCCGTGGCTCGGCCCCCTGGAATCCAAAAATCGACTGCCCAAGGTCCCCCACCGCATATAGATTGAGGTTGTCAGGAGCCAAGAGAAGGTTTATGAATTTCCATTGGACTGGGCTGGTATCGTGGCTCTCGTCTTGCAAGACATGATGAAAACGCCGCTGGAGAGCAGCCCGCCAGCTCTCATCCTGCTCCCCCCGTCGCACGACAAGTATCACCATGTCATCAAAGTCCACCAAATTCATCTTGACCTTCTCGACCTCAAACTGTGCCCACAGTACCTTTTCCCAGTCTTCGAGGGCGTGGTAGCCAGCGTGGCGCTCCAGTGCGTCCTCGTGGACCTCGTCAGTATAGTCCACGGCGAACCCTACGCCACGGGCACGATGGTATCCCATCTTCTCCAAGAACCGGTAGGCATTCTTTTCCACGCCGGGCTCCGGGGTGCTTCTCTCAATAAGCTTCTTGACCATCTGGGTCTGGTCGTAGTCGTCCATCGGCGTCACTTTGCCGAGAAAGCTGAAACCCCCTGGGTCCTTGCGGATAGCACCAAGGGCTAAGCTGTGGATGGTCGATACATACGGACGTTCCTCGAAGGATGTGTCTTCTATGGAGAGGCGAGAAAAAATAGTTTCCGAGGCTTTCGTAGTAAAAGTGATACAGCAGATGCGGAGTGGGGGAACCTTTTCCCGCATCAGCCATCTTACCCGCTCGGTCAAAACTGTAGTTTTTCCAGAACCTGCGCCAGATAAAACTAGAGCGGGCTGTCCTATGGGATGGGCTACCGCCCTAAGTTGTTCCTCGTTGAGAGTCACTCCACTACCTCCGCATCCGTATAAGCAGGGAGCAGTCTGTCTATCCGCCCCTCGACAGCGGATTTCAACTGAGGAAGGATGTGGTCCCCGACCGTTCTCCCGTCCTTGGTAACGATAAAGGCAAGCACCAAGCGGCGGAACTCCACCACCCCTGTGCTGCTTGACTCGTAGATGCTCTTCATCTGGTTGTACAACACCCTCCAGACCCGCCTGCAGTCCTGCTCAAAGGGGTCGGTGGGAGGCTTGGGTGTGCTGCCGTATCTGCGGCTTCGTCGGCGCTTTACCTCTGCCTTGCATGTCGCTTGGAGGCGGATGCAGTAGGAGGAGCCTTCAATCATCACTAAGGCCTCAAACCCTTCAATCGGGGGATGGGAGAAAAAGACTATGCCTGCCCCACCGTTCTGGAGGATAAGCTTGCGGATGGCTTCCTGCGAACGGGAGGCTGGGACCGATGTTTGTTCGTAAGCCATTGGTCATCCTATATCGCTTGGCAAATGCACTTTATGGAATACGGTTCGGGACTAACTCTCAGCCCGTTAAAAGTACTTAGTTCTTTCTTGGCGTGCCTGAGATACTTATTGTAGGCCACTACCAAGGAGCCTGCTCTTACCTGTTCTGTGCTCCACTTTGACTGTACTTCCCATACTAAGACCATATTTCCTCCTAGTGCCACTTTGAATGCCACCGCTTCTTGATGGACGGCTTCTTTCCTAGATGCTTGAGGGGCTCCTGTTCCTTGAGGAACTCCTCCCACAACCACCTCCTAGCCTTCTTGGACAGAGGATAATTCGGCATCCATATTCTGCCTTTCCCAAGAGGTGTAATACCCTTTCATAGAACTAGGCTGCTCCATTGTCCGATATACCCAATCCCAACACCTAGCTTGTTGCTCCCTTATCCAAGGCTTGAGGTCCTTGGGAAGCTTGCCTTCCTTCCCATAAAGCTTTGCATACTCCTTAAGACCCCCTGAAAATTTGGCCAGAGGAATAAACACCCACCATGGGGTAATAACAAATGCCATCTTGTCAGCCAGCGCCAAGGCGGATACCGGGTGGTCCTCCTTCTTGGCGTAGTACCGAGAATGATACAGGCAGAACTCATACCAGACCCGTATCGGAACGTGGTTCCACAGACCCACGAACGGTTGTTCGTCAAACAGGTAGCTTACTATGTTTGCCCCAAGCTCCGGGTGAGTCTTACCGTCCTCCCCGTCGATGTCATCCTTCCCCCAATATCCTAAATCATGCAGGAAGAAGCACGCCCACAGGCGCAGGTCCTTGGGAAACCCAAATAGTTTCCACCATGCCCGAGCGACAAACAAAGCATGGATGATTATTTGGTGCTCCCCAAATAGCTGGTTTTTAGTTCCCGGCTTCATCCTGTTTCGCCTTGCCTGTCCTGAGATAGAGGTCGATGGTCTCGTAGTCGTTCTCCCTGACCGTTACCGTGCTCCCGTCCCGGTTGGTAACGGTGTATCTCCAAGCACCCCCCGCCATCGTACTCGGCAAGGATGGTCCTTGGAGTCCCTCCGAGGCCCACGTCCTCACGGTAGAGTACTCTGCAAGCCCATTGAAGGGCCTTCTCCCCTAGGCGCTTGCGAAGGCGCTCCTTGAACTTGACCCACCACCAGCCTATCCCCAGCCTGTACATCCAGACTGAGGGAACCTCGCTGTTATAATATACCGGACCCCAGCCGGACTTTTCTATGGCGATGAAGCCCAGCCTGACCATATTCAAGTCAGTACACTGCGACTCTGTCAACCATTCCCGCTCCTCATCTGCCATGATTATGCCCTTCTCGACTTGGTTGGGTCTTATATCAAGCATTGCCAATAGGCCAATGCTCATTCTCATGCCTACGAATACTACATTTTTCTTGGGAATTTTCGGGGCGGGGCTTGATTTCGTCATCTGACCAGCATTTAGCGTGGGCATACTGAACGCTAACTGGGAAGACATACCAAAACACGGTTCTGACACGGCTTCCCTTGTCAGCATGAGTCAGCGGCTCAGGGCAGTATGGGCAGGAAAGGAGGTCCACATTATGGTTTCAACAGTTCCTTGTTGAGAGTGGTAATTTGCGCCAAGGTAGCCATAGCCTGTGCGGCAGACTTTACCTGCTCATTGGCAAGGCACTCCTGCGCTGCGGCAGCATCCCTGATGGCAATCAAGGAAGCTATGGCCTTGTCCAAGAGCTTGTCCAGCTTCTCCGGGGAGATTGCCGGGATGGTGATTTCCCCTCTGTATTCCTTCTCTGCTGCCACACTGATTTTGAACTTGATGACCATCTTATTTTCCTTTCGGTGTCCTCATCACCGATACCCCTGTGCCCTACGGATTTCGATATGAGGCGGCTTTGACACCACCCGTGCTTTGAACTCGTCCCCCAAGGCGTGGGGGAGCATACTGGAAAAGTGCTCGTGCGCCTGCTCGGCGGTCTTAATGTCAAACCCGTCCTCAACCCACGACCGGTCAACCTTAAGCTCCAGCGTCCATGTGAACCATTTCTTTGACCTGCTCTTTCTTGTCATAGTTGTCTCCTCAGTTATAGTATACACCAAAAGATGCTAGGATTGAGGGGGATTTTCAGGTCCACGGTCTTGGTAACGGTCGCAATGGGGTTCGCCCTCTGGACCAAGACCACCTGTTTCGTTAAATCCATGAGCTTCGCACTCTTGCGGTACATAGGATTCTCCGGTTTCATCATAGTAGTCTTGATTAAGAACCACTCCAAGATGATGCTGCTTCCAGCTATGACCGCAGATGCATATCCCGCTTCTACCGGGACCAGAGTAGCGTGGCTCACGCTTTAGGTCGGATAATTTTTCAATCATATGGTTCTGTCAACTAGATGGAGGCTGACCTCAATTACCTCGCTCCGGTACTCCACGAAGATGGAGGTCGGGTCGGGGTTCTTTTTTTGCAAAGCGGCCGCATCTCGGGTATACTGCACCAGACCGAGGTTTCGGTGGTGGAGGATGTCTCCGACGTTAATAAGTGCAATATCCCTTTTCTCCACGCCATTTCCTCCCGAGGAGCCGGACCCTCTGCTCCCTGACAATCTCGCTCTGCATCCAGTGCCTCTTGAAGAAGCCCTTCATGGTCTTGGAGGTCTCCTTCTTTGTATACTCCACCCCCGGAGGGTTAACCACCTGCCAGTTGTCGAACTTGAGACACCAGAGCGACCCGCTATCACTGACCTTACGGCACACGCCGGGTCCATACCAAGCGGCGGGGATGAAGCTGAACCTGTCGCCCCTGCGGAGGTCACTGACCTTGATTATTGTGGTCATTTATCCCATTTCTTCACAAGTGTAAGCCGCTCTGCGGCTATGAACATGACTTGGTCGCAGTACGTCTCCCCGTTCCACATGACCTTGACGCCGTCGTCGTACCACGTGCGTCCCTTGACGGTGCCGACCACCCCGTCGGGGCGGCTGACCCGGTCGCACTTCTCCAGCGTTTTCATCTCGTCTATGGTCATTATTCCTCCTCAATGGGTGTTTCCGCCACAAGTTGGGCGACTTCCTTCTTCCACTCTGTCGGGTTGTGTTTGTCAATGTAACGAGCCAAGTCAGATGATGTAATGAGACCGTTCAGGTGCTTGCTGCTGTCCTCAGCCCACCGGGTGTGCTTACTGTAGTGCTTATTCATGGTGTTGTTGCTCCATCCATAGTATACATCGGAATCAAGAGAAAGTGACGAAATTTTACACTGCAACAGTGACGGCTGGCTCCCGGAAGTCCTCCGGGATGGCATTCAAAATCTGTTCAATCTCATGGTTGCCGTCTAGCCGGAACCCCATGCGGATGAGCGTCCAGAACAGGGATATGTCGTTAACGCAGCCCGGCTTGTAAGGCTTCGCCTCAAAGGCGACTGAGGGGAATTCAAGGTTGCGGTCAAAGTAGAGGGTTCCCTCCACTCCCCACTTTTCCTCGGGGGCGATGTTGAAGGTGCCCGGCTCAGGGTGGATGGAAATCCCTGTGGTTTCCAAGTACTTGTCTTGGATGTCCTTGATGACCTCCAGCTTGCCCTCGACGTAGAACTTGGCGTCCAGCAGAATGGCGGCGACAAAGCCAGCGACATCGGGGTCCCAAACGAACCGCTTCTCGCTTGTGGCGGGTTTGTGCTGGTAGATACGGCGGACAGCTTGGGTGCCATGGAATTTGATTTGGGGGTTCTGGCTCTGCGCCAGCTTGAAGGCTTCTTCCTTGGTAACGCCCTCGGGAGGCTCAATGGTGGTGTGGCTGAGCTTGCATTTGCCTTGGGGGTCAAACGTGTAATCGAGTTCCCATGAAATCATACAATGTCCTCCCATTTATAGTATACACTGGACGGGGGGGAAATCAGGGATATTTTTTAAGGCGGGAGAGCGCCCAAGCAACAGCGACAATAAGCCCGCCTGGGGCAAGCAGCAGGGCGACGATAGTCAGGGCTTTGCCTATATTTTTCTTCATCTGAAAACCAAACGGGGCGGAGCCGGGTAGCGTTAAATTCATCCCTCCGTCATACCCAAACCAAGTATGATGTTGGAACATAGCTTCAATCTCAGCCCAATCAGCGTCCTGCTTACTTAAAAATGGTCCAGAAAATACCTCTGGTTGAGGCAAGGGGATTCCAGGAAACAGCCTCTTAAACCTAAGTCCAAACCCCTCGTTACGATACCGATGCTCCTTATCCCTGCGCTTTCCTTTTCTTGTTTGCCCAACATAAATCCACTTATCAGAAAGAGTTGGATGAGAGTAACGATAAAGAATAATGGCCATAAAAGTTAACCAAGCATTAAGGTATCGTATATTGGACGTTAACCGAGATAAGGTATCATAGAATGGACGTTAACTTTGGTTCCCGAGGGAGGACTCGAACCTCTCATCTTCACTTTCAAAGAGTGACGTGGCTACCGTTGCACCACTCGGGAACAATATTGGCTCGGGAGGAAGGATTCAAACCCTCGTACAGGGGTCCAACCCCCCGGTCCTATCACTAGACGACTCCCGAACAACCTAAATCTTCATTGCTAAATACACTATTTTTGATGCGTTTTTCAACTATAAAACAAACCCATTACTCGGTTCATTAGGTTAAAACAAAAAATGGTGTCTCACACCTAGTACACTGGGTGAAACGCTTTTAACACCTCACTAGCATAAAATAGATATGCAGTTCAATACTAGGAGGCAACTAATGAAGGCATCACCAAAACTTATGGTCGCCATAATGCGTTCTGCTGCGGTAAACAAACAAAGAGCTATAGATGGCTACTTGTCCAACCCCAACCACTGTGAATTTTGTAGGGCTGTCATACCTCTAAAGCCAAACGCTACAAGGACTGTATCGACCGCCCGCAGGCAGAAGTATTGCAATCATTCATGTGCAGCATCCGCCATTAACGCCAAGTATCATAAACGTAAACTAGAGGGTTCCTGCACCAAGTGCTCCGCACCTTGCCCAACTAACTACCAACACTGCAAAGACTGCATAGATAGGTACACTAAATCTAGCAGCGATATAAAAGGTCATAGTGAAGGCGGCAAGTCTCGCGGGACAACAGCGGTTATCAGCTATGTGTCCTATATTGAAAGCTGGCTAACCGGTGGTAAGTCGGGCATGAGTGGTACAACTAACATATCACGCCATATTAAACGCTGGTTACGCACCACACGTGGCAATGCCTGTGAGCATTGCGGTTGGTGCATGGTCAATCCAGTTACTAGAAGAGTTCCAGTAGAAGTCAACCACATTGACGGCAACCATCAGAACTGCTGCCCAGAGAACTTAGAACTTATTTGCCCAAATTGCCACTCCCTGACATCAAACTTTCGTGCTTTGAACAAGGGCAATGGTAGAAAATCACGTCGTATTGGAGCAGGCGGTGAGAATCCAACTCACATACCTATTTTACAAGAATAGGGTAATTGAGCATTATACGACGCCTGCAAAATCTGGAGCCTAAGGTCAGAATCGGACTGACGACCCCTCCCTTACCAAGGGAGTGCTCTACCACTGAGCTACGAAGGCAAAAATGGAGCTGCTGGGGAGGATTCAACTCCCGACCCTCGCATTACGGGTGCGATGCTCTGGCAACTGAGCTACAGCAGCAAACTTGGTACGCCCGGAGGGATTCGGACCCGACCATGACACCCCTATCGAGGGTGCATCCTGCCGTTAGATGACGGGCGCATAATCTCAATTCCTCATGAACCTCAAAATGACAGTTAGAACATAAGAGGTCACACTTATCAAGTTCTTTCTTTAGCCTTTCCCATGCCAACGACATCCTACCTGCGAGTGTGAACTCTTTCTTATTCGGGTCTAAATGATGAAACCCCAGAGCGTCTAAACACTTGCTATACCCACATCGCTGGCATTTACCGCCTCTGTACTCCAAGCACCGCTGTTTATTTTCGGTACGTTTTCTGTTAGCAAAACAAGAGTTACAGAAAGTCAACCCGTGACCTTTTTTCTTATCATAAATATAAATCCTTGAACAACGAGAGCAACTTATCTTGGGCATCTCCATCGTTCTGGCCACTGCAACCGTTACTATCTGCCCATCTTTTGTCTGCTTCAACTCCTTTGTGTTATGAGAACCGAAGGGAGAGCATTTAAGACAGTATTTACGATGTTGAAGGTTCTTTTGTTTACCGTCTACCCACATTTTATATGGTATTCTGGAATTGCATAACTCACAATTTCTCATACTAGAGGGTTTGGTAGCTTAAAAAAAAATTAAAAAATTAACCTCCAGATGAGCTACCCGCCCACAATCCTCTTAATCTCTTCTTCCGCCTTCACCCGAAACAGGTCAAAGTGCTGCTCAAATCCGCAAGGTGGGGCAACCCAAGTTGGCATAATCTCTACGCCCTCTGGGACTGTGTCATAGTCCCTCTCCCTCGGTACCGCACCTATGTCCCTCACGATATGGACAACCGCCGCTTTAGCTCCCTCGGGTCCAAATAACTCCTGTGCCTTCCTTACCCCGTTGGTGTGGTGCCGATAATGCCTGTGGGCGGCTCCCTTCCTCCAGAACAGCCTGTCCATCCATCGGTTTACCGCTTCGTGCCGGTCACCAAGGATGGTCTTGCAGTCAAGGCAATGTTGTTCAAACTTGGCCATAACTCCCCTAAAAAACGAAAAAGCCGCCTTTCTGGCGGCTGGAGAGTCTCAACTCGGATTTTATTATCCCGAGCAGGCTCCGCCGCCAGCCCAAATTTGGGTCTGCGTTTGTGTGTGCGGCATGGTGATGTTCATCATATTCAGTCTCTAGCGGGGGCAGTCGCTAAGCGTCCACCCCCGTTGATTTTTGACCCATGTTCTTGCCATCCTTGGGGAGTTCCCGAGGAGTTTACAGGTCAAGGGCTATAATGGGAGGGCGTCTCGGTGTTCCGTGAATCCCTCCCACTCATATAATACCTCCGATAGTCATATTTTTCGGAAATATTTTACACGCCACGCCGGAAAAGCATGTGCGGAATGGTGGCCATAACCAAGAGGGCGTCGTAAGCCAAGCTCCTGTTGCGCCTGTACCACCTGTGCAGCTTTACCTCGAACCTCCTCCCCAGCCGGTTCACCTTTTCCCGGCCGCAAAGTTGTGAAAGACCCGTCAGCCCCGGCATCATGTCCAAGGACTCCGTATATCCAGGAATCCGCATGGCAAGGTGCTGGGCAAGGTTGAATTCCTCGGGGCGGGGACCAACGAGGCTCATGTCGCCTTTGAGGATGTTGAAAAGCTGCGGAAGCTCGTCCAAGTGGGTCGCCCGGAGGAACCTGCCGACCGAGGTGACTCTCGGGTCATCTCTGGTAACCAAATCAATGCTCTTGTTCGTCCCGACCTTCATGGTTCGGAACTTGTACATCGTGAACTCCCTTGCCTTCCATCCTATCCGTCTCTGCCGAAAGATGACGGAACCATCGGAGGTCAGCCATACGGCAATGGATATGGCGATGAACAGCGGAAAGCTGAGAGCGAGGACGACAAGCGTCAGCGTTACATCAAACACCCGTTTGGTTTTGTAGTATATGGTGCTCATAGTCTCTTTATGCATGGCTGCCGATGAGGACGAACCCGCCACCTGGCAGGACGATACGGTCAACGGAACAGCAGCCGAAGGGGGTGCCTTCTTTAGCCCACATTGGCCAGTAGTCGGTGTTCTCCGAGGGGAACATGGCCAGCCAGTCCTCATCCCCCCCGTTTATGGAAAGATTCTGTAGCTCCTCCGGGGCGTCGTGGAAGCGCCAGATGAGTATAGGACGATACTTACCCCGCATATCCAAAGGATGGGTCGGGTTCCAACGAGAATAGTCAACCTGCTCTATAACGGGTGTTTGTGTATTATTGTTCATATCAGGGAATACTAAGATTTACGAGGATTTACGAGACTTGGATGGGGGCTCGGCGAAGAAGAGGACTGCCGAGGAGAAGGCCTTGGTCGTTTCTCCTCGAAGAGTGAATCGCTTGCACCTGGTTAGTATAACACATCCTTGGGGGCAAGACACGCAATCCGTTGAATTTACCGTCAGAACACAAAAGCCCATTGTAGTCACCAATGGGCTTTGTAATCAACAAATATAGAATCTTACTGATGCCAGAACATAGTAGGGTAATCCAACGCTTCATTCAGAGGAGCCGACCCATGCAATGGTACTGTTGGGTCTAACCCCCAATCTACGGACCCGCCTCCCCTTAGGAATGTTTGAGTAGCTGCGTATTCTGTATCGTGTTCATCCTGGTACCCTTGCATTTGGACATTGACAGATGCATCATATGCCGCTTGCGCAGTTGCTTGCGCAGTTGCTTGCGAAGCTGCCTGAGCCGCCAGACTGGCCGTACCAGCCGCCACCACCGCTGCTTGGTTTAGCGTTGGAGGAGGGAGCGCAGTAGAGTCACTTGTGGTAATAGTGGGATATAGAGATGGGTCGATTTGGCTTGACATAGGAAGGTCAACAACACCAGCATCGTAAGGTGTACCCCCTGATTGTCCAAGTAATCCAGAACCAGAAGGAGAGTCTTGGTAAGTAGTACTAGGTTGTGTGAAAGCCCAATCTGATGGAACACCACCATAATTAAACGGTCCGCTATCATCCACAACTGATGCTGTTCCTGACACATTGATGTTCTGAACAGTGTTTGTAGGCTGCCCACCTTGTGCTACAAAAAGACCAGCATTTATGTATTCTTGTAGTGGTTTAGGGTTATCAGGCTCCCACAATGAGATGTTGGACATCCCAGATGGGGCTTTCCCTGGATTCCAAAAGATATTGTTGGAATCGGCTGACCCTCCGAAAGCTATAGGGTCTATGCCAGCAGCGGAACCACCCATGAAAGCACCAGTAGGGGCTAACTGCGGGATTTTGGTTCCAGTCAAAATAGACAATGGAGACCAATCCCATGTCACTGTAGGATTTGATGCAAGAGCCTCACCAGTGGAAACAATACCGAAATCTTGGTTTGAAACAGAGATTCTAGAAGGAGCTGACGCAGATGCCCAAGTTGGTGGTGGGGGCAGACTACCAGTGGTGGCGAAAGTGATTAAATCACTTACGCCTTGGTAACCGGGGCTCTGTTGAAGAATACTATCACCCATATATTTCAGAATATTAGTAAAAGAGCCCCAAGTACTCGTTAGTGAGTTTTGCTGTGATATAACATTCGCCCCACCAACAGCAAACACACCTATGCCCAGAGCACCACCATACAGGGATGCATCTATAGCACTCCACCCATTCCCAGGCAAAGCTTCGAAGGTAATACCGCTAGCCTCATCCTGTATTCCGGCTGGTGTATAATCCTGAAACGTTTGACTTTCCCAAAATTGGACAACGCTTAGGTCAGTAGGTGCTAGGGGGCGAAGTTTGGCATACATCCCGGATTCAAAGTCTGGTAAGCTAGGATTACTTAATATACGCGTACCAGTTCCCATATCATCGGGGGCAAAAGTAAGCGTACCAGTTCCCACATCAGCGCTTGCCAGGTTAAGACTGTAACTATCTTGGGCACCGAGCTGCTCCCAACACCCTGTGAAGGGAGTGACCATGTACCCATCTTCTTCGACCCAAAGACGCGTCAATATGTCTAGGAGACCCTCATCCGTGGGGGGCACCCTCGCAAGTAGGCTGCTAGGAGCACCGATGCTTTCCGATGCATAAATACCGGACCTATTGGGCATAACAGGACCAGTGTAGGGGTTTGCTGCCCCATAATCAGCCGCACTTTGCAAGTTTGCAGCAGAAAGGGAGTCGAGTGCGGCTGCTTCGGCTTGTGCAACGACGGCAGCATCGGCAGCTTTAGTATTTAAGTCATTTATCCATGCGTCAAAACTTGGCTGTCCGCTGGCTTGGAGGGCGTGGAATTGGTCTGGAGTTAAATCATATGCCTTCCCACTAAGACTTGTCACCGAATATGTGTGGTTTAGTATATTATAAATCCCCGAAACGGGCTGAGTAGCGACCTGCGAAGAAACATAGTTCCACGCATTACTAACCCAACCACCAATCACACCAGTACCTTGAAATGGTATTCTCCATCCAGGCATAGCATTACTCCTCTACTTCCCCCGTTACCCAACAATGCCACTTTGAACTAGTTCTCCGTCACGAACACAGTCATGACAAACGGTCCGCTTATACATCCCCCGGCCACGTAGATATCCAAGCTGCCCTTGTCGTTGGCAGCCAAGTTCAGGGCGGTGATGTCCCCATCCTCAAACTCCGTTGCACCAACCGGGTTGCTGGCATGAAGGAAGACCTCCTTGTCACTGACACCCATAGCTCCTGGGGTCAGCGCTCCAGTCTGGGAATAGCTAGCGGTAAACAAAGGGGTGGGCACGGGGTCGAGCGTCAGTGGAACCAGCACAGCGGGGGAAGATGCCGTCGTGACCACCGTCCCGCCTGAGGTACTTGTCTCAAAGCGCCTGACAACAAGAATGTATAAACCATAAGTGTTGTTTACGTTGTTGTCTAGTTTTATGCCACGAATGCTCAGAGCCCTAGCCCCCGCCTTGATGGAAAAAAACGGAAGGTACAGAAAAGTAGTAACACTTGTGGTGCTCCACGGAGTGGCCTGTTGCGAACGAATTGCGTATGTGTACATATCAACTTCCTCCTTATTTGGTCAGCTTACCGCCTACTACGGCCACTGCTCTTGTAAGAACTTGTATTTCTCCCAGCAACGTCGAAATTTCTCCTGAAAGGGTTCTCCTCAACAAACAAGGTTAGAACTGTGGCAGTGCTTGCGGTAGGGGAAGCTATCTGTACGTCTACGCATCCGTGGTCATAGGCAGAAAGAGCCAGACCGTCGGCGCTTCCAAGCTCCCATTCCGTGCTTCCGATGTTTCCGCTGAGCGATATCAGCGTCTCCATGTCCGTGTGTGCCTTGACTATGGAGCCCCAAGACCCAGGACCATAGATGGTGAACAAAGGGGCTGCGGCGGTATCCAGCGTAAAGGGCAGCACGCTGGCAGAAGGGAGGGAGGTAACCCCCGGTTGATAAAGGTAGGCATTGCTTGAGGTTATGCTCATGCCACGACGGGTCAACAAAAGGTAGATTTGAGGTTGCCCGTAGACCCAGTCAACCTTAATGCCTCGTATTCGCACTGCCCTGCCGCCAGGAACCAAAGAAAGGACTGGAGCCCACATAGTGGCAGCATTAGGCGGGTTGGCAAGTGCCGTGCCGGGTGAGGTAACCGATGTGCGTACAGCGTAAGTATACATATTCCCTCCGTTAGTTCTCCACGACAAATGCGTTAAAATTAAAACCCTGACTGACCTGCGAGGCAGCCACGTAGATATCCAAGCTACCTGGGTCGTTGGCCGGGAGAATCAGATTTCCGCCATCCACCCATTCGGTCTGTCCTACACTACCGCCAGCCATCCGTAGCGCTTCAAAATCAGCAAGTGACCGTGTTACTGTAAGGGCACCGGAGGCCGACCAAATAGCACTGAACTGTGGGTTAGAAGTAGCGTCAGTTGTAAGGAACAAGGGCGGTACAGCAGCCCCGCCTGTGGTATAAGCACCCACCCGACGTACTACGATAATATAGTAGGCTACCGTAGCGTAGACGTAAATTGGAATCTTTAGACCCATTAAAGTAACGTCGTGGTTCCCTGCCTTAACAGAAAGGTGGGGTCCACTAAGCCAAGCATTTGCCGTGGCTGATGTTGAACCACCAGTGCAATAAAGGTTATATGTGTACATGCTATCTCCTCTGAACAATGCCACTCTTCAGGGCATCGGTCCTTGAACCAGCCAAGTCGTACCTTGTGCGGAACGGGTTTTCCTCAATTAAGACTTCCAAGTATTGGACTATAGCACCGGCATTCGGCGTTGCCATATAAATATCCAGACTCCCCAAGTCGTAGGCGGGCATCGCCAAATTGGTGATGTCACCGTCGTCCCATTCCGTAAGACCGATGGTCCCGCCCGCCTCAAAGTAAACCTCTTCGTCGGAAGGTGATGCGGTGACGCTCATGTTAGCACCATCAAGGGAGTAAAGGCTGATGAACTGTGGGCTGGGACCGGGGGCAGCGTTGTCCAAGGTCATTGCAAAAGGTGTGGCGACACCCCCACCTGTAGAAGCGATAGCTCTGCGCACGACAAGAACAAAAACAGGGTAGGTAGCACCCGTGCCACCCAAGCTATCAAACTTTACTCCACGCAAGCGGATTGCACGGGAGCCCGGTTTGATGGACCCAATGGGTCCCTTCCACGTGTTTGCCACGAATGTCGTGTTTGCTTGTAATCCTAGTTTGAATGTATACATTCTCGTCTCCTATTGCCCAAAATCCCACTGCTGATTACTGAGCTTACTCCACCACGATTACATTCATCTTGAAGCTTGAGCTAGCTGTGGGGGAAGTCACATACACATCCAAACTTCCTTGGTAATTAGCAGGCAATATTAAGCCTGACATGCTCTCCCTCCACTCCGGCTGTCCGGTGACGCCACCGGTCGCATGGTAGACTTCCTTGTCGGTATACCCATTGGTCGCTGTCAAAGCCCCCGAAGCTGAGTACACAGCGGCAAATAAGGGAGTGGGGGCATCCAATGTGAGGGCGACCGGCGAGGTAGTGGTCCCCGTCGTAAAGGCACATCCACGGCGAATCGCCAAGATGTACAATTGCACGTTCGGGTCAAAGGCGATGTCCACTATGGCAATGGGCTTCGCACCCGGTTTAATGGAGAAGAAGGGGAGAAACCGATTGACCGTAGACGACGTAGTATTGCTGAGAGAGCGGAAGATATAATTGTACACTGTCATTCTCCTTTAGTTGGATTGCTCCGCAACAATAATGTATAACGGGAGAATCAAACCTGATGAACCTGGGGTCATTACTGAGATGTCAAGGCTTCCTCGGTCGTTACGGTCAAGACTTGCAGAACCTTTAGCGGCCACCCACTGGTCCACACCCAAGCTTCCGCTTGTCATAGTGATTACTTCCTGGTCGCTATTCGAGGGATAAGTGGTAAGAAAACCAGTCTGTCCGTTAATGTAGTCAAAGGCACAGGTAAAGCCAGGGGCTGGGGCTTTGGCTGATAGTGGAGTGATTGTCGGGTGACCGGCTGGTCCGCTCCAAGCACCCATACCACCTTGCCAGCCCGCCACACCACTACCATTGTAGTAAGTGTAGCACCCCATATAAATGTAGCCAGGCTTGCCTATATACTGTGTGTCATTGAGAGAGCATTGGCTGGAAAGAAGAGTACCTTCACCTACTAAGCTGGAGTCAAATATCGTCACATACCAAGTTGAAGAAACTCCTGCAGCGGGCATGGTAACCGGCCAACTCGTGCGTCCATTGGCTGTTGATTTGTAAGTAAGAGGTCCCCAATTTGGTCCCGACACCAACACATTTGTTCCCGACTGGGATAATCCAAGGTGAGTGCTATCTACTGCATACACAGCGTTTGGATAGTTAACCCCCCCGATAGAAACAACATAGGGGCTGTTAATGTTAGCTCCCCATGATGTGGCTTTTGCTCCTCTTCGGGTAATAAGAGTGTAAATAGGATAATCGCATGCCCCAAACTTCAGGGACTTGATGGTTACCGGACGTGCTCCGCCGTGAAGAGTAAAGAGTGTATTCCAAACATTCCCAGTTGGTTGGGTTGGAGGAGTTCCTTTGTTATAAGACAAACTAGGTCCTATTCCAGGAAACTGTACTGCATAAGTGTACTCCATGAAAAGCCTCCGTGAGCAGCAACCTTGCGGCTGCTTGCTTGTCTTTGTCCCTTGCCCGGTCAGTATGGCGCATCCCGAATAGGGGCAGGTCCCGTTGGGATAAAATATCAAATCCCCTCATTCCGCCAGAACCATCAATGACCTGAGGGTTTACTTCTCCCCTCATATAGGGAAACCGTAGTTAAAGTTTTGGGTTGGGGAATTATTGTCTAGAAGGAGTGGGAAGTCCTAGCCTTAACGCTTCACATATCCAGTACATTCGGGGTGGTCCGAGCATTGACCATACATCTTGAAACCGTTATCGTCATAGCCTTTGCGATGGTTTACTTGGTCGCAGCCACACTGGCAACGGTAGCTCTCGTCAACCTCGGCGATTGCCCGCTTGGCGTCGTCGTCGGCGGGGATGACATCTACGCCTTGGCACATGAACTTACCGATGGGGGTACTGAACGTATCGCCGTCCTTAAGGTTGTCGTTGGTCTGGAACTCAGCATAGAGTTCCCGATAGAGTTGTTCGGCAAGGTCAAGGTTCTTGGCGTCGTGGTGGACATTGAGCCATGAGTCGGAAGTCTTTACCGTGGGGGGACCATCTGCGGCCTCTCCCAGTTCCTCGCCTTGAAGACCAACGATATACCAGAATCCGTCTTCTTTCCTTTGCACGGGATAATCCCTCGGGGCGGCGGAAACGGCCGCAGCCTGCTTAGCGATGGCGGAAGCGGGTTTTTGTATCCGACTATCGTTGGACCTCCCGGTCCGGGGTTCAACATCAGGGTTTCCTATATAATACGACTCCCTATACTGGCTAGGAATTAGCATGACATCCTCTTGGAACACCTTACGTCCTCGTGGATACTGCTCGTTCTTGACGGTCACGCAGAACCCCCAAGGTTTGAAGTAATGCAGACCCTCAACCACTACCGCTTCCATATAAATGCCGAGGTCTCGTTCGAGGACGATGATTTTCTCCCCAACCTTGGGGACCCATTCATCGGTAGGTAACGCTTTGGGCTCCACATCTGGCTCGGAGCCATAATCACGACGCTTTGAGGAGCCTGCTATCCCCACATCCTTCATGAACGCTTGGTCCTCGGGGCTGCTGAGGTCGGGGAGGTTGGGACCGTCCCCCGCCTTGGCGGGGTCGATGAGGTAGCCCTCGTATTTGATGGCCCAGTCCACCGAGCTTGAGACATGGTCGTGGAGCCACTTGAAGCAGTCGTTATGGGACATCGGCTCCGTGAGGGTCTTTCCGTCCTTCTTGACGACATGCAAGGAAGTCTCGGTGCTATTCAGGAAGGCGGACTTGAACGGACTGGGGCTGGACATAAGTGCTCCTCATTTATGTGCCATGAAGTTCTTTCATCAGTTCAACTTGGCAGAAGGGGGTCGCAAGCATTCCTCTTGGGCGGGGGCGTTGCCGTATGGCATCCCCCTCAATTCATCCCCAATCTCCGATTCACGAGACTGTTCAGCCCCTATCCCTTCGAGCATCTGCTGTCGCTCTTCACGAGTGGATGGCACCCTCATGCGGTGCCCTTCCTCGTGCTCGGTATAGCTCCAGCCCCCCAAGGTTCCTTGGCTGACTCTCGTCAATTCTTCCATAATCCTCTTCCACTCCCGTGCCTTCTTGTCGAGCGACAGGAGAAGGTTGTTGACGGACTTGCTGTCAGTGGGCTGGACGGCGTTCGGGTTAACGATAAATAACGGCTTGCCGAGGACGAACGCCATGCCGATGTCGAACAGGCTGCCTTGGCTGGTGGGTTCATACCAGACGTGGACCTCGTCCGAGTGCTCCATGGCAAAGCGGTTGTCTTCGCAAATCTTGAGGGAGTCCTGGTCCTGCATCGTGTCCCGTGCGGGCCAATGAACAGTATTTCCCTCCACATTCTCCTGCTGGCGAACCCAATCGGCGATGGCTCGGGTTTGCTCCTCGCTGGCGTACCTTACCGGGCAAATCAGGAATATGCGCATGGTTTCTCCTCTATAACAAGCGAGTATGGGTGGACGGAAGGTCTCGGAAGGTGCTTCGCTTCCTCCACCATCAGAGCCACGATAAGCCCCGACACCATGAGAACGAGAAGCAGGATGATGATGTATGCGGCGATTGCCGCTTTCGCTTGCCCGAACAGCCGGTTAAACTGTGGTCTGAGCTTTTTGCCCACGGGTCTTTTCCTTTTGGAGCTTAGTCTGGAAATCGCAAAAGTCGGCGATGTCCCGCAGGCAGCTTGCGGCATAGGTGGTGAAGCTGTAGGGGAAGAAGTTATACTGACGCCACGTGGGGAACCACTCAATGGTCCCGAAGACCAAGTTGTCCGTGGTAGCTTGACCCCGAACACCCTGGTCTTGCCGCTCTTGCTTGGTCCGACGTACTTTATGATGAGGTGCTTCCCCGTCGCTCCGTCCTCGCTACACAGGTTTAAGGCCATGGTTACTCCTATAGCGATAATACCAGATTTTATGGGGATTTTATCTTGATGCCGTAGTCCGGGGTCAGATTCTCAATGCTGGGGAAGTTTTGGAAGATGGGAATGGCAATGCGGAAGTTGCCCTTGAACTTTACCCACCACCCCTTCAAGGCGTCATAACTGGCGCTATCTAGGACCATGTTTCCCGTGGACTCAGGAGGCTCCGGGGGAGGAGGGATGAGATTGTAGGTACGCCCGAGGAAATAGGAAGCATTGTAGGGAGGGTCCACGAACTGCGCCCATTCAAGGCACTTATCTTTATATGGAGCGAGGAAGTTCATGAAGAGGCTGGTAGAGCTAAGCGAGCCGACATCCACCATCCCGGCTCCCCATGGGGAGTAGGTCATCTGGAATAAGTTCTGACCGAAGAAGGTGGTGGTCTGAACCTCCATGCGGATGAAGCTCACGGACAGGATTACACGGTAGCCGGTGCTAACGATGCCCCCGGCGAACTCCTGCCATGGACCGAGCTTGAGTGCCAAGACTTTGCCGGGCATTACATCTCCTCGGGAAGCCTACTGCCGAGCAGGGATTCTCTAACAATTTGAAAAGCATCAACCTTGGCTTCCCACTCTATCTTATTGCCAGCGATTGCTACTGGAGTAGTGAGATGAAAACGGAAGTTCTCAATGATATGGTCAAGAAATTCCGCACAGCGGGTTCGGTCGGATGGGTCTTTGAGCAACGTCTCGTTAGGAAACGGATGCTTTCTGTTTTTCTTGAATTCGTCCCACGAGGTATTCAGATTCATAAGCACCTATGTTAACTAAAATTGTAATATCCAACTGAATATAATATCTATTCCAGGAGGTAATAAAAGTGGGGGTAGGGTCTTGTAGTTGCAAAGCACTACCGTCTGCTGGCTTGCTTTCACTGTGGCATAACTTGACGGGTTTCCGTTGAAATAGGGTGCCGTCAGCATCGTGTAAGGTCCCATATCAGCAATTCCCCCGCCGATGAGCCCCATCTCCCTGACCGCCTGCGTGATGTTGTTGGTGGTGCTGTTAACCGTGGTCTGGAACTCCACGTTCTGGGAGAGGACGGCGACGGCATTCCAGTTGCCACTATTATCCTGCGTGACGAAGTTGACCCTCGAAAGCTGGACACGGACGAGGGGTTGTATAAGCTCCACCTGCGCTGCCGTCTCGACCGGCTGGGTGGTCGGTGCCCATGTAGGGCTTCCCGCCCCTAGAGCAAGCCCCCAGATGCCCCAGGCAGGCTCCGTAGCGGGGATGCTGACGGACTGGACCTGCGGCGGGGAGAGGCTAAGCGGGCTGGCACACGCCAAGAACTGTGCAAAAAGCCATGAAGATACACTCGTGATGATATTGTGGTCCTCGTAGAGGGCTTCTCCAGTGTCCTTCCGATAGATACGGATTGCCCCGTGCCGGATGGGGTTGGGAATCTTCTCCGACCCGTTCACCTTAAACAGCGTTGGCTGTGACATTACCTGAATCCTGTTTTCCATTGCCTTTTCCTCTCCCTGCTCGATTGCAAATCTGCTGGATAATCTTTCCTGACTTCTGAAACAGAAGGATAACCCCTCGGTGGAAGTCGTGTGGGCTATCCTTTATTTGCTGTTGCACTTCCTCAAAGGTCATCCACTCAATAGCCTCGGTCTCCCAAGCATGGTCTTCCTGTGGATTAAAACCAAACTCCGTGGGTACTTCCCCCAAGAAATTAAAATATTTGAATCGCCCTCTATCATTGAACACATAGGCAGGATGCAAGGAAATACCCCCAGTGTATCCCGTCTCTTCCTGCAACTCTTCTTGCGCACTTTCCTTTGGTTGCATCCCCCTTTTTACGGCTCCGCCGATTGTACCGAAACAGCTTCCCTCATTCACATGGGGACTTCTCCAAGCAAGGCAAACTCTTCCAGTAGTCATGCATATGGGAAGTATGCCGCTGGCAGCATTGCCCTCTCCCACCCAGTATCCCTCGGCGTTGGTGTAGTCTGCCCTTACCGCCTTCTCCAAGGGCACAGGAGTGGAGCCGGGTTCCCTGACCATAAGCCTTCCATGTCCTCCTAGCTCAGGGTGGTTGGCGTAGTAGTCGTCCTGCGCCCCGTGCGCCCATGCTATCATCTCGTCCTCCCGAAGGAAGCGTCCCACCTTCTCGATTCCCCACAGGCTGGCCACCTTGGACTCGTCCCCCTCCAGTATGGCCATCTCCTTCTCAAGCTCCTTCTTTCGCCCCATGGGGTCCTTCCAGAGCTTGTACCCGCTGTCGGTCTTCCCTCCGGGGTTGCCGCCCTCCGTGTCGCCGTGAAGCTCGTGGGCGATGCCGAGGGCACACTGGCGGAGGTCGTCGGGGATGTCGGAGCCGTGGGTCATGAGGAATATGACCACGGCGAGGTAATCCTGCTTGGCGTCCGGGGTGCCGAGGTCCATGGAGTTAAGCTCGGCTACGAGGTCAGGAAGCTGGTCTTCCGGCACCGGCTCGTCGAACCCGAGTTGTGACTCGTCGCCCTTTGGTCGATAGCGGTCTAGGATGTCATGGGCGCTGTCGTCGTCGTAGGAGCGCAGCCCCCACTGACCGGCACGCTTGTCCCGGCGCATGACCGCCGCAGCATAGGCGTCCACGCTCCACTGGATTTTTGCCTTCACGACCTCGGGGGTGACCTCATCGATGCCGAGGACGAGCGTGGAGGGGTTGTGGGGGGTGTTGAAATACACGAGGTCCATGTCCCCCACGCCTATGAACTTTCCTCCCCCCGCCGTGACGGCGTCGATGACCCTCTGCACGTCTTCCGGCATCACGCTTCCCTTCTTTTTGTACTGCATCTTAAGAAGCTCATTGTGGAATCCAGGTCCCAACGACAAGGTGCCCTTGGGCCTGCCCATGTTGTCGTAGACCACCAGGTAGAGCGGGAAGGGCTGGCTCTTGATGCTCTGGAAGCGGTACCGCTTGATTGCCTTGAGGACATCGTTCTTGGAGGGGGAGAGCGGGCGCTCCGGGACGAACTCCATCCGGCGCTGCTTTGGCATCCGCCTTATCTGCTTCGCCGAGGCAGTCTTGTCAGCCAAAGAAGCCAAGCCCCTTTGCAAGTCTCCTAAAGTTCCCTCGCCATGTCCCAGATGGCGTCCAGTAATTGAGCGTACATCCCACCAGATACGGGGTTCATTCTTGCAGAACCTAGCGACCTCCGTCATCTGCTCACTGGTGGGGAGATTGATAAAATCAACCTCTCTCGGGCTAACCACTCGTACAACCGGACCATAGCTAAACAACTCCTGTTCCCCACCCACGGCTTGTGCTACCATAGGATGTCCGGTCGCAGACTCTTCGACATCATACATCACGTCTAAGTCGTGTTTTGCCATAATCCAAGTCCCATCGGACATTATCATCTTGCCGTCAAAGGAATCATTGACAGGATGACCACGGGGAACTACCAGCATCCCTAGTATCTTGGAGACAGACTTCAAGAACGCTTTTAGACTTGAGTCTGCCGCCGTCACGACGCACTTCTGGGTCTCGTTGATGAACTCGGGGGGCAGCGGGAACTCCCCACGGACGGAGCCGACAGTGGGGTCCTTCTCTCGGTCTTCCGGGCGGTCGTTGGCGGTCATCCCCTTGTAGCAGTCGAGGGCGAGGGCGTAGACCTTGGCGATGACTTCCTTCTTGTACCCGGTGCTTACCATGAACGCCGCCATCTCGTCCAGCATGACCCCCAGAGCCTCGCTGGTCACCTGCCGGAACTCCAAGGGGTCGTTGGAGGAAATGGGAAATTTTATGGAAAATACGGTAAACTTGGGTATTCCGAGGTCAAGGACGATGGAGGCAGTGGGCTGCAAGGACCGGACCGCTGTTATCTCCAGTGTCCCAGTCGAAGGAGACAAGTATGCCTGCTTTACAGTGCTCATCTAATTAGCGTCCTAAAATCAATACAAGCGGCCACAGTATCACGACCAAGACCTTATGGTACCACTCGACATTCGGCTTGAACCTGATCGGGGAGAAGGTTCCGTCTATGGAGGCTAGCGTAAGCACCCCGCATACCAGCCATGCCACCGATACATCCAATACCAGCCTGAGCATATAACACACGCTCCTAATTCGTGTTGATGATGCTGAATATGTCGTTCTTTATCTCCCAAGCCGTGCTTTCCCTCGGGGCGACAAGACCCATCGGGTTGTTGACATTCCAGTTGGCCACCTCGCCGGTCGGGATGCCGGTAGAGTTGACAACCTGAATCCATAGACTTGGATTGACAAGGTAGTTCGCCCCGAGGTTGAGCCAGACAACGCTTCCGTCATCCGTGATGCCACTCACGTCAGAGTTGAAAGATACGGTAGCCCCAGACTCCCCACCCTGCGTGGCAATCTCAAGGTTGCTGTTCGGGTCGATGATGAACTGCCCTGTGTAGAAGTCGGTCAAAGCTGTCCATGGAGCCACCCCTACGGTATACATCCCGGATGCTATTGGATAGTATGCCTGCCAAACGGCGGGGGACGGTAGGAGCTTCCAGTAGGCACTGTTCACCACCGGAGGACTTCCGCTTTCCGGCGGCTGCCCATTGTTCTTCTTGACTGCCCGGTACATCTGATAACTGCCCGTGGAAGGGGAAACCAGAACACCACGGGGATAGATGGTGGTTGCATTCCATACCGAAGGCAAGGCGGTCGGTGGTATGGGAACAGGCGGAGAGTTGGACGGGGCGACTGGTTGCAAGTCATACCACGTCTCGTAAGAGATGGTTGGTACCAGCTTCCTACCATAGGCTGCCAGCGTGGTCTTGGGGTGCTTCACATTGAAGATAGGGGCGACCCAGAGCATCGGGTCTAACGGCGATGCTTCCACCTGTCGGATGATAATGCGCAGAGTGTCCTTGATGCTGAGGCTGACATGCTCCGTCTCGGTAAAGACCGTCGTGAACTCAAGACCCACATGGGCAGGCTTCGCCAGGTCGATGGCCCCATAGAGGTTCTGGACAATCTCCTGGAGCTGGGTAAGGCTTTGGATGTTCGTAAGGGCGTTGTTGCCACCGACATTGACATTGACCTGTATGGCATTGCGGTCCGACTGGTCATAAACCCCTTGCCCAATGAGCTTGTAAAGCTCCACTACCGTTATGCTCTTTCCCGTGTAGGCATAAATGACATCGGAGATGGACTTGGGGACCGACCCCTCCCCATAGGCATCAATGAGGTCCACCAGCATATCCCTATAGCCTACCGGATTATCTGAGGAGTTATAGGGACCGGTCAAGTCCCCCTTGTCAAACTGAGCGGCATAGGGGTAAGCACTTTTTATGGAGAGCGGTACAGCGAATCGTCGCTTGATGTCAGGAGGGGTAAGGTATTGAGGCTGGGACCCTACGATGTCATACTGATAACCATACTCCAGCTTGGCAAGCTCCTGTGCTATGGCACGGAGCAAAAATCCCCATTGCGGCTGGTCGTTGCGAGGGGTGTAGTAATTGCACACGGCTTGAAGAAGCCCCAGCAGGCGGGAGTCCTCGAACATGAGCAAAGATTCCCTCGGGAGCAGGTAGAGGAGGTCCGGGTTGTTGGTAATTGTCATCTAGCTCCCCGAAGTCAGATAATTCACAGTGATACGACCAGCGGAGAAATACTCCGTAGAACTTAATGTTATATCTTTGGCACTACTCTCACCTTCCACGATATAAGTAACAAAATAACTTTTGAGCGACGGAGATGTCACATCCAGCGGAACAGTGATGATGACCTTCTGGGCATCGTTGATAAGAGACACTGTATAATCCTGACCAGTGCTGTTGTAATTAGGAACAACAAGCTGGTCGCCTGAGCCGATGATGTAGAACGAGCCGTTTCCCGAGGAGGTCTGGGGGGTTGTGGCGTTGGTCAGGAAACCATAGGCGGAGTTGGTCCTTCCATATGCCTGTCCTTGGTACAGCAGTCCGATGAAGTCATTGAAGGGTCCCCCTGAGGGAATGGTGGAGTCCGGCAGGACGGCGTTAGCCGTGATGAAGCTGTTCTTGGGGATGTAATTGATAGTTCCTGTGCTGGTGACAACTCCTGCTAGCGGGGCAAACGCCGGGTCCGAGCTGAGCGGAATCCACGCCGTTCCCGTGGGGATGACGAAAGCGATATCATAGCTTCCGTCACTCTTGGCGCATTTGACGAGTGGTATCGCTACCGATTGCACCCCTTGCACCGCCTGTACTTGGCTGACAATTGAGGACTGATATAGGGTGCCGGAGGCATTGTCCAAGACTTGGTCGATGGCCGTGCGGATGTCCGGGTCAAGGGTGGAGGCGGAGATGCCGGGCTTGAGGGTGACAGTCAGGGTGATGTCAATGGGATTGGCCACCATCGCCTTGACGACCACATCGGCAGCGGCGTGCTTGGTGGCGTTTATCTCCTTTAGAAGAACTGGGACGAACGATGGATACTCTGTGGCGACATCAAACGCCTCGTTGTAAAAATAGCTGACAAGCACCTGCCCGCCGTCCGGTATGCGGCTGGTGGCGTTGGTCGTGAGGTTGCGGGCGATGGTTGCTGCTCCCGAGATAGGATTTACACTGAGGATATAGTCAACATTCTCAAGCATAACCTCATAGGTAGATGGGCTGGAGCCAGTCTGATATAGGACCTTGATGTAGCGGCTGTCGTGCGTTACGCTCGCACTAACCAAGGCAGGGTCTAAGGTGAGGGCAAACCCGTTAAGCAGGTTTGATCCATAAGAAGTACCGTAGCTTTCGGGAAGCCAGGTGTTGTAGACGAACCCATTGTTGTCCAAGGTGTTGGCAATCCCGCCGTTGAGCGTTTGCGTCTCGTTGGAGGCAAAGCTGAGGCGCTCGTAGAGGGTGAACTGGTTGTAAGATACCACCACCTGCTGACCGTCTTGGATGGAATACCCTGTGACCGTGCCGGTATCGGTCGCCGAGGAGTAGTCGGCATGGGCATAGTAGGCGGTTAAGGCGCTTCCTATGGAGGTAATCACGGCGATTTGCTGGCCATTCAGGAATGTGGCATTAGTGAGACCGTTCAGGGTTACCTTAGCATTGTTTATGGACGCTCCGAATCGGTTATTGCAGGTGATTGTCAAAATTCCTCCCGAGAGGGAGACATTGGTGATGACAGCGGGTGTCTGCTGCAGGGCAATCCCATAGCTCCGGTAAGGTCCCGTGGCGACAATAGCATAGTCCCCGCCCACCCCGAAGGTGTAGAGGGTGGACAGGTCGGACGAGCGGACAGAAAGGATGTTTCCAATATTGCCATTCTGGTCTACAGCGACATCCATCGCGGTGTCAATGGGAACAATGGAAGAGATGCTGGCGGTTATGGTGTTGGTGATGGGAGAACTTACCGTGGAGGCTACCTGCACCTCGTCCCCCGCTTGGTTAGAACCACCGTAGAGGAGGAAGTCGGAATTGTGGACAAGATTGAGCATCTCTTGGGGAATAGTTCCCGTCTGGCTCGCCTGCCCGATGGCATCGTTGACCTGCGTAACTGGCTGGTTCGTTGGTATGTCGGACAAGGGAGACTGAAGCCTCGCAAGCAAGGTGTAAGAGACATTGTTTCCCGCCCCCTGCACGGCAACCAGATTGGTGAGATACGGCACTCGTTGCTGATTGACGCCGGGGTTAGGAATCTGGTACGAAAGAGCGGTTGGGTCAAGGGTGATGTAGCCGTTCTCCGTGTTGAACTGGGCGGTGAGGATATTAAGGTAGAATGACCCCGTGTATCCCATGACGAGAAGTTCCACGCCTTGGTATAGCGGCCATTGCAACGCCCGGAAGGCTGCGCTGTTGACCTGGAACTTAAGAAGCGAGCTTGTGGCTGACACCACGGTCAAGGGCAGGTAGCTAGTATAGAGACCAATGGTTCCGTTGTTCTCGTACTGGAACGCCACGATGTCGTCCTCCTGCGAGGAGGAGGTTCCTTGGCAATAGATGTCCACGCACCCGAATACATGCTTCTGACGGATGGGGTCCCAGTCACGCACCATCTCCAGGTCGCCCGCTGCCACGACTTCGGCAGCTACGATTCCAGGAGTTCCAAGCGCCGTGTTTAGGTACCCCCCACGAGTTCCCGTATCAACCCCTGTGATGAGGCGGTTCTGTATCCGTGAGGCAAAGTGGGAATTCAGTTCGTCGTCAACCCCGAATGTGGCGGCCACTTGGTTGGTTACGCTCCACCCGGACGGGGCATTTGAGTTCACGGAATTGACCGTCCCTGCGCCCACATTCGTACTGCTTCCGGTGCTCTGGCAGGAGGCCGGAACATTTACCGACCACCATCCATTGGCGGGGTCGTAGAAGGAAGCGGCAGAGTTGGGAGTGATGGCCGCCGACCCGGTGGTCTGGAAGCTCACCGAGGGAGTGGAGGAGGTGGCGGAGGTAGAGCAGATTATTCCCGTGGGGAAGACGACCGTGACAGTCGGCTTAGTGTAGCTGTAGAAGGTCAGGGTATCCACCGACGCTGTGGCACCCCCCCTAGTCAACCCGCAAGATTGGGCGAGGTGGTCAAACTGCTGGTCAATGAGGGTCTGTGTGTCCGCCGCATTAAGACCATAGGCCCGTGCAATCTGCTGCTTGATGGAAGAACTGTTAAATGGGTCGCTCTGCCCATTGCCGCTGGCATTGTCTATCAGGCTCATGGCAGACACGGACAGGGCGCACCGAGAGAACCATTCCCGAACGCTCATGTTGGAAAGCTCAATAGAGACAGGGTCAACGAGCAGGTCCCGTATCTCCGAACGGGGCGTTAGGTCGAGGTTCGGGTACAACTGGGTCATCTGCGTGATGAGCCGCCCGGCGATGTCCTCCTTCCGCTGTAAGGCAAGGAAGTCTATGGGGCTGGCGAGGGAAAGGTTGACGAACCCGCAGGTAATCGGTCCATTCCACTGGCTCTCATAGACCGTGTTGCTGTCGGGACTCTGTACGAGGGTGGAGAGCATGGCATAGAACTTCTGTGCCCCGTTGACCGCCGCAGGCGGGATGTCCACATAGTTGTAGGTGATTGCTTGTGTCTCGTTGTCCGTGGTGATGATTTGCTTACCAGTAGTGGGGTCGTAGCTCGTCGTTGACGAAGTGCTGATGACCTGCGTCTCCACACGGCTTACCTGGCTGGTCGGGATGACATCCCCATACTGGACATAGGGAGGATTGACTCCGGCCGAGTCGGTTGACAGCATGACCTTGGTACCAATGGTGCCTGCAAAGGCGGGCATGACCCACTCCACACGGCAGGCGACCTGCGACTTGTAGGAGTTTATGCCAGAAGGTGGTCCGATGACCGGGGAGAGGGTGCTCTCCACCGGTAGTAGGGTGAACTGGGTCGTTGGGCTTATTTGATAGAAGCCCGTGTTGAGCCATGTTATGCCACCGTCCGCCGTGACAACTCCTGCTTGCCCCGATTCTTGCAAGAGTGGGTCTTGGGTATAGTTCGGGTAAGCGAGCACGGCGGTAAACTGCGTTGGGGTGGCGGTAGCGACGACAACGCTGGTGTTATTTAGGAAAGCTGCCAATTGCAGGTTGGTAAAATAGGTCGTCTGACCTGCGGATAGCTCATTGAGTGCCGTAACCGTAAGGATACCATTGTTAACAGATATATTGGTGATGGAGGCGACGATGTCGTTTAGGACGCCAGCAGGGGTGAATGCAATAGGCTCGGACAACCCGGAGCTTCCGGTTGCGGAAAGTACCACCTGCACATATCCATTGGAATCCACCATCCTGTAGCCTACAGGGTATGCTGTGTTAGCGGACCATGACATCTGGGTGGGATTGTAGTTACGGGCGAGTGCCCGGAACGACACGCTCCCCAGCGTCACATCGATACCCGCTGTCCCAGTGAACTTCACCCCGGTCGTAGGCGGTGAGCCAAAGGTACCGGCGACTGGGTTATAATTTATGGCAGGCTGGTCGGAGACAGGGTATCCGTAAAGAGTAACCTCAAGCTGCGTATAGAGTGGGTCTCCCACGATGTCATAAGGGAGGGAGGTGGTGTCCACGGAGACAGTTGTGACCCCCACCGGGAGGACCGGTGTGACCATCACGAGAGCATTATTTCCTACAAACGGAGGTAACATTATTCACCTACAAGCTGCCTTGACGAAGTTATAGAAAACGAAACCGTTGACGGGGTGGCTATGCTCCCGTAGGAAGTGATTGCGCACTCCGCCGCAACCGATGTCGGGTCGGGCATCGTTACTGTGATTCCCCCTATGTCCTTAAGCATCTCCAGCAGGCTCAAGGACTGTATCGTCCTCTGAGAGGACTGTATCTGCTTGAGATTCTGGAAGGAGTCCATTATCTGGGAGGAAACATCTGCCTCGGTAATGGTAGCCCCAAACTTCTTTCCGATATAATTCCTGATTGCACAGGTGAACTGAGGGTAAAACGAGCACTTGGATGTCAGGACGAATTTGAGCACCTTTTGGACCAGCTTGTTTGTGTCATATACTCTTTGAAGAGTTCCACTGGATGAAGTTACAAAATCATTAAGACTACCCTGGTTCCAACATCTAAGACAGAAATCCTGAAAGGTAATATAGCTCACTTCAATCAGAGGGACGAACCACTTCACCTGCCTCTTGAACACAATCTTGTAGAACTGCTCTGGACCTTGGAGGTAGTTGGTGTCCGACACGAAGGAGTATCCGTAAGTGGGGTCGTTAGGTTGGATTTCCCTCCCGCTGATAAAAACTTGAACGACGGCTTGCCCGTTGAGGGGCGCACGCATGTTGATACTAGGATTTCCTGCATAGTGAAGTGTCCTGAAATCAACAGTATCCACCACCATTCGCTCATTTCCTATGAAATGACTACAAGGGGCTAAACCGGTATTGAAATCGTAGCTCATTATGTAGACGCGCTTATGTGTCCCGTATCCTTATTGCGATTGGCAACGCCAGGTGAACTGTGGCTCATCGCCTTAAGCTCGGCTGGCGTTGGTGCAGTCATCTGGTTAGTCCGCCCCCGAGGTTGCCCATTGTCCATATTGGCGGCATTGACATCGTCCACTAGAACCAGTTGATATTCCGGTTTCCCGAAGTAACCGCTAATCTTGGTGAGAAGCTCCGGGAGCGTCTGCGGGTCGGTCTGAGTACTCCCGGCCGAGGGACCTTGGGTGAAGTCGTTCGCAGACTGGGCTAAGTCCTCCTGCTTTTCGATGAGACAGCGGACTTGGTTCATATAATAGACCGCATCATCATCCCTTTGGAAAATCTCCTGCATCCCCTTCTTTATCCTTCCTGTCATAACCATGGGGAGATGGTCGTCGCCGATAGGATAGTTGAAGTGCCCTTGTTCTCCAGGCTGCCAGACGGGCTTCTGAAAGGTGGGAGCAAGCGGCTGACCGTAGGAGTCCGCCTCCTTCGGGTATACAGAAGAGTAATACTGCTCCAAGACCCCAGCCGTCTTGCGAAGCTGCTCCGCCCGGATACGATGAAAGGTCGATATTTTAGCTATGTCCCCTTGGCGGAGCCCAATCCACTTCTGGAGCGATTGCCACTGGGACAGGCTGAAGTGTCCCAAGAAGGGGAACGGCGGTCCGGGATAGGAGTAGTTCACTGCCATTATGCCACCGTCAGCGTCAGGCTCTTGGTCACCGTCTGTATCGGGATGCTGGAATCACTCACCGAGAATTGCAGGTTGTAGGTGCTAGCAATGTGGGCAAACCCTGCCAGCAGTCCTGAACTGTCAAAGGTCAAACCCGGCACGCTCCCTATCATTGACCAAGCATAGCCCGGAGTCCCACCAGATGCTATCATCTGGCATGTGTAGGCTTCTGCGACGAAGGTCGTGGGCAGCGACGAGGTGTTCATGACCAAGGTAGAACCCCCGCCACCTCCGCCTCCGCCAGAGTAGGTGCCCACAATCGTGGCGACTGCCCCGTTGACGTACACATGGTTCTGGGTCACGATGCTCGTCCCGCTGAGGTATGTCAGGGTTCCCTGCACCGTCATGGTGAGATGCGTGGTGATGGTGCCTGCGCCGCTCGGGAAGTCCACCTGCAACACCCATCCGGTGAGCCATCCGGCCGTGGCACCGCTGCCGTAGGTTGGGGTGATGCTCACAAGGGTTACCCCGGCGTCCAAGGAGGCTGTGGCTGAGATGCTGTTGCCCGTACTGCTTGCCGTGCCTTGTTGCTGAGGGCTGAGCGGCTCGCTCAAAGTCACTGTGATGGCGTTGTAGTTCGGCACCGAATAGGTAACCTGCAAGGTTACGGTGGTCAACTGGATGATGGCCCCGGTTCCGGGGGAGTTCGTGCAGTTGGCGAAGAAGCCCACGCCGAACCCGGCAGCGTTAAGCTGTGCCGCCATCCAAGTCCCGTTGAAGGAGAAGCTGTTCCCACCCCGTATTTGGGTTTGGGTGGTTGTCCCAGATACCCCCAGCAGGTTCACGTTGAGATAGGTTGCACTCGTCCCGGCGCTCTGGTTCAAGTTCAGGTTGACCCTGACCTGCGTGACCGTGGCATTGCTGGGTAAACCGAGGAGGAAATTGGTCAGGTCAAGAATCTGGGACGTGTCCACGGTGTTGTTGGACCCGTACAGGGTTATCGTATCCTGCCCGCCGTTCTTGAGGTTGCCGTATGATATCCACGCCTCGTAGCTGCTGGGGACCTCCGTCTCGGTTTGGGGCTGCCCGGAGCTTACCGTCACGGTAGTGGTATTGGTGGACGGTATGGTGAGGGCGAGGGGAGCTACCCCGCTTGACGGGATGGTCGGGTTGGTCATGTAGAGGAACGCCTCGACCGATGCCTGGCCGGTGCTGAACAAGTCGTAGCCACTGGGGGTGCTGTACCAGGCGATGTCCTGCTCCTTCAGGGTGACGTTGGTTAAAGCCACGCCGACAGGCAGAGAGCCGCCCGCATAGGAATACTTAAAGTTGGTTCCATCCCACCCGAAGCTCACCAAGCCTTGGTAGCTGTTGTTGTCGCCGCTCAGAGCAAAGATGCTTGTGGCCGCCGACGCCGGGGGGGCGCTTGTCCCGCCGAAGGGTCCGGGGAGGACGAACGACGACCCGTTGTTGACGATGGGGAGGCTACCCGCCGTGCCCTCCAGCAAGGGTATACCATAGGCCGGGATGCTTCCGCTGGACGGCTGGGCGGTCACAGGACCAAGGCTTGTGTACACCGTCCAAGTGAAGGTGGCGGAGGCGTTCACACCGCCCACATCCGTGACGGTGATGGAAAAGCTGTTGGAACCAGTTGACCCGGAACCGAACGGTCCACTGAGCTTAATGTACGCTGTGCCGCTCGACGCCGACTGCACCACGTAGCTGAACCCCGAGGGTACCGTAGCGCTAAGCTGGGAAGGAGAAGTGGCGATAACTCCCGTGGCGACAACGTAGAATGACCTGTTGCTTCCGCTAATGGTGGCCACATTGTCAAGCGAGGTCACCTCGCCGAGGGAGTTGGTGGATGTGGAGTTGACATAGTCTACCCCTGTATGGAGGGTCATGCCGGTGATGACCGTAAGGGCAAATGCCTTCTGCGATATTGAGCTGATGTTGTCAGTGACTTGTACGGTGAAATTGAAGGTTCCGACGCTTGATGTCGTGCCGCTGATGGTTCCGTTAGAGGTGAGGTTCAGCCCGCTCGGAAGCGCCCCGGCGACAAACTGCCAAGTGTATGGAGAGGTTCCCCCACTCGCTACCAAGGTGACGCTGTATGCCACGCCCGCCGTCCCTTGTGAGAGGGGTGAGGAAGTAGTGATGGCAAGGGTACTGGCAGAGATGAGAAGTTGCAGGTTCTTATTGGCCGAGTCCATAGGACTCATACCGTCTGTAACCACGGCATTGAAGGTGGTATTGATTGCCGTGGCGGAGGTTCCTGTAAGCAATCCGCTGCTGCTTAGGCTGAAGCCTCCGGGAAGACCGGTGGCCGACCATGTGTAGACCGGAGCACCACCCGTGGGCGAGCCTCCGCCCGAGGCGGTAAGCTGTTGGCTGTAGACTATGTTGATAAGCCCCTGAGGAAGCGGGGAGGATGAAGTGACTGCTAAGTTAGAAGATGCAGTAAGACTCAAGGTAGCAGTCGCAAGGTGACCCGCATTATCCACCGCCTGCACCTTGACCAAATACCCCGTAAAGACAGCCCCAATGTAGAGACCGGTTATCTTGGCTGTAGCACCGCTGTCCGACACGCTGGCAGCAAGGCTAAGACCGGTAGGGAGCAGATTAGGAGAGTCCCCGGCGACCGACCAAGAGACAGGGGTGGTATAGGTACCATTGACGGCAAGAGTTCCAAGATAGGAAGACCCACGGTTGATAGTGCTGACCCCGCTAGTGTTAATGACCATCCCCGCAACCACTCCTACCGTCACGGGGAGAGCCCTGACCGCAGAGACGAATGTGGAGTCAGTAACTTGGAATGTGATAGACTGGGTTCCGTATCCTACTTGTGTCGGAGTTCCCGAAAGGATTCCTGTAGCGGTATTGATGGTAACCCCTGGAGAACCGGTAGGCAATGTTCCGGCAGTCACCGTCCAAGTATAGGGAGGAATGCCCCCTACAGCCTGCATCGCAAACGTGTAGGCTTGGCTGAGGGTCATCGGGGCTACGGATGACGTAGTGATGGACAGGGCATTATTCACGCTCATCGTGATGCCCTTCGTGATGGTGTTCCCATCGCTGTCTGTGAGGGTGAAGGTCACAGTCTGGCTCTGCCCGTCCAGCCCGGAAGCGGAAGGAACGGTTCCCGTAAGAGCACCCGTTGATAGATTGAGGGTGATATAGGCTGCTAGCCCGGCGAAGCTTGTAGCCATGTCACTTGTCCATGTGTAAGGCGATACTCCACCGTATCCCTGCAAGGTCTGACTGTATGCCACGCTCTCCACGGCGGCGGGAAGGGCTGCCGTCAGGATGGTCAGCGGGGTAGTGTATTTAACAGCAAACCGCTGGTAGGTGTAAGAGGACTGCCCCCCGATGTTGGTCGCCTTAATCCAAAGGTCAAAATACCCCGTCTCAGAAGGTTTACCGGTCAGCGTTACGTTGGTTCCCGATACCCCAAGGGTTAAACCGGCAGGCAGGTGTCCACGATAGACCGTGGCGCTAGCAAGGCTGGACGGGGAATTGCTCGTGATGTCCGACGTACTACTGTAGGTCGTCTGGAGGGTTCCTGCAGGCAATGTTCCGTTGAGCGAGAATGGGGCAGTTGTCTGCGTGTCCCAGTAGATGGTAATAGTGCCATGGACAACGCTATTGGAATCCAAGTATTGCAAGACCGTGATATTGCTTCCGCCCGTAAGTGAGCCAAAAGTGACCAGCAACTTCCCATAGACTAGACCGGTAACTTGGTCAAGGGATAGCCCCATGGGGAGCACGCTTCCCGTTTTAAGGCTGACGACGAGAGTCTCCGGATTGATGACCTTCGGGGAGTTAAAATAGGGACGCTGGGGGTTTAGTCCTACTAGGTCATTGACCAAGTAGGGACGGGTATAGGAAAATGATACCCCCACATCTCCTACCGTGAAGCTAGTATCGTCATGGGAGAGAAGGGAAAAAGCACGGATAAGAGTAGCCACTGTAGCAGTCCCGTTAGTGAGCGGGATGGGAACATGCACTTCAGTATTGCCAAAAGTCGTAGGCGGTCCGACGACCTCTACAACAGAGTCGCCAGTGAGCGGCGGAGACTGGGGAGGGGATAGGGAAGCCTGCAAGTCTGGATTGACGGTGACCACCAAGCCGTTAGGGTTGTAAAAATCCCCCACGGGAACGGTCAACAGGTTGCCCCGATTGATGAGGAACCCCTGTAGCTGCCCGACTATCTGATGGGCTAGAGAACTGGTGTCACTGTTCTCCCAGTCATAGTCAAATGCCGCCTCCACCACGAGGATATTATTGACCTCGGTGGCTACCGTGTAGTAGAACGTCTTAGTTATCGGAGTGTTAAGGGTGTCGTGAACCTGTACGGTGAAACTGTGAACCCCGAGGGCATTGTTAGGCACGCTGACCTCAAACTCAAACAGCCCGTTCTGCAAGGCGCTGTTGACAACATAAGAGGTGTCAGCCGTGGGGACGGAGACACTGACTAATGTGTAGGGAGAAACCCCTCCGAACAACGGAGCCTCAATCCTGAAGTTTTGCCCGGCGAAGATGGTAGGCTGGTCAAGTACCCCGAACTGAAGGACGGCTGGGGACAGGACGACGGTAAGGGTCTGAGAGGCAAGCGCCCCCACGGCATCCTGCACCTGCACGGTGACGGAGAACGGCGTGGCGAAGTCGGCAGAGGCATAGGTGCAGGGCACCCCGGAGATGACCCCGGTGGCCGGGTTGAGGGTCAATCCCACGGGCAGTGAGCCGCCTTGGATGGACCATGTGAACGGCAGAAGCCCCCCATTGTTTTGTAGCGTAAAAGAATAGGGGGTCAAAACCGTTGCACCCGGCAGCGAGGTCGTGGTAATTGCCAGGTTGGTCGGAATGGTGTAGATGAAGGTGCTCTCGGCGATAAATGCCGGAGTTGTGCTGTCCATGACCGCCACGTTGACAGTGAAGTTGCCAAGCTGGGTCGGGGTGCCGCTGATGGTGCCGTCGATGCTCATATTGAGTCCGGGCGACAGCCCGTTGGAGAACCAGCTATAGGGGGCATTGCCCCCCGTGGCGACCATGAACTTGAAATACTCTTGCGGTAGCCCCACATAGGAGTTGGTGGGCATGGCCGTGGTGGAAATCTTTACCGGGGAGAGGTTTCCGGTTCCGGGGGCTACCTCAAAAAGAGGCTCAAGGAGTTCCTTTGCCTGCGGGCGTCCCGAGAATGGGAACACGTCCAGTGCCATGGTGCCAAGGAGCGAGCTTGCATTGCTGTACCGACTGGTGGCCACAAGGAGTTTAAGCTCGTTAGTCTGGGTGTCCCGGACAAGGTTGCGAGCGATGACCTCATAGGGTTGGGGGGTCGCCGTGGCAGAAGAATTGTCAACAAGCTCAAACCCCGCTTCGCCGCCGACACCGAGCGTCCCAGTAATGCTGGTTTCCGGGGCAGCCGAATACTGCTGGTTGACCACGAAAACGGAAGAGGAAAAGGTACGAGACAGGCTGACGGGGGGGACGTTCGCGCCGAAGTTGCTGAGTGTCTGCACCGTAATGACCCAAGAGCCGGAAGTAGTAAAGATAGTAGTAAAGGTCCGGCTGGTTATGGGCAGGGGACCGGAGGACATGGTAACTTGGGAGTTGGTGCTCAGGACGGCTGTGACCTGCCAGCCGCTTATGCCCGTGCTCCCATAAAGGCTGCTGAGGGTAATAGTCAACGCTTGCCCAAGCTCCAAGGTGGGAGCGCTGAGCGTGACCATCCCCGAGAGGTCGGACGGGAAAGTGAGGGGGCTTGCCCACTCCGGGCAGTTCTGGAATTGCCCGAGGTCCGCTGAGACTGCATCCATGTTGATAGAGTAGTCTCCGACCCCAAGAGTCTGCTGGAAAGCTCGGCTGCTCACCGTCCCCCCTGAGCTAAGACCGTCAGTAAAGTAGGATACGGCGGTGTTTCCGGGAGGGTTAGCAAGGAGGATATTCCATCCCTCGTAGGCAGAGTAGGGAAGGTCACCTGATAGAACCTCGTTAACCGGCACCCAATTGACCGTCAAAAGATAGTCGTGGTCAAGGTTCGCAACGGTCGGCGAAAATGGAAGAACGGGTAAGCTCATATTTTTATCCTATATATGCCACCACCGCTGAGGTAGAATCCTTTGTTATGCCTCCAAGAAACGAGTCAATAGTCGCCGAGCGGGACAATATCGAGTTTGCCGTGAGGACCACCGAACCCTTGGTCTGGAAGCTCCCGTCCGTCACGACGCTGGAGTTAAGCTGGGCATAGGCTACCACCGTAGAGGCAGCGACATCAGTTTCCTGCCCAGTTGCCGTGGAGTGGAGGGAAAGGTTGACGCAGGAGGCACGCTCCGCCGTGAAGAACGCTCCGGGCGTCCCCCCGGCTGGGATAATAAGAGCAACCCCAGACACGGTAAGCTCGGATTGAGCAAGGACAAAGCCAGTACCATAATTAGGGAGGGACATTGTTCCCCCTGTCATAATGACACCGGAACCCTGCTCAAACCCCCCCGCCTGTGCATTGCCCACAAAGACACAGTTGACGAACTCTACGTCGGAATCAATACCGTAGACAGCGGGGTTGACGAATCCTTGGAATTGGATGTTGTTGAATAATACCCGACTGTTGTCCATGAAGAATGCCGAGGTCGGTCCGTCGCCGAACCCTCCCCACCCAGTTGCGTCAATGATGATGGGGCTGGTCGCCGTAGCTGTACTGGTGATGACAACACGCCCCTCCTCCTGTATGCTAAAGGCAAAGTTCGCCAGCGCATACCACTTGGCGGTGCGGATGGAGCCGTCGCCGAGGGCAATAACCTGCAAGGTGTTGGAAATGTTGGCAATCGTGTAGGGCACCCCAGTGGTGATAAGCTGGATGGAGCACGGATGACGGAGCACTGGAGGCAAAGTCGCCACGGCTGCCGTGATGGTAAGCTTTGGGGCTGTGGTGCTTAGTCCATCGTTGGAATCATTGCCGCTGACATTGTTCACGTAGAGGATGATGGGGGCGATAGTGGACTGGAGGTTCTGTCCCAAGACCGTACGAGGCGTCGGGGCGGTGATAGCGAACCCGACATGCGGGTTGGACTGGGCAAAGCCCCGTCCCCCCGTCCCGCCTTGGAGGAGTGTTATGACCTTCCTGATGTCCTTGTTCATCGGCAGAATGAAGTCGTTGACATGTAGCGGGGTCTCAAGGGTGGTCTCTACGTTGTTCTGCCGCATCGCCACATAGTTGTTGTCAAACAGGGTGGAAAGCGGCATGTTCGTGAGGGAGGAGTCCGTCCAGTTTACTTGCGTTGGCAGGCTGTTGGAGATGGGAAGCTCACGATTGTAGGGGTACACGTCGGAAAGCCCGACTTGTGGTGCCGCCCCGGAGCCATTAGTGGTTATCAGGGCATTGTCAACCGTGTAAAGAATCTCGTAGTTGTGCCCAGTCATCCCTTCTCCCTGATAAGGGACATATCTCTCCTCCACGGTCATGATGCTGCTTGGGGCGAGGGAAGGAAGGATGGAGCCTACGAAGAAGAAGTAGCTCCCGCCGTTGCTGATGTCAAGGTTGACCCCCGGAACCACCACGGTGGCAATCCCGTTATTGAAGTCAGCGACGGATACCTGCACGGCGTTTAGGTTGTTTGACTGCCCGAGAACCCACACGAACTTGTTGGTGTCATCCCCGGCGATGCCCTTAATGGTGCATCCGTTGGATGCCAAAACGATGGTGCTGGCGTTCGCCGTGTTACTGTAAGACACAGACTCCACGATGACACGGGGGTCCATCCTGAATGGTCCAAGCGAGGGAATATAGTTCCCGAACAGGACCGTCTCCTCAATTTGAGTAACTCCCTTTACCGGGGCATTGTAGGCTACTTGTGCGGTGTTGGATGCCATGAAGGACATCACGACGGTACTGGTCGAAACCACGCCCCCCTGTATAGTCACAATGCAAGTATTCCCGTTAATGGTGCGAGAAATGACGCTGTAGGGCGAGGACGAACCGGAGTTCAGGTCCCAAGCATTTATAATATATAACCCATTGCCGTTTCCATTGATTCCCGCCCCGGAGACTACAAAGGTGGTGACGGGGTTGCCTGCCACGGTCTGCTGGACGCCGGAAGAGCCAAGAACCTTGACATATACCCTCGTGCCAAACTGGACGCTGGAGTACTCAGGGTTCTCCGTCCATAGTTGGTAAGTCTGCGGGTCGGCTGCAAGCTGTTGAGTCTGTATGGCGTACTCGGACACCCCATAGACAGGCATCGTGGCTCCCGTGGTTGCGTCATAGAGGCTCCCACCGTCTATGGCAATCGGGGTCTTGATGAGGTTAGCGCTCCCCCCTGCCGGATAGGTCACCCCGATGGTCACATAAAGGTCGTTCACTCCGGGGTCAAAGGGTGAAACATAGCTTCCCGAACTGAAGACCGGAGCATTGGGGAACGACACGGTGATGGTCTTGGAGTTTACCCCGGAGATGAGAATCTGGCTGCCGAGGAGATTGATGGGAATGGACACCCCGGAGGAGCCGGTGTTGAACCCCTGCACGAAGACCGAGGTTATCGTGGCGCTAGTCGTGGTGGGGAGAGAGAGGGAAAAGGCATCGTTAAGCTCCCATGACGCTCCCGGAATGCCTACGGTTTTGCCAATGGTTCCCGATGTCCCAAAGGGATTAGCGGGAGTGCTGGGGGTACCACTGATGCTGGCCTGGACCGTCGTGTAATAGGTACGCAGGTCAGAACTGAACCCGTTGAAAAAGCCGTCAAACTGTCCCACCGTGTTGATGACCCCGGCATTGGCGGGAGCCACCGAGACGTAATAGTCGAGAGCGGACCCTAAGGCGGCGGTGCTACTGCCGGGGGACTTCCCCCTGCCAATAGCAGCCCGCAGCTTTCCCGTGATGAGGTCCACGAAACCGTTGTCGGTGAGCGTGTCGTACTCCCATCCGTCGAGGCTTACCGTCTGCCTAGTATCCACAGCGTCGTCGGGGTATATCTGGTCCGCTAGCCGGGCATCAAAGCGCCCGGAGACATCCCAGTAGATAGTCCCGGAGGTGTTCAGGTTGTTGGGGTCGGCGCACCCGAAAATGTTGTAGGCAGTAGAGAAGCCCCCGGAGTTGCGCTGGAAGCAGACGGCCACTGGCATGGCATAGCTGTAGCCGTCCATCGTGCCGAGGAGGTTCGTAGTGTTGCCGTCCCCCGCCCGCCACAGACCCGTGTCCCCGGTGATGGTGCCCATGTTGGTGAACTGGTAGACAGACCCGGAGGAGTTGACCGGGGAGACCTGCCCTGCCTGCGCATAGACCGCTTGGTTGACGCCCAGTCCCATCGGGTCAAGACCATAACGGTACCTCGTGAAGTCGTAAGTAAGGCTTACACGCTGGACGTTCAGCCTCCACTGGATTTGCGCCCGCTGGGTAGTGCTGAGACCATTGTTGAAGATGTCCACGGAGTCGTCCGGCATGGACTCAAGGAAGGCAAAGGAGGGGGTGACGCACCCGTAGGGGTAGAAGTAGTTCTGCCCGGTGACAGGGTCAACGTAGTAACCCGTGACCGACCCGGCAGCAGGGCTGAGCGACTGGTACCAAAGCTCAAGGAACACCACGTAGATGTGAGCAGGCTCATCAGATGACGCTGTGTTCCAGAATTCCGGGGCGGGCAGGACCACGCTGTTGAGGGATTGGTTGTTCAGGATTGAGCGGGGGTCGGAGCCGGTGATGGCCACGACCTCCCCGTTGAACAGGACATCAAATCCGGGAATGGTAAGGGCGTTGGGGACAGTCGTGTCGAAAGCCATCGGCTGCCAGGTCAGGCAGCCGGAGGTCGCCGGACCGTCTGTAAGTAACTGGGAACGCTGGTACCGTTGGTTGTCCTGAGCAAGGTTGAAGTCGCTATCAGAAAGCATGTGGTCGTGTAGACCTACAACAGTCAAAAGGCTCCGCCCGGTTGGGTCAAGAGTCCTAGAGACGACTGAAGGATATTGGAATGTGCTATCTGCCATTATTCACCTGTGCCCTGACTTCTCATCTACTTAGTAGAGGAAAGTCAGAGGATTTGAGATGGCTGTTGTACTTTACAATTTCATGAACCAGCCAATTCTGGCCAGTGCGCTCGTGCAGGTCTCGGATAGCGACAGTTTTTATTTTCCCGAGGACAATGGCCATTATGGCTATGCTTTTAACGGCTCCCACTACACGAACGGAATACAAGGTTCCCCCCCGCTCGTGGCCTCTTGGTATTCCGAGGGTGTGGGTCCATACCGGGGGTCTTCCGCCCCCTTCCCGTCCTATGGACTCATCCTTCTCGGGAGAGCGAACCTTACCATCCTTGACGAGAGCACCTCGGCGCTGAAGCTGTGGATGACCTTCCTCCTCAGTGACTTACTACTGCTCACCGACAATTTTGCCTTGGGCAACCAGAACTACTCCCCACCTGCGCTAGTGGGATACATCCCCTCGGGACTTTCCTACGCCAACGGGGTCATATCAGTAGTGTATAGCCCCGATGCAGGGGCGGAAAGCTTGGTTTATCCCCCTCAGCCAGCAACGAGCAGTTTGATTGTAAATATTGATTTTGCTACTGACTCTGCTTGGTTGGATACTTCTCTATAAAACGAAAAAATGAACTTTCTAAAGCCTTTATGGGGGGAAGGTTTATGTTCATATATCTTATCGTCAACCATAAGACTGGCAAATATTATGTCGGGCAACATAAAGGTAACAACCTAAAGCAGTACCTTCAGAGGAAATTTTGGGATGCTAAACACCAACGCAGTGGAAGTTCCCATCTATACAATTCCATGAGAAAGTACCCTCAGTCCACGTTGTGGTCCATCCACGCTCTCCGTTCCGACATTCAGACCAAGGAGGAACTTGACCAGACCGAGCGAGATTTCATTAAGTTCCTGAAATCCCAAGACTCAGAATACGGCTACAACATTTGTCGGGGTGGGGAAGGGCACACTGGTCCACTCTCTCTTGAAACCAGAAAAAAAATAGGTATAGCCAGCAAAAAATCATGGTTGAATCCAATTTATCGTGCTCAACTAACGAATGAAACTAAAAGACGATGGGCTAACCCTGAATTTCATACTAGAGAAACAGAGGCCCTCAGGCAAAGAAATTCCCAGCCTGAAAGATGTGCCAAGATATCCACATCTAGTAGAAAGGCTTGGGCAACTCCTGAATTCCGCATCAAGATATCTAAGGCTATAAAAGAAGCGCAAACCACTCCTGAATTCCATACTTGGCGGTCAGAAACCAGCAAACGGATGTGGGCTGACCCAAGCTATCGTGCCAAACACTCGGAAGCGATGAATAAACTTCGGTCCGACCCTGAATACCGTATAAAGGTAGCCGAAGCTGTTAGGAAAACAAGCACTAACCCTGAGAGATGTGCCAAAATCGGCAACGCTACAAAACAAAAATGGAATGACCCAGAATACAGAGCCAAACAATCCGAAGCTAAGAAACGGATGTGGGCTGACCCAAGCTATCGTGCCAAGATATCTGAATCTAGGAAAAGGATGTGGGCTAATCCTGAATTTCATACCAAGACTTCCGCAGCCATTAGGAGAGGAAAATCAAAAATAGGAGAATCAAATGTTGCAGAAAACCGTTGACCAAATTGTCGCTGCATATCCGTGGCCACCACTGGGGCACGAGGCAAACCTCCGCCAACTCCTCGGCTTCATCGCCTCCGACGAAGCTATGCAGGACCAACGGTGGGTTGCATACCTTTTAGCCACAACAAGGCATGAAACATGGTTTACCTTCGCTCCGGTTGAAGAGAAGGGCAACGGGGCAGGGCATCCTTATGGCAATCCCGACCCAATTACTGGTAAGGTATATGCAGGCGCTGGTTACATCCAATTAACATGGAAGGGAAATTATGAGAAATTCTCAAAGATTCTGGGGGTTGACCTAGTGAACCACCCTGAGTATGCCTTGAACCCGACCATCGCCTACAAGATAGCCTCATACGGAATGGTTCACGGGAGCTTCACGGGAGTTGGACTTGGGAAGTATATAAACTCCGAAGAGTGCGATTATTTTAACGCTCGTCGGGTGATAAATGGTATTGACTCCGCCGACTCAATAGCTGGGTTTGCCCAAGCGTTTGAGCGCAGCCTGAGTTAACCCCCCTCCATAACACTAATAGAAGGCAAAGGGTGCTCAACCTCTTGGAGCGGTCCCAAGGGGTCTCCTGTCCTCGGTTCCACGGACAGCTTGGCATTGCCAGAAGCATCCGTGGCAAGCTTGGCTACCTCTGAGTCGTCAACCGCCCGTGCGGAGCCGACTGCCTTGTCCAACTGATATAAGGCGAGCCCCTCCTGCGGGTCGATTCCCCCTCGGGCGTAGGTCTTTACGACGTACTGAAGATACCCGTACAGGTCGTCCTGCAACATTAAGATTCTCACGCATTTCCTCCGTAACTATAGGGTCTTTTCCAGTGTCCCATGAAAAGTAAGACCTACAAGCGTCCCACGGCTTCCTCACAGCCTTGCAGCTAAGGGCAAGGTATGAGTAGTCGGGCTTGACTTCCCCGTAATAGAGAACCTCAATCCTGACATCCGTAACCCCGTCGAACCCGAGCCGCTGCATCGCCGCCGTGGAAACGTCGATAATCCTGTCAGGGATTCCGGGTCCACGGTCATTAATACGCACTTTCACAGACTTGTTATTGTGCAGGTTGATGACGAGGACGATGCTCCCGAACGGGAGGGTCCTATGGGCGGCTGTAAGCTTGTGATAATCAAATACTTCCCCACTGGAAGTGTGTTTTCCTTGGCGTTCCTTCCCATATGCGGAAGCCTTCCCGACTGAGTCCCACTTGACCTCGACGGGTCTCGGCATTGCTGGCAAGGCATTTCCGAGAAACACCAAGAGAGCACAAAGAACAGTCTTTAATATGCTCAAATTTCCTCCTTTTAATGCAAATTTTACGCCTATTACTCTAACCCTTTCCGCCCGGATACACAAGGCCATAGTCACATGTTTAAGGTCTGGTAGTTGTTCAATACTGGATTTAAGGGTAAAATTTATGGTTCAAAGGGGGCCTTTGCTGTTGAAGACTCATGCCATATTAACTTCGTTGTACAATCTGGGCAATATCTGTCAACTTCAAAAGCCACTTCTCCCACCTTATTTCCTTCTTTGTCTGTTGGGTTCTTGGTGTACTTGCAACTAAGACAATACCATGTGCCTACCAGTGTCATAACTCCTCCGACTTACTGAGATTTACTTTTATTCAAGAGACAATGGGACTGGAGTAGCCTTGAGCCTTTCTATCTCTGCTTTGAGGCGCTCAATCTCGTAAACATAGTCAGCAGCGACCCTTCGGTTGTTGGCCTGTTCTTTATCAGTTGTCCAGCGGATGTTCCCAGGCTCGTAGTTGCCGTTCTTGTTAGGGTAGCGGTCAAGGCTTAGCCCCTTAGCCCCCTCCCCTACATCCCTGAGGAAGTTATGGAAGCCGTCCTCGTTATTGTTCCATTGGGCACATACCCTGATTCCCCGTCCTCCATAGTGCTTCCACTCCTTGTGGTTGGGGTTCCTGCACCTGTCCCTCATGTTCATCCAAGCCCGCCAGGTCTTGGTGTTGCTCATCCCGTGCTTCTTCCTCTGGAAGCAGCAGCTTTTCAAGCCTTTTTTTCCTGTGACCTGATGGGTGGGAAGGCAGCACATACGGTTGCAGGCAAGGCATAGGCAGATGGACTGACGCCTGCCTTCCCTGTCTAGCTCATCCACATCCCAACCTATTATGATGTCTCCGAATCTTTGACCTGAGTAGTCCTGCCGATTTTCAATGTTTCTCCTAACCGTGGTTTCACTCTTGAGACAGCCGCAGCTTTTAGTGTTCCCGTTGTTAAACTCGCAGGCTCCTACCGCAACCAGTTCAGGGTTTCCGCAGGAGCAGGAGCACATCCAGATGGTCCTTGGTCCCCTGTTTTCGCCACGGTGCCTCACGGTGAGCTTTCCAGAGGTCTTGCCGGTCAAATCTATGAGCTTTGCCATAGTATCTCCTGTGAGTTTAGGATTTAGGCTGCAACAGCCTCCTGAGACGGGACTGGAGTAGTGTGGCGGCCGCAAGTGCAGGGCTTGTTGCGGTTGATGTTCCAACGCTGGCAGTTGGTTATCGCTGTGGCTTTGGCGTGGGAAGCCTGCCATTTAGGGTCGGCGTGCATCTTAGCCAAGCCTGCGATGTGAGCAGCCCGCCATTCAGGGTCAGCGTGCGTCTTAGCCAAGGATGCTGCTTGAGAAGCCTTATATTCAGGGTCAGCGTGCATCTTAGCCATAGCTGCCGCGTGATTCTTCTGCCATTCAGGGTCAGCAGCATTCCTAGCTATGCCTGCGGCGTGTGCAGCTTTCCATTCAGGGGCGGCGTGCGTCTTGACCAAGGCTATGGCGTGATTCTTCTGCCATTCAGGGTCAGCATGCATCTTAGCCAAACGTGCGGCGTGCGCAGCCTTCCATTCAGGTCTAGAAGCACCCCTAGCTGCACCTGCGGCGTGTGCAGCTTTCCATTCAGGGTCAGCAGCATTCCTAGCTGCGCCTGCGGCTTGGGCATCCTTCCATCCCTGATATGCCGCTTCGTCGTCAAATACAACGAACGCCCGCATAAAGTTATATCCCCTTCCACTCTCAGGCTGGAAGGTCTGCAGTTTGTCCATCCATTGGTTCTCAAGCTGGACCGCCAAGGTTAGTACTTCTGACTTCGTGTTTGCGGTGACTGAATCGACTGTCTCAAGGCGGAAGCTATCCCTGCCCCGTGAGGCTATCTCACGGTCAAAAGGAATTTCGTTATCACGGCAATGGCGCTTGTCTCGGAACTCAACATCCCAAGCGGAGCCGGTATACTCAGGCAAGCCCGTGATTATGCAGAAATAGCAGTAGATGAAGCGTGTTAAGGATTTGATGGTATCTGTAGTGGTTGTCATCACCTATAGTATACATCAGAATATGAGAATTTACCAAGAATTCTTATGGTGGCTAAAAAGAAAGCATAACACGATTCGGAATGTGGGGCTCATAAGCGAAGGTATCGGAATCAAGAGCTTTGCCCACAACTACCACCCATTGACAGTCTTGGAGCACACTCCCCTCAAAATTTTGGGTAATCACACCTCCGACGCCGACATATAAAAGACCACCAGGGGTCCAACCTGCGGCGGGGACTGAGAAGACTGACCCATATCCCGTCGCTATGGTCACGGGCTGTCCCGCCGTGACGCTGGATAGGGTCACCCCGTCCACGAACGGATAGACATCATAGGGGAACGGGGGGGACAAGCTTGACGGATTAAAATTAACGGTCGTGGGGTCAATCGGTTCCACCTCCCCGTACTGGTCTACGAAGACCGCCGTGAGGGCTGGCATACTCACCTTGGCTGTCAGGGTCAGAGTTCCCCCGGAGGTGGGGGATGGTGGAACAGGAGGTGTAACATCGGGTGATGACTGATATAGGACGGTGCTGAACATCGAGCCTGCGATGACGAACTGGTCATCTGACAGGTTGTGAGTCGCTATCACAGTGAGGATATCCCCTTCGTTGAGGTTTACGGTGTCCCCGAACGGCAGGTTGACGGGTCCTGCTTGTAGTGGGGTGGACGCCGTGATGATGGCAACAGGGGATGGTGGGGAGCCGGAAATCGGGGTAAGGTAAACAGTGACAGTGCGGACCCCCGCTTCACCCCCGCCAATCGGTGGACTGCCGGGACCGCTAAAATTGATTTGTCCACTGACCGCATACGCCCCGGTCGCCTGTATGGTAAAGGTGCTCGTGGTGGTGACGTAATTAGTTTGGTCAAAATCGATTTTGTCAAAGCTCACTACCGCTCCTCCTCCCGGAGGGCTTACGGTATTGGGCAGGACATCAGTGATATCATTTACAGATTCCACTTGGAACCCGAAGTTGGATGCTGACTGCGCCTGCTGTTGAGCCAAAGATATAGCATTGTCAAACTCACCCTGGATAACGGTCGAGTACACCATCAAACTAGCGGCCGACATATTGCACTGTAGCATCGCCGCCTGCACAGGGATGGGTAACACCTGTATGTCAGGGCGGGACAAAAATGCGACCGGGTCAAAGCTCGTTCCTGTCCATCCGCTGGCCGCAGGTGTCGTCGTGGTGTTGGAAGTATAGACCACGACAGGGACGGTCGAGAACGGGAGCAGGGGGAATCCCGGTACCCATGTGCGGTTACGGCTGGCGGTGTCCACCTGTATGGCGCTGAAAATGGTCAGGTCGCCGAGCGGGTCGATGGCGGAGTCCAAGGACAGGGGGTAGGCGGACACAATGCCGACAAGATAGGGGTCCTGCACGAGGAGCGCCTGCAGGTTGCCGTTGAACTCCCTCCAGAACTGGCTGAACCTGTCCACTACCGTGGCTATAGCAAACTGGTCATAGGTGTAGCGGTATTGTGGCTGCGGACTTTGGTATGTGGTGTCAAGCAAAATCCTAGCCGCTGCTGTAGTGATGACCTGCTGGAGATTATTGGTGAGGGCGGACGGGAATGTGCAGGACACTGGATAAGTCGCCAACCCTTCCCCGAGGACGATAGTCGTCGTCTCGGTCTTGACGATGTTTAGCATCGCATAGTCGAGGTCCGTTCCCGTGAATGTGCCCACATAGTTGTTGTCGGCATATCCGTCCCATGTGGTATTACGGATGTAGCCCAGCATTGCCGCCTCGACATACGATAGCTTCCACAGGGCATTCCCCTGCTCCTCGGTGGGAACAGGAGGAGAACTGGGTGGAGATAGCGTGATGATGAACGGCAGCCCAGTTGGACCAGCAGTAAGTGTATCCCCCGGCAAAACACGATTCCATGGCACGGGGGTGGTGCTGAGGTAGTCCACGGACGGCTGCACGAAGGTTTGATATGCATCATCAAAACTTGGCAACCATTGTCCCTGCCTGCCGGTGCCACTTGGATTGTTGCGTGCCCCGCTGACATAGTAGAGCCACGCCGCCGTCAGGTTGGGCTCGAAGTTGCTGGAGACCACCTGACCGAGGGTGACATACCTTGCAAGGTCCTTGCGGAGGGTTGCCGGGACTTGGGTGGTGACATCAGGGAGAAGACCGGGGATGGTGCTTAGGATGTTCGCCGCATAGGTCTGCGGGGGCATCTGGTAATCGCTGATGATGGTATTGGGGTCGGGCAAACTACCCTGCATCGAGGTAAACGGGTTGAAGGTGCCAGATACCTGCTCGGTAACCGGGGGAGACCCACTGGTCACGGGATAAGTATAGGACGGGTCCACGGTATAATAGGGGACATCCGTTGTGGTCTGCATCTTCTGGAAGAAGGGACCGCTGCTGAGGTTAACCCCAGTATTGGGGATGATGCCGCCAAGCGGTGGGACGATAGGCGGTGCCCCATAGGTCAGCCCGTTGTAGGAGTTCACGGTCGAGGGGTAGTTTTGAAGCACATTCACATTAGGCAGGTGGATGTTGCACTGCTTGAAGGCGAAGTTAAAATCGAAGTTCGGGTGTGGGATGAAGGACGCCAGCGGGAAGAAGTTGAACCCGTTCCAGTTCCAGATGTTGTCTGAGAAGAGATTGGGGATGGCCGGGAGGTCCGGGATGCCCCAATTGCATATGTCGTGGAGCAAGGAGGCAATGGCGTTGAGGTTCTCCTGAATCATCGCCAAGATGTTCGCCTCCATAGACTGGAGGATACCGATGTTCTTGGTGAGTGCTGAGATAAGTTGGATGATGTTCCGCTGGAATGCGGAGACCTGCTGCATAAAGCTTATGATGTCGTAGCCAAACTTAAGGCTGCGGATAGGGTTGTCAAACTTTCCGTCCGTCCCTAGCTTCACATGGTTGAAAAGTGACTGTATATGGTCGAGGGCGTGCTTCTTCTCCTCCATCAACCAGTTGTTGGCGTCAGTGATGGACTTCTGCATCTCCCTGCCGTCCTCAAGGGCAGAGTGATAGAAGGTTTCCACCCGCTGGTCCCCGAGGGGATGCCAGTTGGTGACTGCCTTCTTCGCCCGAATTGGCCAAGTCAAACTAGCTTGTAGATTAGGAGGTAGTCCCATAAGTTGTTTTTCCTACAACCACCACGGGTCCGACATTGGGTGCCTCATCCGTTTTCTTGTCAATCTCAAGGAATTCCCTGAGCTTGTCAAAAACTTGTTTTTTCCCGGCATTCCTGCCTGTTTCCCATATGTTTTCATACCCCTCCTTGCCAGGAGAATACCAATACACGGCGCTTCTCACCGCCTCATCCATCTGATAGCAGGCTAGACAATCATCCACAGAACAGGCTGGGTGTACTTTAACCTGCCTAAGACAAGCATAAGGATGCGGAGGAACAGCATGACAGATGCTTGGCGGGAGCGGTTTTAACAACTTTGAGTCGCTCATTGCTTAAATCCTTTCACACAGCTAAACATTTATTTATCTATCATTCTAATAGTCCATCCATCATCCTCCAACCTAAAGTGGGTGAGCCTGAGAAATAAAACCTCTCAGTGTGTGGGACGACCTTCCTATTTTTCAGCATATGGGCTTCCACGTATGCTCTCTCTTTTTTCCCCCATAGAAAAATACCAACATTCAAATGGCTTTTTGTATAAGGGTCAAACGTGAGTAAGTATATTGGTTGATTATCCCGTTTAGGCGGTTTACCGGCATTCCACCACCTGCCCAAACATTTGAATACGGTAGTTTTTATCATAAGTTTACTTGTTGTCAACTAGCGATATTTGGTAGATTCCTTGCAATTTTTGACTCCTCTACACTAATACCCATTACCTAAGTAGCATTAATATAGTCAACGATGTAGACTCCACTGCGTGCTAGTTTGATAAATGCTATCGCTAGCTTTAATACTTTACGGTCGTTGATATGACTTTTTACCCTTTGTTTGATTTTTTTTCTCACAATAATCCTCCTTAAACACAGAAGCAAGGGCAGTGCTGACAGATAAGTCGTGAACTTTAGAGTTTTTCTCAAAAATCTCTAAATCAGAACCTAGACGGGCTTCAGCTTGCTTTATCTGTCCTGTCAACATCCGAATTTTCCTTTTCAAGTTTTTTATAGCCATAAATACCCTCCTTACAACCGATTATCAATCGCCAGCAACAGGTCCGCCTCTTTGGACCTGTCTTGGTGAATTTCCAAATACATCGAGCACATGCAGGATTTTTTGGTTCCCAACTTTACGACGGTAACTGAAGGCTTTCCACATACCGTTGACGTACTTTCAAACCCTCCTACCGACCCGGTGTAGTCTATAAAGGCACCAAATTGGTTGCTACCCTCCCTTACTTGGCATGTTTTAGTCACCTTACTTGCCTCCTTCTTGATTTCACTTCCCATAGAAACTTCCCCCCTTCAAAAAAGTCTATGTTTACCACAATCACCTCTCTTTGCAATAATTCATAGGTTTTATCTTCAAACCCGTTTCGGGAAGGAGAGATAGTAAATCCCTCACATAAGAGAAGTTGCTAACCGTATGCACCGCACCCAAACGACCAACAACAGTGCCGCCTTCCTTGTGAAGCCATTTGCCAGCAACAGACTCCTTTCGTCTACTCAAAAGTCGTCCATAAACTTCATGTCTGCAACGGACACAAGTCCCTAGTACATAGGGTACCATCTTCATTTTTGTACCTCCTCGTAAGTGCGGAGCTTATTTATCTTTCGGCCAATCCTCATATGCATTGAGAAAGGCAAATTTGCGCTCTTCCCGTATGCCTGTTTCTGGATGAGGAAACTCAAGAACAGCACTCACTGGGTTTCCCTCTTTGTCTGTTTCTATATTGATGATTTTCTGTTCATAGGTACCGTGCTTAACCCCATTTTCATCTGCTACTAAGTCTTTTAATTTGTCCATGTCCCCTCCTATTCGGAATAATACTACCTTAGGCAGATTTAATACCCTGTTTTCTGCATAACCGTAGTTCCCGAGTTATTGAGAATCTGCGGCGAGTTTACAACATGCGCCGACAGAGCCGTGTGGTTGATATTTTGCGCCGTGACCACATGGTCCAACTTAGTGATGTGCCTGAAGTTCTTGCATTCTAATATAAAATCTCCGGTCACATGTTGGTGGAGATTTCCGTGGACCATCCAGTCAACATCTCCAGTGATTTCAAGGCGCAGTCCCTTCTTGGCACTGCTCTGCCCGACCGTAAGCTCAATTCCCCCTTCAAGAGAGCCGGTCAACGACCTTCCTTGCTTATCCTTCCCTGCCGCCAGCACGATTCCCCCGTCCAAGTCAAGCAGGAGTGATTGCCCCGAGGATGGGTTCTTCCCGATGCGCAAGAGGACATCCCGCACAGCGTGGAGGTCCAAGGACATACCGTGGGCGTCCATACTAGGGAGCACAGGGTTGCCCATCCAAGAGTTGTACGGCACCATATTCAATGTTGGTTGACCCGCTGTTGTGAGGTCGTGAAACTGATAGGAAGCGTCCCCGGCCGCATACGCCTGCCGTCCGGGGCTGTGGGAGTTCGGTGTGCTCAGATCAAACTGGATTCCCTGCGGGTCGGAGTATCCGTTCTTCAGATGACGGCGGCGGACTGGGACGCTAAGGGTGGAATTGTCCGCCCTTGCTCCCAAGCGGGCTACAACTGCCCCATCCGTGGCCATCCTTATGCTGACCCGCTCCATCCCTGTCTTGTTGGCCAGATTACCGGGGTCACCCAGTCCGAACTTGGGGGATGCCCAATATTGCAGCGTCCGCTGCTGGGAAGCATCCTTGCTGCCCCGTATCTGGGTCTTCACAGACCTCCCTGCATCTGGCAGGCTAGTATCGTCACACCCGAACCGCAATACAGACTGCCCGAGTGCCTGCAGGTCAATGGCGTCCTCTTCGTCTCGGTTCTTCCCCACAACCAGCTTGAGGCTTCCCACGAGGTGTCCCTCGACGCTCCTGCCCGCTCCATGGGGATGCTCGTAGGCATTCACCGGGAGGAACTGGATGTTCTCCTTGGGCATCGTGCTGCCAACCTCGAAGGTAAGCATACCCTCCTTGGAGACATCCCAGCGGGTGGTGTTGTACTCGCTCGGAAAACGGACAGAGTGGCAGGAAGCAGCCAACCTAGCTTCGATATGGTCGGGCTCGGTGTCGGTGACGGGCATATAGCCGCTTGTGAAGTCCGCCCCGAAGCGCCCGCTGGTAGGCGTCGCCAGCCCGGTCAAGGGCGAGAGCACGGGCTTAAGGACCTGCCCATAGGTAAGCTTGTCAAAGCGGTTGAATCCAACAAGAGTGCCTTCGCTGCGCTCAAGGATGAACCCCTTGCGCAGAGGCGTTGGTCCCTCGTTAAGCGTGGGACCAAGCGCATGTTTCGCTGGGTCGGTGGGGTGGTCAAACTCCTGGGTTGCAAAATAGGTCGTGTTATCGACCTTGAAGTTTCCCTGTGTGGTTATAGTCGTCCGGGTCCACGGATTCTGCGTGGTGCCAAGGATGCTGTCGAGCAAGTCGGTCTGCAATACTTCCGAGGGAAGGGGATAATCTAGGGCGAACTCCTGCACACGGGTGGTGTTCTCAGAGAACGGGAGGACATCGGGCTTACCACTGACATAGCGGTCGGTCAAGACTGCCTTTGGCTGGAGATAGAGAGTCCATTCACGGGAGGCGTCAGGAAGAACAGACGGGGTGATGTTGGGGGCGTCAGGGCGGACGACCGGTCCCTTGAAGGTCATCCCGGCGTCGGAATACCCGACTTGTCGGGAGGTGATGGTGCTCCAGGTGCGGCTGTCTGGGTCTACATTCTCACGGTCGAACGCCGACGAAGCCTTGTCCCATCCGGGATTAACCCGCTCTGTGTATCCCTGTGAGTAGGAGGCGGTATGCTGGCCAGGGTAGGCCTTGCGGTAGTTTCCACGCTTTCGTTCATTAAGTCCCGAGACACCTGGCAGCTCCCGCATGGCAACGCTGTCCCTTGCCCTGACAATGTGTGACATCGCCCAGCCAATTATGGCCACCTGGGAGTGTCCACCATAGTAGAAAAGTGGAACGCACAGGCAGGTGCCTCCCCGTTCCGGCATATAAACATCCGTGGATTCAAAGGAACTGGAGACACAGGGAATGACCGCTACCTCAGTGTGGATGACCTTGCTGCGGGTGTCCATCACCGTGCATACCTGCCGCTCGTAGTCCACAGTCTGGACCGTGCCGAGGAACACTTGGAACTGCTCCGACTCCCTCGTCGGGACCAAGGGGGGTTCTTTGTAGAGATGCGTGGTGCCGCCAGGAAATGACATATCTAGCTATTACCCCCTGGAAGCAAGTTTTTTATAAATGGCGGAAGTGAGGGCACGGGAACATTGGGGTTTATCTTGGCATTGGCCACCTGCTTGATGACCTGTGTGTCTGTGGATGACACGCCACCAGTCAGGAAGACCTGGACGCTGTTCTTGATGTCCGTGAGGCTGCTGTCCAACATCTTTCCTGCCGCCAACATATCCGGCTGGGGATTGCTAGTGAGGTTGCTGGCGTCCCCCGGCTGTCCCTCTTGCGGGGTGACAAGCTCAATGACGGAGTCAAGTTCTACCGAGTCATATATCACACTCATAGTCTGGGCGACATCGGAACTGGATAACCTCTTGTACATATCAGAAGTTGAAAGCTGCCCTGTGATGCTGGGGTCGTTGGGGGTTGCCATCCCGGCGAATAAAAATACATTGACGTTGTCTAGGGTGCCTTGAGACAGTGAATTAGCGGAGTCTGGCGTCAGTATACCAAGGCGCGTCTCCCTGATGGCGTCGGTGAGCGTCATCCAGCGCCCCCACGGGAAGGGGGTGGCGACCTCATATCCCTTATCGTCCGTATAGGGCTGGGTCTCAAGGATTTTTTCGAGATATTGGATGTCAATGCCTTTGGAAAGCCAATTCTTGCCCGAAAAAAATGGCTCACCGGCCTGCATCGTCGGTCCTCCATCATTCCCATAGGGGTTGACACCGGTTTGCAGGTTGTTGGTTTCATTAGCAAGGCGGCGGGTATTGAAGGTATCAGCATCCACCTGGTCAGCCTTGTCATTCTGGAGACGGTAGCACTTGTCCTTCGTATCCCAGCGGGAGGACCACACATTCCCGATGGTCTCCTTCTGGTGCATGATGTATGCCCATTCATCTGAGGAGAAGGGAGCGTCCTTCGGGGGACGGGCGGTGACTGTGGTCCCCGACGACACGCTTGTGGACTGAGATACCCAAGTGGGGGGGTTAACAGCAGGCTGATTGGCTGTCGGGGGCTTTGTCCATTGATATACGAGGTTAGGCTGGCTGGTGTAAGAAGTAAGGGTCTTCCCGTTCGTCGTACTCGTGGAGGAGATAAGCGGGCGCTTGCGGATGGTATCAAGGGTGATGCTCATCGTCGCCGACTGCCCCTGCTGGTAGTTAATGCTGACGAGCCTGATGTACCCATACATATCCTTGTGCGGGAAGTACATCGGGAACCCGAGCCTTAGCTCTGGGCGAAGCGGGATGGTGACGGTATAGGAACGGTAGCCTCGATTTGCCCGTGTCGTCTCGGAGGCAGCATAGGCATACATCAGTTTGGGGTCGTTCATACGTAGGAAACCCAGAGTCCGGGCAGGCTCTTCACGCAGCCCGAACTTGGACATCTTGGCGATGTCCATATAGTCAGCAGCAGGGGTTAGGGTCTGAGCCATCTCGGAATTAAATTGGAAGTCAGTTAACCAGCCTCCTTGTATGGTCGTGCGAGTGGCCTTAATAGCGTGCTCGTCCTCGGTCTCGCTCTCGCTCTCTATCTCACTGAGGTGGACTACGAACGGATTGGTGGCCTCGGTGATATAGTTGGCGGAGCTTGTTGTGCTGGTGTTGGAAGCATTCTGCCCAACATTGGTGACATCAAGATTGTATAACGGTGGCTTGAAGATGATGGCCCCGTCAATGTCCTGATACCCCTCGTAAAGGAGTAGGTGGACCAGATTCCTGACGCGCTCGATGCGGGAGGTTATCTTGCCGTTGAGAAGTTGGATGTTCCCCACACCGAAATCCGGTAAGTATTTATTTATGGTGTTGATGAACAAGTTGGGGTCAAGACGGGTAAGTCCGGGAGCATCCTTGGCGAGAAGAGCAAGCCGAGCGGCACGGAGTTCGGGAGAAAGCTTACCCTCAGCATCGCTGGGGTGGGCGCTAAGGACATTGAGAATAAGATAAGGGTCGTCTTCAAGTGTGACCGGAGAATTCTTCATATCGTAACCGAGGATACGGACATCTCGGATAAGGTTTATTAGCCTAGCCTGCCACCTCATGATGTAGCCCCCTTGGACGACATCATACCAGTCAGAAGGGTTAATGCTTTTATTACTCAACTGTGCTTGCGCCAAGGAGTTCAACTGGAACCCTGCGGGGGTGACGGACCGCAGGAACATATCGGCAAGCTGCTTATAAGGGTCCATTTGTGCAGCGTTGCTACTATAAGGGGTCAAGTATTCTACCGGGGCGTTACTTAGCAGAGCGGCGGCAAGGTCAACCTGCATAAGCTCAAGGAACCTAAGCGTCCCGGAGCACCCGATGGATATCTGGAGGCTGGTTCCCGTATCGCTATAGCCTATGGTCGATATCATCCCCTTGAAGACCCGATAGTAGAGGGTGTTCCCTCGTGGGGACGGGAAGTACCCCTTGGCGAACACCTGCACTTCCATCATCGTCTCAAGGACATTCTCTCCCCCCGCAGGGGCTTGGAACAGGCGCTTGAGGTTGTTGGGGACGGACAGGGTAATAGTGGCTGCTGGGATGAGGTTGTCGATGTCGTAGGAGGTGGAGAATGAGTCCACGAAGTCATTGAAGTTCACGACAGTGTACTGCCCGTTGGATTGGTTTTTTATGTCTTGGTCGTTTATGAATTTATTAATTAAATATGGGCGTCCTTCGACGTAACAAATTACGTCTGGCGCAGTCTTTATTATTTCACGCTCACCCACCGATTGCATCACATTGCGAATAGTATTCGTCGTCACGGGAGGAACTAGAGTATTGAGGCTAAGATTGTTCTGCCCCGGAGGGAGGTTAGCGTTATTCTGCCCCAAGGGAAGTTCTTGAATTAAACGACTAGGTGTATTTCCCATATCTTTGCTTAACTCCTAACCTGTTCCAGTTGAGGCATGGAAACTGGCATACGCCGCGCTGGTTCCCACCAAAGTGGGGGTAATTGATGATGTCTGTGCCGGAAACGATGAGTTTGCCATCGTGGTAAACATATTTGTCGTCGTGGCAGGGGGGAAGTTAGTTGGGGGCACCCAGTCCAAGGATTGGGAAGTCGCTGCTTCTGCCGGGGCAGTTGAAGAATCGGTAGCCATATATGCTTGATAGGAGTGCCCCCTCTGGATGACGCTGGGCAGGCTGTTGATGTACGGCGAGCTTGCCCTGAACCTCTCTTTCCAGGCAAGGAAGGATATCCTAAACTCTGCCCGATGCGGATGGTCGGCGTCCAACGTGTAGCTGAAGTCCTCAAACATCCCGTTCCACACAAAGTTCCCGACGATGAGCTGAACATCCTGGTGCTTCTTGATGCGGCGGCGGGTGTACCCAGGAGCCATGGGACCTTCATTACTCTCCTCTCCTTCAAACCAGTATCCATTGTTCTCGAAGAACATCCCGAGTTGCTGGAGGTTGCGCCACGACTCGGAAAAATAAGCATACCCATCCGTCAACCCATAGCTCCAGTATTGTCCTGGGGAGTGCCCGGTCAAAGAGATGTTGACAAGGCTTTCCCCCCATACCCCGAACTGCCAGCCCCCACGGGCAAATGTCTGCGAATCCTCGGTAGAGCGGGACACAGAGGCAGTTTGGGGGTTAATAAGGAACCGATACTCAGCCGTCAGGTTGGGGTCAAACTTGCCGTTGGAGTCTCTGCCCCGATGGGGGATGCGGACGATGACATAATCCACGAAGGTCTTCTTGGCGGCGTGGATATAGAAATCTTTGGCTTCGCCACGATGAGGAGCGGTGGTAGGAATCCCACTGATTATCGTATTGACTATCGCCGTGGCGTTCTCCGGTATGAACCGCTTTTCCGCCCGGATGGGGAGGAGCATAGCAGGCGTCGGGACGTGGTTTGGTGAGGCGGCGTGAATGTCGCTCATGTCGTTGATGTCACCCTTCGCCACCTCGGGGGCGGGGGCGTGGTTCGACACTGTGGGTGCCAAGGCTGTAAGGTTCAGATTGGGCTGCCCAAGAGGGAGTTCATCGGTAGTCAATGTAAAAGGTATTGCCATATTTTATCCTGCTGGATTGAATATAAAGCCCAGCGTCTTCTCAACTTGGAACACAAAGTTGAACTCCCACTTAAACGGGGTGGCCGCATCTTGGGCCCAGCTTAAACTCTTGAAATAACCCAGATAATTTACCCCTTTGAACTTCATTAAAATTGCACCACGGCTCATCACGTCATTTGTCCGGCCGTTCATCTGCGTGGCGGATATACCAAGCTCCGGGCTCCAAGCGTCAATACCCACCTGCTCCGAGACTTGACCCGACCCCGCTTCCTGTTCAGCCTTCTCATAAAACCACCGTATGCCATTCATCTTGAACAGGGATAGAAACTCCACGAAGGCGTCCTGTGCCGCCACCCGAAACATATCTTGTGGCTTGGGAGACTGCGTCAGCTTACTGAGATAGGATTGGGCACTCAGTGATTCCCCCCCGTAAACCTCGCTTATCATATCAGGTGATGCACCCTGCTCGGCGTTGGTCGCCGTTTCCTGCCCAAAGGCAAGTGGGGAGAAAGACTGGTTGGAGGCTAATGTCTGGAATCCCGCCGTCACCGCCGAGATAATGTCCTGGGATATGGTCGCCGTGCTGAAAAAATCGGTCAACCCCAACTGGTTCATAAACACACCGGTCGTGCAGCTTCCCTCTATCGTGTCTGCCTGCATCCCCCACATCGTGACATGCCATCCGACACGGGTCCTCTGCGGGTGGCACACATGCTTGGAGCTTACGCTGAAGGTCTTCATCGAGGCATTGAGTTGTACCTGTAGAGGAGGAGCACCTTGGATGCTGGTAGCCCCCGGTGATACCTGCGGAAGATACACATCCTGCCTGTCGTGCAGGATGACCTCGAATACCACCGGGGTCACCACTCCTCTGACCTTGGGGTTGCCTGTAACTAAGCCAGTATCCTTGTACCACGGTGTATTGTTCAAGCCTACATTGATGATGGCATCTGGGAACAGGGAGCCGTAATCCACGGTAGAGGGAAGAAGGGACACGGGGGTGTAATTAACCACATCGTGTGTAAGGGGGGAGTTGGTGGTTGTAGAGCCTGCAACATCACCCGTCCCCTGATTGTTGATTACTCCTCCAGGGGGGTTGCTAGTCACTAATTTGATTCCTGGGTTTGTAGCCGTGACATTACCATTGACAAGGTCCTTCATCTTCGTGGTGGGGAGAATCCCCATCCTTTGACAAGTACCGGTAACATAGTTAGGGTTGATGTTGTCAGCCCAAGGACTCCCTGCTTGAAAGGTTTCCAAATACTGGGCGACGGTCAGGTCACCCGTGCTGGCTAGACCCAGTTTATTGGCAACATAAGTGTACTGGGAACCAGAGCCTGCGGTGCCGTCGGCCACCCCTTGAATCTTGTTCTGGAGAGAAGCATATCCTGCCTCGGCTGTGGGGTAAACTATCTGCCTCTCTGAGCCGATGACCTGACCCGTATAACCAGCCCCAGCCCGCTCGTCTCCAGGATTGTTAGCCCTTGATGCTACAGTGCCAGGCTGCCCAAAGCCTTCACTGATGGCTTGGGAGTTGGCAAGGGCAGCATTGTTTGTCCCATAAGTAGGCATTACCCACCCCCGCTCCGCAGCCAATTTTGGACGCCCTTGAACCCATCCGTAATGGTCTTGGCAGCCTGGGCGACAGCCGCCTGCGTGTCGAATACAGAGAACTCACTGCTTTCTCTGGGCGTTGGGGGACCGCTTCCCGCGTGAGTGCTAACGCCGGTGTTGGTGTGGATGTTAGTGACTTGGACGACAGGGGCGGCGGGGGATGAAGTCTTGTCGGCCGCTTTTCCTATACCTTGTTCGGCTGCGATGGTGGCGGCACCACCTGGCTTTAGCACATTTAACCCAAGGGGGTTTGCTAAAGAGGGATCCAGCTTTCCGCTCCGAGCCAAGTCGGAAAGACCGCTGCCTAGGGTGTCCGCATCCAGAAATCCTCCTCCTGACCCCGCCTTCTGTTTAAGCGTTGCTAACTCCATGTTAAACGCATTCACCCTCTCTCCTGTGGAGGCGCTCCCCTTTGCCAACTCCAGTTCCGTCTTACCCTTCTTTATCGTCTCTGTCAAATCATCCCTTCGGGCTGTTAACGAGGCAAGCATCGTGGGGTTATCCTTTGCCCTCTTCATTGCATCAGTGAGGTCCTTCTCCTGTTGTTCCAAGGTCTCTAGGCTCCCTCGATAACTGTCGGGTCCCGTTTTCGCTATTTCCTTGGCTACCTCGGCTTGGTCCTCTGCGCTGGCTCGGTGACTGATATGGAAGACGACTAGCAAATCATCGATGGCGTTTCCTATGGAGGTCAGTATACCGTACACCTTCATCTCTAGGATATCCTTAATTTGGCTTAAGTAGTCATCGCTCGTGGTCATTGCCTTCCCCAAGCTATCAGCCATCGTCTCCTTGAGCCTTTCCCCCTCGGTCTTGTTACTTTCTTCTAGCTCTTTCCACAGCTTTCCGCCCGGCAACATAGCATCCGCCATGTTGCCCAAGAAGTCGGTTTTCCAGCCTTCCTCTGCCTTCGCTTGCAAGCCCATATCGGTGGGAAGTCCTCGCTTGAGGTCCTCCACAGACACCCCGGTATACCGTGCTGCTTTTTTATATTGTTCGTCCCCAAGCTTACCGGACTTCAAATCGTTGACCCAAGTAGCCGCCAAGTCCCCCATGGTACTGCGTACATCGTTAAGAAACTCAGGAGGCAACTGCATTTCCTCAGAAAACTTCCTCTGTTGTAATTCATAGTTTCCCATAAGCCCAGGATTCGTCATGAAGGTGTGTGCAACATCTGCATCAGTTTTTCCTAGTTTTCCTCCTGCACTCCGATTAACCATTGCTAATACAGCGGAAACCTTGCCTAGATTAAGTGATGCCGCTACTGCTGGAGGCATGTTAATCATATGGGAAAGCTGTATGGCATTTTGTATGTTAGCGTCCTGACCAAAATTCCCCACTGTTGTACGAGACTCTAACCCTGCGGTCAACTGTCCGATAGCAGTCCCTACCAGTCCGGTCCTCTCGGTCCCTACGTTTGCTATCTCTTGGTTGGCAAGTTGGCGTGCCCTTTGTCTAGCTGCCTCACTTTCAATCAAATCTTGGGCACTGCCGATGCCCTGTTCCTTCATATACTTTTCTGCATCTTCTCTCCCCAGCCCCTTTGCTGTATAAACATCCCGCAAACTATCGTATGCGGATTGGGCGCTTCTGTCTACACCCTCCTTCGCCGACGCTGTCATGACATCCTTTACACCCTGTGGCATCTGTGATAGGATATAGGCTCCCATCTCTGGCGTAGTCTTGGTGGCAAAGAGCCCCTTCATCGTATCCTCCAACTGCTCCACTGTAAGGAGTCCAGTGTGGCCAAGCCCCCTGAGTGCTCCCGTAACAGTATCAACCCCACGTGCCATATGGGTAAACTGCCCGGATATCTCATCGAGAATCTGGATGTACTTTATTGATGTTAGCCCCGCCGCCTTGATGTCTATGTTGAGCTTGTTGAAGAAGCTGTCGGTCTGCTCCAAAGACAAGTGGTATTGCTGAAGAAGCTTCATTATGGTCTCGACGGCTTGAGGCGTATCCAGCCCTGCTAGCCTTGCTCCCCCGAATACAGTGGAGGCTATCCCCCCGCCTACCGGTCCACCAGCCCTTCCTATGATGTTGTGGGTAAGGTCGTTGTTGGCATCCGAGAGGTCGGAAACCCCGACCCCAAACTTGTTTATGGCGGCGACCATCTCATAGTTTATTTTCTGGGTCTGGCCATACATATTAACGCCGGGGGTTAGGTTAGTACGCACGTTCTGGAAGGCTTGGGCTGCTCCCGTCTGCCCTCCGGCAAACAGACCACTTGTTCCCATTTTACTGTAGATGTCTTGATTACTCTTAATCATCCCGTCAAACAGTTCTTTCATGGCCGTCACTACCCCTACGACTACCCCAATTGGTCCAGCCAACTCCGTTGCTGTTCCTGCAAGTGCCTCACCACCACCCCTGATAGTAGCTCCGACCGCCTCTAGGCCAGCGCCCCCCACCTCTGCCCCCTCTGCTGCCCCAGCAAACTCAGTCGCAAATGATTTCACCCCCTTTGCTGCACGCCCCGCCCTCCATCTTCCAATTCTCCCTGTATGCCCGCTGTACTTCATCATCTCTGTTACTAGGTCGTCATGGCTCATACTTGCGATTTCCTGGGCACGCCGCCTGTTTTCTGGTTCACTTCTGAGTTGTTTTACAACATCCTTGTCTATCCTGCCCTTTTCATTCAATTTTAGCTCACCCAGAAGGGTTCCGATAGGACCACCATGTAATGCTGCCTTCTTTTGAAATAGCTCAGCCCCTGCCTGCCGTTGTTCCACCGCTCCTCGGCGCATATAACCCACCTGCCTGCCCAAGCTGGAAAGGCGTTCAAAGGGAGCCATCAATGGGCCCAAGGTTCCCATTTGACTAAAGGCTTCTTTAAGGGCTGAGCCTATGGAATGAATCATCCCCGGCATCCTTGAAAACTTCTGGGTAATTGCATCAAGGCTATATCCCATTTCCTTGAGAGCTTTTTTCATTTCATCTGTGAGCCCTACCCCTGAAACCTTAACTGCCTTCAACATAGCGAGGAGGTCTCGAAGGGACTTGTCGAACTGCGCCGTCCCTTTGCCCCCCACTTCCTGCCTTTGGAGCGCCTTGACGCTGGCTATCATCTTCTCAAGGTCCTTTATGGTTTCTTTGTTATTTGATGAGTTAAAGATTCCTCCGGGCTGCCCCACGCTCTTTAAGGCCTTTACAACCTCCTTAATGTTTCCCATTAGCTTATCACTTGAGTCCACCGCATCTGCAGCCTTGTCCGCAAAAGTCTCCAGTACCTTCACGTTGTCCTTCATCAGGACTCCAAGGTCGGCCATACTCTTATTGAGATTCTGTATGGTCGCCTCAAAGACTTTTGTGACATCTACAAGGCTCTTTAGCACCCTGTCAAGGTCACCGGGATTTAAGGGATTGGGCATCTGTTCCTATCTTTATCCTGAACGGAGGTTAAGCTTTCTCCTCCGTTTTATCTTCAGCCTTCACCACAGTATCCATCGCTTGGATTATCGTATCCTCGATTACTTCCTTGCTGGCATCCCTGATTTCTTTGAGGGCCGACTCAAACAACCGACGCTCAACCTCAGTCATCATGGTGGATTCGGGAAAATTCTGTTGCATGCGCTTCTCAATCTTGTCAGAGTGAACCATTAAGAGCTTCCAGAGAGTCAGGAGAACCTCCTGCCCCCACCCGAGAAAGATGTTGCGAAGAACGACTTGAACATCGACCTTAGGCTTCTTCTCTTCCTTGCTGGTACAGTCCGTGACTATCCGCTGTTCCGGGGTAAGATTGCGGATGCTTATTCCGTTGGCCCAAGTGACCGCCCGAGAGAGGATTTCACAACGGATACGCTGAATCCAAGCATACCCTTTATACTCCTCTGCGGCTAATAAAGCCTTTATCTCCTGCTCAGTCGGGATGTTGGAAATCCTCAGGCTGACAGTTTTCCCAGAGGCGTCAAACTGGATTATCTCCTCCACTTCTTCCAGTCCGAACCCACACATTGCTGCCACAACCTCATCCAGTGACTTTGGAACAATCACATTGTCATTTTCAGCCATTTTTTATTTTTCTCCTTTTCTCTTGTTGACAAACCTTTCAGCAGCAGCGTTAAGTACTTGAAGAATATGGGTTTCTTGCTCCTTAAATTCCCAACCCCAATACAAAATTGTACGCTCAAAAACATCAAGTCCATGCTTCTTCACAGCCCTCTGAAAAACCTTGCCGCTACCTACATACCCATCATCAAGAGTGCCCGCATGGGAGCCTATATACCACTTACCATTATTACGGTTAACCCACAGGTATACAAATCCTTGTGGCTCAAACTTTACGATAGCCATTTCCGTTGCCCTATCTTCCCCCACAGTTCCTCCTAATAAGCCAGCCGACAGTCGGTTATGTGGGAATCACCTCAGTTTAAGAATCCCTCCAGATATCCGACAGTCTGGTGTATACTATAGATGGAGGAATCTATGGACGAAACTTTTACTACAAAAGAAAAGCAGAAAATCGAAGCGGATATGCAGGATATCTATGCTTGGCAGAGGAGCGCACAGGCTATACGAGAGGAACGGGAGAGGTTGGAGAAAGAGAAGGGAAGGCGTGATGGGCTTATAGCCGATTATGTCCTAACCCCTTTGTGGAATGCTTTCCGTACCCTCAGGGGTGTTAAGAACCTCGTCATGCTGCTTGTCATCTCTGCGGTGATATTCCTCCCCGCAAAATACATACTTTTCCACTATCTGTTTGTAAACACACCCATTGACCCCCCTGACCCTATTACCCAGCTTTTGAGTATAGCCACAATCTTACTCGTGGCACCCTATGCACCGTGGTATTGGCTCTGGTCTCTCGTGCCAATGCTCGTTATCGCTGGTTCGTTCACTGGATGCTACTTTGGAGACTACCCTCATGGTGTTGGGTATGACAACTGGCCAGCAATCTCTCTCGTGTTCTTGCTATGGGGGCTATACGGGCTGGTAAAGGGGATACACCATGAAGTCACATGGCTGAGGGAAAGCTATAATGATGACCCCCACCACCATACGATGGAGCACCCCTATCTCTTTATGGGTGCGGCCGTCGGGCAACATTATGTCCTAAAAAATACCCTGTACAAGAAAGACTAGGGTTATTGGTACTTCTTTATCTTCTCGGCGTAGTCGGGTCGTCCCCCCTCCTGCTCCCTCCGGGCGGGAGGGGGAGGCATCCTCCTGCCCCTCATCTTGGCATCCTGCAGCCGCATGTCGTCGTCCGACATTATGCGTATGGTCTCCTTGTTGATTCCCGGTCCTCCACGCTTGGCCACTATCTGCTCGATATCCTTCTTGCGCTTGTCCGCCGCCTCAAGCTGCTGATGCTCAAACTTAGCCATAAGTTGCTCGTGCCGGTCGTTCCCCAGCATCCCATAAAGCTCCTTGAGCATCCCCTCCTTCGTCTCCATGTTCTCAAGGTGTGCCCATCCGTCGTCAAGCGCCTTCTCAGGGGCGGCAGCGACCATATGCTCCCAAGGGTCCATTACTCCCGCCTGCATCGCCTTGGTGGCTGCCTTTAGCTCCGCCGCCAGCCCGTCCACGGACTTTCCCGCCCACGGGCGCATAATCAGGACAGCATTCCACGACTCGTCCAGCCGCTTCTTTGCCTGCTCCCGGTAAGTGCATAGGGATGCCCACAGCCTGGCGTGGTCACTGGGGCACATAATAGTCACCTTCCTGCCGTCAGGCATAGGTATGACCTTGTTCTCGAACGACGCACAACTCCCCCCGCTGTGCCATAGGCGCTCACTCTCCCTCGTGGTGCTGAACGCCGCCAAGTAGGGGTAGAGGGAGGCATCCCTGTCCCCCATAACGATTACCAGCTTGACTAGGCGGCTGACCTCCAAGGATGTAAGCTGCCCTAGCTCCTCCTCAGTCAGGGTGGTAGTGAGAAGCAGGGAGCGCAGGATGAAGTCCTGACTTTTAGGGAACCACCGTCTAAGGTCACGACGCTCGGTGTCGTGCAACCCCCTGACCCACCCTAGGCTCTCACCGTCAACCAACAGGGGTCGTATCCTCGCTCCTATCCTGATAAGCTCGTCGCAGGTATCGGAAACCTTGTTCTTAACCTCCTGCACATACTGGGTAGGAGCACGATGGGCAGACTCCTCGCCGATGCGCATGGCCAGCTCTGCCCCACGGGTAATCTTTGAGTCCGGCGATACCCTGCCCCCCCTCCAGGCACCAGTAGGGGGAGTCCCAAGCACGTTCTGGGAGACCTTAGGCACCACCATCCGAGCCTCCCTCCTGTGTGGCGGGAACAAACCTCTTTCCCTCTTTTTGTGCTGCCCTGAGAATCTGACGGCTCAGTTCCGCCTCCTCGGCCACTTCCTGTTTTCCGAAGCGGTTCTCCATTTCTCTGATAACCTTGTCATGAATGCTCTCCTCTTCCGTACTCTCCTCAAAGACCCTCCCCATATGCAAGGACGACTCGGGTGCCTGGTAGAGGTCGGCGGTGCTGAACCGGCGTGCGGGTGGAAACGACCCACGGTATACCTTCCACACCCTGGTGAGGATGGCCTCGGGTATGGCCGCAATGACCCGCTTAGCTTCTTCAATCGACTTTGGGGCAATCCCCGACACCTCGACAAGAGCGGTGGCGAGGAACACTCGGACAGGGTCCTCGGATTTTCCTGCCCTGACAAGGAATTCTTCCTGCCACAGCACCCGCCTGAAGACAAAATCAAACCTCAGGAGACGGACATTGACGAGGTCGGCGGTATTGATATCCTTGGCCATATACAGGCTGTGGGAAGGCCTTTTACACGTAATCACTGGCAAGCTAGTATTTATAGTCTACAGCGAGTTTATCATGGCACATCGCCGCAAAGGAGTCCTATGTATCTTTCTGAGCTTGCCCGAAGGTTCTGCTGTGGTCAGGACCTTTATCCGTTCGTATTGCAAAACAAGAAGAGGTTGGCTTGGACCATCCAGTACGCCAAGTGGCTGGACTTTACGCCGGGAAGCGACGAGGTAGTCACCAGCGGAACCCTCCGGGCGATTTGGATTTACATCGAGAAGTTCAGTGCCCTCCCCACCAGTCCCACCGACGTAAAGGGATACATCATAAACAATCCGCACAACATCAAGGAGTTTACACGGGGCGAGGACGATAAGGATAATACCACCGGAATCCTTGAACAGCTAGACCTGCTGGCCACTTGGGAGCCCACTCCCAACGTCAAGGTGCAGGATACATTACCTGTGCTTGAGTATGCTTTCTCCGATGTCAGGAACAACTGGCACGAGAAGCTCTATGCCAAGGCGGGCAGGATAGCCTCTGGGGCGGATGCTCACACCTATTGGGTCGGTCGGGAGAAGAAGGAGGAGAGGGGTCCCTCCGCCGCCATGCGGTACCTCCGCCTGAAATGGCTGCAGGACTATGCTGATGAGGCTCCCCCGCAGGATGGGATGTTGCACGAAAACATGCAGTCGGTCCGGGAGGGGTTCGCCAGCCTGATGGATGAACAATCCACAGATAACCAGATGGCCATCGGTATCCCCCACATTGACAATAATGTGGTAATCAGCAAGAATTCCGACATGAAGTTCATCGGCATCGTAGGTCAGGCGGGTGACGGAAAGACCACCTTAGCGAACTACATGGTATACCAATGGCTCAGCGAGGGGTTTAATGGTCTATACGCCTCCACTGAACACAGCGCCAAGCATATCTGGGATGTTATGACCTACCTGCATAGCTCCCACCCTGACTATGCCGGGATAGTCCTGCCAGGAACCAAGGTCTGGGAGAGCCGTAATGTCACGACCGAGGATATCAAGCATATGCAGACCATCTGCCAAGACATTGAGACCCGCAGGAACTTGCCGGGGCTTCTGGAAGTCAAGGAGTTTCACCCCTTCGATTGGGACACCATCGAGGATTGGGTCAAGGTGTATCACCCCAAGAACCATTACGACTTCATTTTGCTAGATTATATCACCCGCTTTGAGGTTCCCGGAGACCCTAAATGGATAGACCAAGAAATAAAATGCCTCATCCACCGCATACAAAGATTTACCCGAGACTTTGATAATGGCAAGGGTATAGTTGTTGCCAGCCCTATTCAAATTACCAAGGAGTCCTACAAGGACGCCATGAAGGGTGAGTTCAAAGAGGGTGTAGGTCATTATACTATTGACTCTATTCGCACCTTCAGCGAGTTAAAGGATGATTGTGACTTACTCCTTACGGTGTGGTCCGACCAAGAAATGAAAGATGAGAAAAGGAATGAGATTGAAGTCGGGTGCGTCAAGAAGCGCGTTGGCCGACAGCCACCCGCCCGCATCATGGTTCTGTCCGCTAATACCGGAGCGTTCGCCCAAAGGGGCGACGAGTCGGTGACAGGTCAGCAAGCGTTAACCCCTGAAGTCGCCGAGGCAATGAGGGAAATACGGAACATTGACAGCGACATCGTGGATGAAATGCCACAATATTGTCAATGACCGTCGCCTAAAGGCGACGGCTTGTGCCCAAGGCCAAGCCAAGGTTGAAAGCACAACGTAAGCGGAGACTAGGGATGTAGTAACTGAGCTTCCTGGGCGTGGCAGCCCGAAAGCACACCGAGAATGCTCCCCAAGTTTTCGGTCCCTGCGGAAGCCAGTCCCGAAGGGGGAAATTGAGAAAGAGAGAGGTAACTCTTGTTTGTTCCAGTAGTTAGTTCGACAGGCAAGCCGCTCATGCCCACCACCAATTGGCGGGCGAACGAGCTAATCCGTAAGGGCAACGCGTTACGACGTTTCAGCAAGGGCGTCTTCTACATCCGCCTGACGCAACGGTCTGACGGGGTCATACAGGAAGTTGCGTGCGGGATAGACCCCGGCTCGAAGAAGGAAGCGTTCACGGTAAAGTCGGATGCCCACACTTTCATCAATATTCAGGCGGACGCTGTGACTTGGGTCAAGAAAGCGGTGGAAACCCGCAGGTTGCTGAGAAGGTCAAGGCGCAGCCGGAATACACCTTGCCGTCAGAACCGGTCCAACCGGACAATCGGCGGAATTCCGCCGAGTACCAGGGCTCGATTCGGGTGGAAGGTGAGGATTAGCACCTGGCTCTCTAAGCTCTATCCGATTTCCCGCTTTGTGGTCGAGGACATTAAGGCGACGACCCACAAGGGACGCCGTTGGAATAAGAGTTTTAGCCCACTCGAAGTTGGCAAGAAGTGGTTCAAGGTAGAGCTTGAGAAGCTCGCTCCGATCACACTCAAGCAAGGGTGGGAGACATTCCAGATGCGGAACGCAGCGGGGTTGAAAAAGACGAAGGCGAAGATGTCGGAGAGGTTTGACGCCCACTGTGTGGACAGTTGGATCTTGGCGAACAGTTGGGTCGGCGGGAACATCAAGCCTGACAACGAAAAGATGTGGCTGGTAACGCCGCTTCAATTCAGCCGTAGACAGCTTCATGTTCAGAATCCCGCCGCAGGCGGTATCCGAAAGCCCTACGGCGGAACGCGGAGCCTGGGCTTCAAGCGGGGAAGCTGGGTACAGCATCCTAAGTTTGGGACGTGCTTTGTTGGCGGGTCGTCAAAAGGCAGAGTCAGCCTGCACAGCCTTTCGACCGGAAAACGCTTAACCCAGAGTGCCAAATCTCAAGATATGGAATTTCTGCATTATGCAAGCTGGAGGGCGTCCAATTCCTCCGCTGGCTAAAGCCAGCGGTCTCCTTGGACACAAAATCTATGAAGTCGCAGACCATAGAAGCGAGCGAGATACACCAAAGGATATACATAAAGAACTGGTGGAAGTTTCAACATTACCACGACCGTAGACCCTCGTGGATTAAGCTACACACGTCCATCCTGACGGATGATGTGCTGATTAACTTACCAGGGGACGACTTCAAGCACCTGGTGCGCTTGTGGTTAGCTCTGGCAGAGCATGAGGGGAGCTTCAGTCAGGCTAACTGGGCTCTCGGGCATAGCGTGGGCTTCTCTACCCGTAAGCAGTGGCAAAGCTTTCTAGCACGAATGATAAATAAGTCCCTGATAACAGAGGAAGATTCTCGTGGAGCTAGGGCAGAGGTGGCTAGCGATTTGGTACACAGAAGAAGAAGAGATAAGAAAGAGATAAAGAATAAAGAGAATAACCCTAACACCTCTTCAGGTAACTCTAACTTTTCTCCAGATAATTTCCCTATTGATTTGACCGTAGATGAGGAGGATTGATGGACCCAAAAGTTTTTGAGTGCATGAAAAAACGGGGATGGCTGGACAAGAACAATAAGCCCAAGTGGCCTTTTGCCTTTGCTACTTGGTCCGAGGACATTACCGACGACGAGGGGACTATACCTGCGGAGTGCATCAAGCTGGCAATCCACTATCACTTCCACCCCTTCCATGAACCCCATGACCCATTCTTCCGCAACCAAGGTCTATCCGCTGCCACACTAGAACACTACGGGCGGAGAATGGTACGCTCCATTCCTGATGCCTACACCTACAAAGACAACCCGTGGAACCCTTGGAAACGGTTTCCTAACCTTAACTGCCTTGAATGTCACGGAGAGGGGGGAAAACTCTCACAGATATATGACACTAAGGCCTTCAATTTCAAGATGTGTAAATGCATTATTGGACTGCCAGAAGGAAGAGATGGCTGCCCTAAGTGTAGGAACACCGGTAACCGTGACCTGCGTATCCTTGGAAAAGTTCCCGGAAGCTTTATAACCAAGGTTGTTGATTGTGATTGCCTGCGATGAGAGTATTATCCCTTGTCTGAAAAATTTTACATATGACTAACCCACTACAAATTGACCATCAAGATTCAACTCTATCCGAAAATTCCACAGACTCCGTGAAAACCCATCTCTCCGAGAAAGTTTGCCGGTGATTTAAGATTTCCACTACCGACCTCATAGACAGCCGCACGCTATGACCACAAATTTTTCACATCACGCAAGAGGGGTTTGACAATTCAGGAGAGAGGTACAATGCCGAAGAGTATTGAAATGACACCTTTTCAACAGTATATTTATAAAAGTAAATATGCTCGGTGGCTTCCCGAGAAAAATCGTCGGGAAGATTGGCCGGAAACAGTCCACAGATACATTGACTTTATTTCTAAAAAAATCCCAGAGGACATCAGGGAAGAGACCAGCAAGGAGCTTGAAAATGCAATCCTGAACATGGAAGTTATGCCCTCGATGCGAGCTATGATGACCGCAGGGAAAGCGGCAGAGCGCGATGAAGTCGCAATATTCAACTGTTCTTACATTGCTATTGATGACCCGAGAGCATTTGACGAGGCTGTTTACTTATCTATGTGTGGAGTAGGGGTGGGATTTTCCGTTGAGCGCCAATGCATAAACCAACTACCTACCATTGCTGAAAACTTTTATCAAGAAGATACCACCATCAAGGTCAGGGACTCAAAAATTGGATGGGCAACAGCCTTCCGTCAATTGATAGCCTTGCTCTATGGGGGGCTTATACCAAAGTGGGACCTCAGCTCCTTGCGTCTGGCAGGTGCTTTACTTAAGACATTTGGTGGTCGGGCGTCTGGACCGGAGCCACTTGACCGTCTTTTTAAATTCACTGTTCAACTTTTCAGGAATGCCGCAGGAAGAAAACTTACCAGTATTGAATGTCATGACTTGATGTGTATGATTGCAGATGTTGTGGTCAGCGGTGGGGTAAGACGTAGCGCCTTAATTTCCTTCTCCAATCTTTCTGATGACCGTATGCGAAACGCCAAGACAGGACAGTGGTGGATTGAGAATCCTCAGCGAGCACTGGCCAACAATAGTGCAGTCTATACGGAAAGGCCAGAAATCGGGGTATTCATGCGGGAGTGGTTATCTCTTTACGAGTCCCGTTCCGGCGAGCGAGGAATATTCAATCGTGAAGCGGCTAAAAAACATATTGCCGCCGCAGGAAGACGTAAGTGGAAGGATATAGATTTCGGTGGGAATCCTTGCATGGAGATACTTTTAAAAAGTACAGAAACTTGTAATTTGACTGAGGTTGTAACTCGTCCAAACGATACCAAGAAAATCCTTAAGGATAAGATTTACAAGGCAACCATCTTGGGAACACTCCAATCTACCTTCACTGACTTTCGGTACCTTCGTAAGGCATGGCAAAAAAACGCCGAGGAAGAACGGCTATTGGGGGTCAGCCTGACCGGAATCATGGACAATAAGATTACATCCACCAATGATTCCCACCTTGAGGCTTTACTTGATGAGCTACGCCTATATGCTATTCAAGTCAATAAGGAGTGGGCGGAGAAGCTTGGAATAAGCCCATCGGCGGGAATAACCTGCGGAAAACCTTCCGGCACTGTGTCTAACTTGGTTAATGCCTCCCCAGGAATGCACGCTCGCCATAGCAAGTATATTTCTCGGGCGGTACGGGAGAATCGCACAAGTCCCATCTCTGTATTTCTCAAAGCAGCAGGAGTGCCATGGGAGCCAGAAGTATCAAAACCTAACGATGTTGATGTGTTTTATTTTCCGTTGGAGTCCCCCGAAGGGTCGGTAACTCGGGATGACCTTGCAGCGGTCCAGCAGCTTGAGGTTTACCTCACCTACAAGCAGCATTGGACTGAACATAACCAAAGCTGCACAATTTCCGTTCGGGAGCACGAGTGGCTTGATGTGGGCTCATGGGTCTTTAATCACTTTGACTCTATCTGCGGGGTTTCTTTCCTTCCTTTTTCCAATTCAGTATATAAGCAAGCCCCATACACTGAACTTACTGAGCAGCAGTACCTTGATGCAGTTGCCAAGATGCCGGTTATCGACTGGTCTAAGCTGGTGGAGTTTGAGAAGGAAGACCATACCACGGCTATGAAGGAATATGCGTGTTCGTCGGCAACTGGGTGTGCTTTGTAGTGTTGGGATTTGTGAACCATAGAATTTGGTATTAAAGGGTGCTATGGAATACAATTTTAACAACTCTAAACTAATATGTGGTATCTACCGAATCTTTCTGATTGGGACAGAACATAGTTATGTGGGTCAGGCTAAAAACATCAAGGTTAGGTGGCGGCAACACAGGTGGGGTCTGTTGAAGGGAGTAAACAGGGCTGTTAGGCTTCAAAGAGCGTGGAACAAGTACGGTGAAGACGCTTTCCAGTTTGAGATTCTTGAGGAGTGCTTGTGTGAACCTAACATTCTCCTTCTAAGAGAGCAACATTGGATGGACAAGCTTCGGGCGTATAAGGCGGGATTCAATTCTACCCCTCATGCTGGATTATCAACCTTTGGCATGCGGTTTTCTCCTTCAACAAGAAAGAAACTATCTGAAAAACGAAGAGGTAGGGTAACCTCAGAACAAACTAGATTAAGGCTTAGCCAAAAGATGAAAAATCGGGTATTTTCTGAAGAGCATTTGAGGCATTTGGCAGAAGCCGGACGGCGACGTATGTTGAATTCTCCAGACCGTAATAAACTTGGAGAATGGTCCAAGAATCATCCGCAGATAGGAGCAGCCAACGCTTTTTATGGTAAACATCATTCAGAAGAAACTAGAAAGATTATCTCGGAAAACCATATTGGTAAAAACCACTCAGAAGAAACCAAGGAGAAAATCCGGCAAGCACATTTAGCTAGAAGCACCCCCACCCTTGTTTGAGTGTTAGAAAACGGAGGAAACAATGGAAAGCATCCTCAAGTTCACAACGACTTTTACGGACAAGACGCAGGAGGTGCAGGAGCTTCACGTGAGCGACATCCCGAATCCACAGGCATTGGACGCATTTGTCATGCAAGCGTTGAACCAGTATGCCAACATCGGTCTGGTCAAGAAGCTGGTGCAGGAGAACAAGTATGTTCTCATCCCCTGCGGCCAGATTGCCCGTGTCGAGGTTGACTTGCCGTCGATTGCCATCGCTAGCGCCTTGGATGTCAAGGCGCTAGGGCAGGTGGCAGACCACGTTAAGCCCATGAGCCAAGCGGCAGACTATGTGCGGCGGATTTCCTAATCTTCGTACCAAAACCCCCTACCACACCCACCCCAATATGGACTTTAAGGAATAATTCCTTAAAGTCCATCCGCACGATGTATACTATAGGTGAGTGGTATTATATCTATCTGACGAGGTGATGCCTTGAAATCAATAAACGAGCCTCCCATTAAAGATTTCAGAGAAGTTGGTTTGCTGTATCCCTTTGCCTGCGACTTGGACGGAGAGAAGCACTGGCTATGCGTCAACGATATGCTGGAGATGCGCTTGTCCCATCCTTACTGGGACCCGATGGAGCACTTTCTTGACTACCTCAAGGAGCTTAACGACATTGGCGACCTCTATGAGGTCACCCTGCCCAAGCTCCGCAGGCAGCTCACACAGTCCAGTATTGTGACAGCGCAACGCAAGAAGGATGGTGTGTGCCTCCAGTGCGGTGCCAAAGGCACACCGGGGTATCCCCATTCCCGGTCTTGCAAGAATAATCCCAACAAGGACGAGGAAGACGAGTATTAGACGATATAATCTCAAGGAGGAACATGCGAAGATTTGCAGAAAACGACAAGGTGACATTGGTTAATTTAGGCGCTTCTTATTCCGACAAGGAATATCGGGCAATCATCAAAGGTCTTTCCGTGGAGGAAATACTTCCTGCTGCAAGAATCTGGATTGTGGAAATGGTGGACAAGCTTGACCCGGCAACCTACGGGTATAGTCACTGTACGATGCCTGAAGCATGTATTCGCCTCGGCTGGAAAGATTAAGGTTTCATGAAGACGAGTATTAGGTAGGAGAACCCCAAGGAGGCTTATGTCCTGTGTCGTAGGAGTGGTATCTGAAGGCAAGGTGTGGATGGGGGCGGACAGTGCTGCTTCGGACGGTGAGGATATGCTTTCCCTTGTCAACCGTAAGATATTCTTCAATGGTCCCCTATTGATTGGCTGCGTCGGTTCCATCCGCATGACCCAACTTATCCAATACAAGCTTTTTGTCCCAGAACCTCCCAGTATGGTGGTCGGGGACCGTGACCTTATGAGATATATGGCCATTAGCTTCGTGGACGCCGTAAGGAAGGTATTCCAAGCCAACGACTTCTCGTTAATCCATGACGACCACTCCACTGAGGGCGTGTCTCTCATCGGATACCGTGGTCACCTTTTTCGTATGGAGGGGGACCTCCAGATAGTGGAGAGGGTGGATGGATATGAGGCAATAGGCTGTGGGAGCCCCTACGCCCTCGGCTCCCTGTTCGAGAGCGGGAAGGAAACACCCTTCATGCGGGTGACTAACGCCCTGACCGCATCGCACCACTTCAGCGCCCACGTGCGGCCGCCGTACAAGATTATGAGCGGGGACGACATCGGTAAATAACCGGCGCAATAAGTCAACTATAAGGCTCAGAAATAAGAAGTCACATAGATTCTCCGTTGTGTTTTTTCAGATACTCTATTGCTTTCAGCAATGTTGATATATTTTCTTTGAAATTACCAATCCCAGCGTTGCAGTTCATACAAAGCAGTTCACGGGGGTTACCGGTGGTATGATTGTGGTCCCCACATAGCTTTCTTTTATCTTTGCGGCCACAGATAACACAGACCTCATTTTGTTTTTTCATCGCGTCGTTGTATAAATCTATGTTCCACCCGGTGCGTTTCAAGGAGCATATATAGTTGGCGCTGTTTTGACATTTACGACATAGAGACTGTACTTTGAAACGCCTTGTGTTGTGCTTGGTGAACTTGGTTATATCCATCTCCCCACACGAGCAGCCACGGAACTCACGGTCTATCCATTTTCCCATAAAATCCTCCTACTTAGGAGATGGTAGTCAAAAAATAATCAAATTTTTTAACTTTTGGTGGTATTATATAGAAGTAGGGAGATTGTCATGAATATGGCCACTCACATCACTCTAGGCGACATTGAAGCAGTAGGTATAGCCGAAGCCGCCGTCGTGTGTGAGGGAGGCGATACGTCGCCTTCGGGAGGGTTGGGATAGAAAATCCTAATTTTGAATCCCGAAGGCACCTAGAAAGCTTAGGTGCCATTTTTGTTTTACAGCACATTTGTTCCGGTGCGGCGAGTGGCTAAGCCAGTTGCCTTACAAGCAACCAATTCGGGGGTTCGAGTCCCTCCCGGAACACCAAAATTGGATATGCCCCGATAGCTTAGTGGCTTCAAAGCGCCACCTTCACACGATGGAGAACACAGGTTCGAGTCCTGTTCGGGGCACCAAGTAAGTCCGCTGAGGTCCAGCGGCAGGACACCGGCTCTGACACGCCGGTCAACGTAAACAGGGGCTGCGACAATGCCCCCACAAGATTTAAGTCTTGCCTTGTGGCGGCGAAAGCCGCAGCAGCCTGTGGAAAGGCTGTAAATAGAGAGGCATCCAAGACTGGCTCGTCCCGTTCGATTCGGGATATAGTGTCTCTGGGGAATAGTAGGCCAGTCCACAAGGCGAGTTTTTTAGCGGGAATAGCTCAGTTGGTAGAGCGCAACCTTGCCAAGGTTGAGGTTTCACGGGTTCGAACCCCGTTTCCCGCTCCAAGTTTGGGCCTGTAGCTCATTTGGCAGAGCGCCTGTTTTGCAAGCAGGAGGCGAAGGGTTCAAATCCCTTTAGGTCCACCAAGTTTTAGGCATACTTAGACATTCCTCGTGATTGTCTTCCGTTGCCTTTGTTACGACCGCAGAAAGTTGGAGTTTGGCTGGTGCAGTTAGGGCATAATAGACGTACATTGTTTGGTTTGCTGTCTCCAGCGTTTCCATCTATGTGGTCTACAACCATGGTGATGGGTTTGTCGCACCAAATAGGAGGAAGTCCACAGATTTCACATCTGTTTCCTCTTTTTTCAATGAGGATGTTACGGATGGTGCTCCTTTTGGTTACTTGACCTAACTCAAACCTTTTTACGGCCTGAGAGTAGAGCGACCCCCTACTTACCGGCTTAGGTTTCTTTGGTCTTTTGGTGTTTGTTATCGTTGCAGAGCACGAGCTAGAGCAGTAAATGTTTGTAAAGCGTTTATTGTATGAAATAGGTTCTTGACAGCATAAACATCTTTTAGGGTTGAGCAGGTACCTAGCCTCATTTTTAGCTGTTCTGCTTACATTACTGCAAGATAGGGAACAGTAAGTGTATCTGGTTTCTCTTTTGCAGATTAAGCAGTTATTCATGCAGTTTTTGGCGGGACTGATGTTAATGGCAGCATGTCACCCTTCCAAGGTGAACGTACCGATTCGACTTCGGTGTCCCGCTCCAACCTCCTAATTAGGGGGTCGAAAGTTAGTTTTCGTTAGGTTTTGCGGGTATGGTATATTGGCTGTGCCCAACCTTCCCAAGGTTGTGAAACGGATTCGATTTCCGTTACCCGCTCCAAGATGTAGTCGCTCCAAGGGCTGTCGAAGCTGACGAGCGGCGAGGTCTCGCAAACAGGGACCCCGAGTAAGGGGGGCTGTGGTGGTCTCCCCGAAACGGGTCCCTACGTGGCGGGACCTGCGGATGACTGACCTAACCAGTCGGTTGTCCCAAATTTTTGTGGGCTCGTGGTGTAGTGGGAGCACGTATCGCTGGCAGCGATAAGGTCGGGAGTTCAAATCTCCCCGAGTCCACCAAGTTTGGCTGGTAGTACTATGTCAGAGGCACCGTTATGGTGTGGGCTATCAACGGCTCATGGGTGGAATTCCCACGGGGCTACCAGCCATTATTTTATGGGCGGCGTGGTCTGTGTTGCAACACAGATGCACTAACGGGCGTGCTCCATGTACAAGGGTACGCTAAGCGTAACATGCCGCCCACCAAGTTTGCTGCTGAATAGAGAAGGCAGACGAAGTTGATTTTACTGTCCTGAGTTCAGCAGCCAAGTTTTGGCGGTCCATGCTCGCAGAGGGTGTGGGTGCTGGGTTGAGTTGGGTAAAGTAGGGGCTCCGTTTTATCAGGGTACCAAGTTCTGAGAGGAGTCAAAGCTATCCCGGCGTTACCCGCCAAGAGTTTAGGGTATGTGGAGCAGTTGGAGTGCTCGCCACTCTGTCACAGTGGAGACCGGGGGTTCGAGTCCCCTCATACCCGCCATTTGAAATGTGCCCATAACTCAGCGGTAGAGTGCCATCTTGACAGGGTGGAGGCGGTAGGTTCGACTCCTACTGGGCGCACATTGATAGACTTTTGAGTATCTATATAAGAGGTGCTCAGGGTCTATGCTCTATACGGTCTACAAGACGACTAACCTTGCCAACGGCAAGTACTACTTTGGCGTCCACAAGACCGATAACCCAAATGATGACTATCTTGGGTCGGGGAAGTATATTAAAGCTGCTATAGCCAAACACGGTGAGGCGGCCCTTAAGAAAGAGGTTTTGTTTATCTACCTCGACGCTGAATCAGCGTTTGGTAAGGAAGATGAGCTAATCCAAACTTGGCGTGGTCGAGACCCACTGTGTATGAACTTGAGGAAGGGTGGCTCAGGTGGGTTTGACTGGATAAATAAAAAGCTCAATCAAGAATGGAGAAAGAGGGCAGCACAGACAACAAATATCCACATCTTCAAACGTCGGGAATCGGATATTGAGTATAAGAACTTGGATGTTGCTCGTAGGAGAAGAAATTTTCTGTCCCTTTCTAGCGAATGGTATAAACAACGGGGGATGGCGGTTGCTAAAATAGGATGTGCAGCAGCGGCAAAAGTGAATTTCAAAGCGCAAGAACATGAGCTAGTTTTAAAATTATATAAGCAAGGAATCTCGAAAAGTCAGATAGTTCGTCAAGTTGGCGTTGCAAAAAGCTCTGTTTTCTTGTGGATTAAACAAGCTTTGTTTTTGGGCGTGTAGCTCATCCGGGAGAGTGCAGCTTTCGCAAGGCTGAGGCGGTGGGTTCGAGTCCCATTACGTCCACCAAATTCGTGGCCCGTTCGTCTAGGGGTAGGACGGCAGATTCTCAATCTGCAAACAGGGGTTCAATTCCCCTACGGGCTACCAAGTTTCAACCCCCGCCATGCTAGGGGGAACACTGCATGACGGGAGGATAGATGTTTACACTGTGGCATTGGTTTTTGAATTTCTTTTTTTGGCTGGTAAACTTGGTAATTTGGGTGATAAAAAACCCGGATGCCTTATTTACTTGGTTTTCCAAATGGGTAGTAATCGGGTGGATGGTGGTTCACACTATTCACTGGGCACGAGTGGAATACGTGAGGCTTTCCATTTCCACCGAGAGAAAGATTGCCAAGATTCGCCAGCCAGTGGACCCGAGTAAGGAGTCGGCTGAGGAAGAAGAGTAGGTATGAAAACGTGCTCTGCTTGCGGATTTAAGGGACGGTGGTTGACCCATTTCTGTCCTGGACCCCCCGGACACGGGATTACTGACCTTGGGAACGGTTATATTTCCGTCGAGACTTTTCCCCTCTATCCGGCACAGGTGGTTGACCTTTCTGAAGCCAAGGAGCGAGATTTTAAGATTAGCACGGATACCCAAGCGGCCAAAGGGGATGGTCTGCAAAACCATTAGTCGTCAGTTCAAATCTGACTCCGTGCTCCAATTTTATGGCCTCATCGTCTAGCGGCTAGGACGGCAGACTTTCAATCTGCAAAGGAGAGTTCGACTCTCTCTGGGGCTACCAAATATGGCGGACAGCACAGGCGTGCAGGCGGGTCCTATAAACCTGAAGTCGCCCTAGATAGGGGTGTCCGGCGTGGGTTCGAGTCCCCGGTCCGCTACCAAATTTTTTGTTGACAAATCATTTTTCAGTTGTATTATGTAGATGAAGACTGGAACACTCCAGTGGTTACAAAAGGGCTAAGGCCGCTCACACTGGGTAGCGGGGGATAACCTGCGGTGTTCCGTTTGGGGGCGTCAGGTTTCGACGGGGACGCTCATTCTCAAGAGGCATGCCGGGGGAGAGCCTAACACCACCCGTAATCGGTAAAGGGCAATGTACTTGCAGAACCACTTAGCATGTACGCTATGGCCTAAAGCGATTTAGGTCACATCCACTCTTCCAGACTCGCATGTAGGAGACCGGATGTCGATATGGCGGGAGTAGTCTTGGCCAAGCTTGTAAGCCAAGGCGAATTACTGAAAGCTAGTCACGGCTCTTGTATCGCTCAGTACCTTGGAGCTGTGGCGAAAAGAAGTGGAACTGAGATAAGCATGTAGTCTCTTGACGGTGAAGTCTTTCGGACGGGGTTTCGATTACCCCCGCCTCCACCAAAATTTTAGAAGGTGTATGAACCTGCTGCAATATCTCGGATGTGGCATGTTTACCTTGGTGATGGTAAGCGTCTTGGGTCTGTGGGTTTACGATTATGTTAAGTATACCAAGCAGTTTTGAACGGGCGTAGTTAAGCTTGGTAAGACTTTATCTCTCTTATATAGAGGAGACACGAAATGGCAAACGCAGAGATGGCACCAACGCCGCAGGGGACTAGGCTGTCCTCTGAACAGTTTGAAAAAGCCGTTCTTGAGTTTCAGAGTAATAAGAATGAGACCCGTGCGGCTGAACTTTGGGGAATCATAGAAAACCACCTATTTCACTCAGTGGTTAGATAATTAAATTTGAGCGGGGTTGACACATTGGTTGCGTCCCGGCTTCCCAAGCCGTGGTTAAGTGAGTCCGATTCTCACACCCCGCTCCAATCTTCCAAAAATCCAGTATTACCTCCCAGAGGAGACAAAATCATGGACCCCATAAAAATTCCAACTGGTTCAGTCGTTGAACTCCGTGAACTTACCCTTGTTGATATTGTGGAGGGCAACGATATGCTCGGGACCGCTCGTATGGTTGACCAAGCGCCTATCACCGTCACGGTGGCCAGCGTTTCGGGCAGTACGATAAAGGACACGGATGGGAATACCTACTCTCTCGTCCCGTGGGATAGCGGGGTATTCTACGGGATATGGAGCGTCCTCACCCCCTAAGATTAATCCGTATGCAGTATTAACCCTCTGGAGGCCAAAACAAATGGAAAAACTTACAATCAATGAAGCATTGTCCGTGAAGAAGATGCTGGTCGAGCGCCACAATGAGCTTGTATCGCTGCGCAACGAGAACTCCGCCGTACGTACCAGCTACCGTGGAATGAAGGGGGACACCCCGGAGACCGTCGTTCCCGTGTACGACATCGTGGCCATGGATACAATCATCTCGAACCTGTCCCGTGAGATGCGCAAGCTTGACATGGCCATCAAGGCTACCAACGCCGTGACACCGGTCAAGGACTACGAGTATGACGACAGTATCCTTGGCGAGCTTGTACCAGCGGTAGGCAAAAGTGGCAGGGGACCCTCTGGTCTGTGTGCCTGTTGCGAGGGGGCTGACGGTCCGTGCGCCTGTTGTGGAAAGACCGGACGAGAGTCCAAGAAATCTAAGAAGAATCGTTAGTTTGACGGGGGCTGATTAGAAGAGTGTGGCTAGTCGGAGCACTTCCAAACTTCCGACGATAAAGATAGTGAGTGAGGAACAATGACAACCTTCGGGTTTTAACCTGCTTCTGTTGATAGTTGTTTCTTGCTTTTTCAGTTGTAGACTTTGTTGTGTCGATGGTTGTTTACCACGCCACTGACTTGTCAGTCCCCGACCAGATTTTTCAGGGTATTACCTTTTATGAAGTTGCCCCTTTCCACAATCGTTTCATTCCTTCTGGACAACCCCCTCCTGACCTTTACCGAGGCTTCCAGGAAGCTGAGGATACCCTACTGCAGAGTGAGGAAGGCGGCCGAGCAAGCCAGCATAGGCGTGATGGACCATCACGCCACGAGGCGGGAGGCTATAGTTAGCCTGATTAAGGCTAACCCCGATGTTCCCTATCATCAATTGGGAAAGACGCTGGGTCTAAAGTTCCCCACCTTGAGTTCGATTGCCTCCAAGGCGGGGATATACCGCCATGTTCCCCGCAACCCCGCCGCCACGAAGGAGAGGGAGGACGGGGTGCTCTGCTCGCTGAAGGAGGGCAGGACATTCTGGGAGGCCGCTAGGGAAAACAAGTGCAGCAGGGGGATTATCACACGTGTGGCCAAGGTTAGCGGGATACAAAGACCGGGATGCTCGCCGTTATCATATACGAAAGACCAAGAGGAGAAAGTCGTGAACTGGCTGGTTAACCATCCGTCTGTCTCCCACCCACGCATCGGCAAGAAGGTGGGGCTGCCCTTCTACACCGTCTCTAATATCTCCTATCGCAATGGTATCAGGAGACGCCTTCCTTCTCTCTATAAAGGGGAGGTTCCCAATTTTGAGTAAATTACCAGATAGGGGTGTTAAATGAGCACGAACTCCGAGTCCGTCTGCTCCAAATGCGAAAAGACCTTTAGCAATATCATCCACAGCATAAACAACAGGAACAAAGCAATAAGGGTAGATGCCCATATGTTCCAGTCTGGCAACGATACCCCGTTGACCGTGGCCGTCGAGGGCGGGCAGATAGTTGTCCGCATCGGCATCGGCACCAATGCTTGGGCATTTGAGCATAACAATGAGAATAACCCGTTTGACGATGCCAAGAATGATTTCGTCCAGAAATATAAGATAACTGACCCTATGGAGTTTGCTCAGGATGTCGTTTGTGCTATGCAGGATGAGGGGGAGGATGGTTCCACATCGCTTACCGACTTCCTCGACAAGATGAATGAGGCGGCGGTCAACGACGGGAGTATGGGGGTGGAGGAGGATACAAGCGGGACCTCTGCCTATGCAAAGGATGGGAAATGAGAGCCCAGCTACTTTCAGATTTGCACAGTTGTTTCTATTCCAACCCCATTCACTTTCTTGAGTCTTTGGAGTTCGTTCCCGACCTTGATTTCCTCCTGCTCCCTGGGGACCTCACTGTTTCTTGCTCACAAGGTAAAGATAAGACTAAGTTGGTATTGGACTACCTTTCTGGCAAGGCTCGTCATTGTGTCTTCCTATGCGGAAATCATGAGTATTATCACGGCACTAAGGAGGCTGCTGAGGGAATCCTTGAGTCTGTAATGCCCTATAATTTTCATTGGCTAAGGAATACCTTAGAGGTCATTGATGGAATAAAATTTTTCGGCGGAACAATGTGGTTTCCCGACGCCCCGCACAATAAGATGTACGAGGACCAGCTTTCAGATTTCTTGGTCATCAAGGACTTCAAGAAGTGGGTCTACGAGGAGAACAAGAAGTTCAACGAGGCGGCAAGGAGCCTCATCACCGATGAGACCATCGTCCTCACTCACCACCTTCCCGCTTACAGGGTGGTTGCCCCGGTCTTTCAAGGGGACAACCTGAACCGGTTCTTCGTCTGTGAGATGACCGACCTTATCCTTGACCGCAAGCCTCCCCTCTGGGTATATGGTCACACCCACCTCCCCGCTGACGATATGATAGGGGCGACAAGGGTTGTTTGTTTCCCGTATGGCTACCCCTCTGAATGTCCCCTTGGACCAAAATCCTACAAGTCGGTGGTATTTGAGATATGAACCCAATCTTCGTCGCCGCCATCATTAAGAAATTTGGAGTTCAGGTCTTTGGGGGGAAGTATGAACTCTTCCTCACTGACTCGCAGTTGACCTCTATCAACTCTGGTAGCCGTGTGCAGGAGACCCGTGACCCCGTGCGGGGAGGCGTCGTGTTCACCCTCACCGAGAAGCCTAAGGTCATTGACATCCGCCCCATAGTCCCCGTTTCTCCGCAGTCTCCTTCCAGTATATAGCGCCAGCGCCTTCCAAGCCCCCTCCTAGCGTTCCTGAGCACCCCCCTCTACTCAAGCCCCATCTTCTGGCTTTCGTTTTCCTCTGTAGGGGAAAACTATGCACAATCCGCTCCTACAGAAAAAGATAGCTACGCCTTCAAGCACGGACCGGCTCGAATCCCTCTATACTCTCCTCTCCAGCGACAATAGCGACGACCGGGCGACCTACCTTCAGGCCCGCCAAGAGTTTAAGGAGGCGCTATCGACCGTGGCAGGAATGCTCCCCCCCAAGAGCCGCCTTGGACGGGAGGTGCGCTTTGCCAAGTGGGACTTACTCAACGCCAATACTTTCGCCCAAGTCGGCGATTATGGTGCGGCCACGAGCAGTCAGCTACACGCCGTGTGGAGACTCAGGAAGGTTGTGGGTGCCTTGAAGAACAAGGTGGCATATGGGTACGATATTAGTGGGACTAGTGGCGAAATGTATAGCGGCTCGCAGGACATAGCAAACCGTGAGAACCAAAAGAACATTGATGACACCGCCCAGCCGTTTGAACAACATGAGACTGGTGGGAATCCATCCAACCTCACGAGGGATTACTTGGCGGAGCAGGACTACCCCTCTCTTCGGGAGAAGAAAAACAAACGAATCCACTGGCCAGCAAGGACGAGGTAGATGCCAATAAGAATTCAAAATCCCCCGTGGAAACCAGCCTCTATCAGTGTCGTTGACGGCATCATCATCACCCCTGTGGAGTCTTGGAACGCTACTGTTTCCTACTCTCAAGGACTGGCGACCAGGTATCAAGGCTCTTCATACCTTTCCCTTAAAGATAACAACCGTGGTCATACCCCTGCAGGCGGCTCAAAGTGGTGGGGGCTGATTGCGCAGGGCGTCATGGGTACCACCGGTTCGAGTGGGTATACGGGTTATACCGGTCCCGGTAATTTTACAGGTTACACAGGATACACTGGACCGGGAAACTTCACTGGATACACAGGCTACACCGGACCAGGTGCCTTTACTGGTTATACTGGATATACCGGTTACACCGGTTACACAGGATACACTGGACCGGGAAACTTTACTGGGTACACTGGGTATACTGGACCCGCTGGAAGCGCCGGAGGCGCTGGAGCGACTGGATATACAGGCTACACGGGCTATACTGGTTCTGGCAATTTCACTGGTTATTCAGGATACACTGGAACAACTGGGTATACGGGGTATATGGGACCGGGAAACTTTACCGGCTACACAGGTTACACAGGCTATACCGGCTACACGGGACTTGGCAACTTCACTGGCTACACTGGGTATACTGGATACACCGGTCTCGGAAATTTTACTGGTTATACGGGGTATACTGGTCCTGAAGGAGCTGGTTCGGTAGGAGCTACTGGCTACACCGGTTATACCGGTTATACTGGACCGGGGAACTTCACAGGCTACACAGGCTATACTGGTCCGGGAAACTTCACTGGTTATACTGGCTATACTGGCTATACCGGTTACACCGGCTACACCGGTCCTGCCGGTGCCGGAAACACTGGCTATACTGGCTATACTGGCTATACTGGCTATACTGGCTATACTGGCTATACTGGTCCCAGTATCACCGGTTATACTGGATACACTGGAAGAACAGGATATACTGGTTATACTGGTCCCGCTGGTGCTGGAGCGACAGGCTACACTGGATACACTGGTCCCGGTAATTTTACTGGCTATACTGGTTATACAGGTTCTGGAGGAGGAGGAACAGGATATACTGGTTACTCAGGGTATACTGGATATACTGGTCCCGGTAATTTTACTGGCTATACTGGTTATACAGGTTCTGGAGGAGGAGGAACAGGATATACTGGTTACTCAGGGTATACTGGATATACTGGTCCCGGTAATTTTACAGGTTACACCGGATACACGGGTTACACCGGATACACAGGCGGCGGCGAGTATTCGGTCGTCACCTTCATTATCGACGGTGGTGGAATCCCTCCTGACACGGGGTCAAAAGGGTTCGTACAGGTGCCATTTGCCTGCACTATCACAAGTTGGACACTCTTAGCCGACCAAGTGGGAAGCTGCAGTATAACGATAAAAAAGTCCACCTACGCAGCCTTCCCAACTACTGCAAGCATAGTAGGAGCTGCTCTCCTTACGCTGGTATCACAGCAGTCCAATTCCTCCAGCAGCTTGCCGGGATGGACTACCGGGGTCTTATCGGGTGATGTGCTGGAGTTTTACCTGACCAGTGTCAGCACCTCGACCAGGATAACTGTGGAGTTGCAGGTAACCAAGATATGAGCGTAATCGCATCCGAGCTTGTCTTCTACGGGTCGCTTGACCGCCCTACCTCCGATAATACTATCACAGGCGGGGGCATCGACATCCAGAACCGCCCGGTGTTCACCCAGCTTGGCTCCAACGCCGCCCTGGAGGTGGTGTCATCGGCAGGGGGGGATGTGACCCAGACGCTCACGGTGACGGGAAGGGACGCCGCCAGCGTTTATCAAACGAGCACGGCGACCCTGAATGGTGCTTCCGCCGTCCAGCTATCTCCCGCCACGATTTTCCAGAGGGTCTTGACGGTAGCGCTTAGCGGCACGGCAGCGGGCACTATCACGTTAAGGAAGACCAGTGCCGGGGCAACCCTTGGAACCATCCCGCCTGGGGAACTGGGTTTTTTCGCTATGTTCATTAATTCTTATTCGTCGGGGGCTTCGCAGGTTAGATGGGAGAAAGTATTCTTGAAGAACACCGACCCCACGCTGGCGCTGGTTCTCGCCACGGTAACACTATCTGCCGACTCGGTGGGGGGTCTTATTACGGCGGGGGTGGGGACGGCACTGAACGACACAACCACAATTGCAAATCGGAAGACCGCACCGGCCGGAATCAGCTTTGCTGCGTTTGGCGTCCCACAGGGCGTGCCCAACAGCGGAAGCCTTACCTCCGGTTCCGCCGTCTCGGTCTGGGTCTGCCAAGCCTTGGGGGTTAACCAGGCAGTCATTGACAGCACCTTTGCCATTACTGTCCAAGGGAGTACAACTTAAATGTCTGCACACACTTTTCCCGCTCTTGACACGAACAACGAATTTACCGGGACGAATAAATTTGACAATGGCATCAATGTGGCTGCCGGTGCTCTCCAAGTAGCAGGTTCTAACATTGCTGCGGCTAATCTTGCTGATGGTAAGTCTGGTGCAGGCAAGATTGGGATGCAGGGTGCTAACAATCTAGGCACGTATTCTGGTGGAGCTTTGGTGTTCGATGCCTCTCTAGGGAATCTTCAAACTGTGACGCTTGGTGCAAACACCGGCACTCCTACTCTGGTAAACACTTCTCCAGGTCAGATTGTCACCTTCTTGATTACTCAAGACAGCACGGGCGGTCGTACCTTCACTTGGCCTACTAATGTGTTTGGTGGTGGTGCAGTTGATATCACTGCTGGAGCATGGAGTATCCAAGACTTAATCTGCGATTCAAGCGGCAACGCCTATCCCAAAGACAACTTAAAGACACAGTTCAACACGATGAATTACTACCAGCTTTGGGACTTTGTAAATAATTATGACGGTCAAACTGGTACTTCCGTAGGAACTCCTTCTGGGGGGTATTCTGAAGTACAAACCCTTCCAGATAAAAATCATCCGGGAGTATGGGTACTTCTTACAGGTACTTCTATTAATACTGGATATAGTTGGGTATCGGCTGCTCAGGAAAATTTTACTCAAATATTATCATCTTCTTCGGGAATCCCTTGGACATGCGAGTTTCTACTTGAGACAAATAGTATTTCTAATATTCGAATCCAAGTCGGGTTTATCTACCTTTCGGGAGCAAACCCACCTACTTACGGGGACTACTTTCAGTTTGATTCATCTGTTGATGCTTATTGGCATTATATTACGAATCAAAATTCGAGTTTAACGAATGCAGCATCTTCTGTTGCCGTAGTTGCTAACACGTGGTATCGTTTGAGAATTTCATTTAACGGTAATAGCATTAGTCCAGTGGTCAGTTTTTATATCAATGGCGTATTAGTGGGCACTAGTTCAACAAATCTTTCAACGAATGGTTATTTCTCCTTTCAGGCTACAAATCTGAGCACTGTAGCACAATCGGTTTATCTTGACTTGGCAGCTTTAGGAGCTAATGTGGTTCGTTAGGATAATTTATGGCAAACGCAACCATTTCTACAATTACCGCCACGGGAGATGTTGTCCGCACCGTCTTAATTCAGTACCCGGTCGGGGCGAATAGTTGGCTGTACACTCCAGTTCAGATGGCAGAAATCTCCCGAATCTTAAATCGGGAGTTTAACAACATGCTCGCAACCCTCGCTGCTGAGATGCCGGAATTAATTATCAGTGGATAAGGAGTCTTTAAATGCAACTCATAACTGGACCCAAATCGAACGTTGATAATCTCGCTGCCAACCTTGCTAACTGGGCAAATATGGCAAGAGCATACCCTCCCTCATGGGACGGAGCCAAGCACAGAATTCCGATGGCCACTCCAGGACATGGTTCATTTGGAGACATGCTTCCGGGACGTGGCCTGTATCTGAACCACGACCTGAAAGACTTGGGTATTACGAGGGGAGATATTCCTCATGTCTACGAGCGCACCCAGGTCAAGAAGATTTCCGAAGCTCTGTTATCAGAACGAAATGCCCTCAAACTCATTGCCTATCGGGATTATGCTTTGCGAGGAGGGCACGTTGCTGCGGATGTAGCCAGAGCGGCCATTACGACCTACGATGGCATCATTGCTGCAAGAGCCGGTGGATTTGCCAACGATGTGTATATGGCCAAGGCTTCCATCACGTCAGTGGGTTCCATTTGGTATTCTCTCATGCTTGCGGCAGCAGGAACCATTGCCCCTTTGTCCGGGCTAGCTGCTGGCAGCGGCTCTGCAAATGCTGGTGGGACAGCATGTACCAGAGCGACGGCTGGTGCATGGTCTTTAGGAATTAACAATCCGACTGGTTCAAATCGAAAGTATCTCCTGACAATCGGCTTCAATTCTGTTCAGCAAATTAACCAGTTGGCGCTTGTGGACCTGCTGGTAGGTGTTAGCGCACTTTCGACCAACTCCGCCACGAACAATGTGAATACTGTGGCCCTGCCTCGGTACGGAGCCGCTGGGTCGATTATTGTCAATGGTGCAGGTGTCTGGCCAGTGTTGGAATGTACAACGCCACCTTCGCCTGGTGCTCTTAATTGGGGAGGAACTTATACTAATCAGGCAGGAGCAGGAGCTAACTTTGTCGCTACCGCCATGGTGAATGCTCAGGTCGCAAGTCGTATCCAGTCAAATGCTACCGGGATGTGGATGTGCCCGTCTTTAGCAGTAGGAGATTATGGTGTGCAGGGTGTTCTGACCATCACTACATCAGCTCAATTTGCCAGTGGCGTTTTCAACTTGTATCTGGTCTATCCCCTAACCATGCTTCCTGCTCTGGCATCAGGGTTGTATTACGAACGTGATTCAACGATTCAAATTGATAGTATCTGTGAATTAGCGAATGCTAGTCAGGTAATCGGATGCTTGGGTGGATTTGTGCTTCCGAACACAACTTCTACCGGCATTTCTCAGTTCTTCTTTAGAACGTGTGAGGGATAAATGATATTTCTTGGGCCACCGTTGACTAGCACTGATGGTATGACTGGTGCATTACAGGCAGCAACCTCTGGAGTATTTTTATTTTATGGTAGTCCTGCTCAGCTCGGGCTAATCAGCGCCCGCGCGATGACAGTTACAGAGAATGCTATCTGCTATCGCTTTCGTCCAGCTTCTGCTTCATGGGCGTCAGCATACTTCACTCGCAACTGGCACAGTGTTGGAGCCAACGGCAAGCCCGACGCTGCAACTCCGATGCGGGTAAAGTCTCCGTACATCCCAGTGAGTCAAGCCGTGGCGGTGAACTATGAAAATTTGATGGCGGTAGTCTCGGCTACAGGGGTGCTTCCCTATATACTCATCAACGACTCAGGGGCTGGCACATGGCAAGTGCTTATAGACAACAATAAGATTTTATGGACCTCCCCCTCTCCCGCCGCCTCGCCCTCTACAGTGACCCTTACTGACTACACCAGTGGTACTACCAGTTGGCAGTTGGGTATCACTACCAGCGGAACCCTGACCACCACCTCCGAGACATTCAACCCCGCTTACCCTGTAGGGATAGCCTTAATTTCCCCGAATGGGAGCTTCTACGCTCTGGGTGTGGACAGTAACGGTTTGCTCAATACCTTCGCCGCGCCGCCTCCGACCTTTGGGGTACCGTATGAGGTCTACCGCAACTTCGCCTACAAGAATCGAAGCCAAGGCTGGATTACTTAGACGACCCCCATTCGGCAAGATGGATAAAGTCTCCTCGGTATTAGTATTATGGTATCAGGGAGAACTATGGGCGTCAAGTTCAGCGTTGCTATCATAATGAGGAATGCGGTCAAGACCTTGCCCAGGCTTGCCGTTTCTCTTAAGGAATTCCTAGCACATGGGGGAGAGTGGATAGGGATGGACACCGGGTCTACGGACGGCACTCCCCAGCTTGCCCGAGACTTGGGTTGCACGGTCTTTGAGGTCGGGGACAAGTTCATCTTTGAGCTACCATCGGGACTGGTGGAGAAGATAAACACTCGGTTTGTGGTATCGGGTGAAGAGCTAATAGTACAGGTGTCCGACCGCTTGTTTGACTACTCGTCAGCCAGGAACTTTGCCGCCAAGATGGCGAGCAACGATGTTGTATCAATGCCCGATGCAGATGAGCAGTATACCAACCTTAACATAGACGCCATCGAGAAGGTCATTGACCAAGGCTACCAGCAGTTTGAATTCCATTTCATATTCGCTCACGACCACCTTGGTCGTCCCGCTGTGGCTTTCCGACAGTGTAAAATGTATGATAGACGGAAGATGTCCTGGACCGGTATCGTACATGAAGTGCTGACTGGAAATGCAAATCGAACATACTTGCCCCCCGATGTCCTTTTGCTGGAGCATTTTCAGATACTAGACAACACACCGCATCGAAATAGATATCTTGCTGGTCTATCCTTGGATTGTTACCTTAATCAGGAAAATGATAGAAATAGCCACTATTTGGCCCGAGAATTTATGTGGTCAGGACGCCCCAAGAGTGCCATACGAGAGTTTGATAGGCACATTGCTATGAACCGATGGGCGCAAGAAAGGGGACAATCTCTTATCTTCCGTGGAGATTGCTATCTATCTTTGGGGAACGAGGAAGAAGCGTTAGCATCTTGGCACCGGGCGATAACAGCCGATGGCACAAGGCGGGAGCCGTGGCTTCGTCTTGCCGACTATTTTTGGAAGAAGAATGACCCTCAGAAGGTTGTCAGCTATGTATCCGCCGCCTTGGAGGTTCCATTTAACGATTGCTATTGCAACCAGCAATCCCACTATAGGGATATTCCACATCAATTGATGTATTGGGCGTTATGGTGGCTTGGCGACCGAGAACGCTCCAAGGAGCATTGGCAGAAGGCCCTTGCCTATGACCCGACCAACCCCAAGTACATCCAAGACAAGCAGTATTACGAGTCCGACCCCAATGCTTACATCCAACCAACCCCGGAGATTGAAGGCTGGATGACCCCCTTTGAACTCAACTGGCTCCATCAGCAGGCAAAAAAGGTTGATAGCATCCTAGAACTGGGAAGCTGGAAGGGACGAAGTACGCACGCCCTGTTGTCCGGTTGCAAGGGCAAGGTCACCTGCGTGGACACATGGAAGGGGTCGGCCGACCCACGTGACTCGACCAACGTCATGGCGAAGCAAGCGGATGTCCTGGTCGAGTTCAAGAATAACGTCGGGCACTTCCCCAACCTTGAAATCGTGCAGATGGACAGCGCCTATGCCGCCGCCAAGTTCGCCGCTGAGGGACGGAAGTTTGATATGGTGTTCATTGACGCCGGGCATACATATGAAGAGGTCAAGCGGGACATTGAGTTGTGGCGGCATAAGGCCAAGGTCATCCTCTCGGGGCATGATTATCTCCCGCAGACATGGATGGGCGTGTGCCAGGCGGTAGATGAGTTATGCGGCAAAACCTACAAAGCGGAGTCCATCTGGTATACCCCTGCGGTGCCTATGCCTAGAATTCAGGGGTTATACCCCGAATCTTTAGCTGAATTCCAAGATAAAATAGAGGCGAATACCCCCTTTTCTTTTGTTAAATGCGGAGATGGTGAGCTGGCCTGTATGAATGGGGAACAAGGGGGCACTTGTGACGGGCAGCCCTACTCTTTTGAACTGAACACCGCCTTACGCAGGGTCTTTGCCTTCTTGATGTCCCATAGCTCCTACTTGGCAGCTTGGGAAGACCGTGCCGATGCGGATGGACGCCTGCTCTTGCACCGCACCGACACCCAAAACATGGCTGCCTTGAGGTCTTTCTACGGAACTGTGCGCAATTCACCAAATCGGAAGGTATTCATCGGTCCCGCCAAGTTGTCGGGGGCTGCCAAGATGCTTCGGGCTGAGCATCTCACTGTTCCCGACAAGGATGCATTCTCTGGTTACAACGAACTGTGGGACCGACTGAAGGGGATGCTTGTCGAGAGGGGTATCTACCTGTTTAGCGCCGGACCCACTGCTAAAGTTCTTATAGCCGACGCGCTCAGGGCTTGCCCAAGCATCACTTGCCTAGACACAGGAAGCTCTTTTGACCCCATCTTCCTTAGCCAGACTAGGACTTTCCAAGCACCTCAGGGGGAGCTTAGAGAGTTGTATGCTGATTTTTTAGAGCCAAAGATTCCTAAAAGTGTTTTCACCGTCTGGCTCTCCGACGGCCCAGAGTTGCCGTCCAATATTGAGAAGTGTGTGGCCAGCCAGCGGGCAGTTCCTGGGTATGAGCACAAGGTAATCACACTTGCCGACCTGCCCAAGGGCATACCCTATCTTGATGCGGCCATCGCAGCCAAGAGGTGGGTCAAGGCGTCAGACTACCTGCGTATCCACGAATTAGTTGAGAGAGGGGGCATCCACTTGGACGCAGATGTGGAGGTGTTGCCCGGCAGGAACTTTGATGACCTGCTGAGTGCTTCTCTCTTTGTGGGAAGAGAGGAGAACGGGTTTATCTCTACGGCCGTAATCGGAGCCATTCCTAATCATCCTCTCCTGAAGGAGCACCTAGAGGAAGTCGTCCGCAAGTTCAAAGGGGACGACGACAAGAACTTTGAGTCGTCCTTGGAGTTAATCACGCCTCGTATCTATACGGCAGCGACAACCGACAACAGCATCCAAATATGCTCCCCCGAGTACTTTTACCCATATAATCATCAGACGGGATGTATCAATGTTACCGGTAATACCCGTGTTTTTCATCATTTCCTGAAGTCCTGGACCAAGGGGAAGGAAAGTGGGGATTTACTACCCACGGTCGCCATCCTGATACCCACTCTGGGACGCCCAGAGGGACTCCAGCGATGCCTAGACTCCATTGACCAGCTCTATTACCCAAAACATCTGGTTCGAGTTGTCGTTGACCACGATGAGGGCACGGTTCCCCAGAAGGTCAACCGTATGGCCACCGCTAATCAAGATGTGGATGCTTTTCTGTATGCGGCTAACGATGTTGAGTTTAATGACCCATGGTGCTTGTATCGGGCGGTCAAGGAGGCACAGGGCAATCCACCCGACCCACATCCGTTTGAGGTGCCGCCAACCACACCATTCCTGTATGGCTTGGTGTCCTTTAACACCGGACCGGTGTATTCTGATGAGGGCAATATCTCGGAGCACTTCCTTATCACCAAAGCGCTCTGGGATGAGCTCGGAGAGATATTTTCCGAGAAGTTCCACCATTGTGGCTGTGACAACTTGTTGTGGGCGAAGGCGCAGAAGCTCAAGCAGGCATATCATTCTGAGACCGCAAAAATAACCCACCACCACTTCACTAAAGGCGCTCCGAGGGATGATGTATATAGCATTGGGTGGTCACAGGTAGAGCAGGACCGGGCCATTCTCGTTGAGGAGCTTAAAAAGCTGGAGGCTATCTAGCCCCTTTCAAATCCCGCCTACAGCCTCCTTAAGTTAGAGGTCTAGGCGGATGTCATCTACCTTTAGATAGTAATATATTCTATGAAGAAAATTACTAGCCCGCTTAAAGTTGAACTTGACACGGTCATCCCTTCGCTTGATTTCAGGACCGTTCGGCAGGAGCTTGCTTTGCAGGGTAAGAAGTTCGGCAAGGACGCCCTCCACAATATCCCTTACTCCCAGCTTCACCTTTGTTGCATCGGTTCGGCCGGTGTGACCGCCTGCTCTCCTCGGATAGTCTATCTTGAAAAAGAACGTAGACTGGAGCGCTTCGTGTCTCTCGCCCCGGAAGAGCTTGCCCGCTCTGAGCGGTGGCTCAAGGCAGAAGGAATGTTCAACGATGTCGTGGCGGAAGTCACCGCCAAGTCTGCTCCCGCTTGGGACAACCTCAAGCCCCGACAGCAGCTTGTGGCTGTGTTGTTCTGCCTCTATAATCACACGGATGACCCCGAGGACCGGGTGGTGGAGGTAATCGCTTTGTTGCAGGAGTCGGCGGGCGATGGCATACCGCCAATGCTCTGCTCTGAGCTTTGTTCCAAGGTGGTCAGCCTGACCCGTAGACTCCTCGGCATGGGGGTGGAGGAGAAGGACAAGATTGGGGACTCCGAGTTCCGGGAGGGGGTATTTCAAGTCATTGAGGCAATCCTTGGCGTCCTGCCCAAGGAGGAGCAGGCGGTGCTTATTCAAGAGAGGCTTAGGGGATTTTCCTGTACCTCCGATTGCTACCGCTCGTACTAAAGTATATAAAAATCCCCTAAAAAGTCTTCGGGTGGTGTATTATACCTATGGAGGGAATATTCATGGGAGATACACCCACAGTGACAGTCGGCATGGAAGACCGGGACCTTCAGTCCCCGTTTGCCGTTAACTACTCACCCAACCTAATTGACCACTTCCCGTTCCCCACCATTAGGCCCGCCCAGACCAAGGCTCTTGATACTTTCAATCAAGCCGTCAAGCAAAACAAGAAGTTTATCGTGCTGGAATTGCCCTGCGGCGTGGGGAAAAGCCCCCTTGCCATCGACATCGGGTCTTGGGCAAAGACGCTGCCGGAAAGCAACAACATTGAGCCGGGGTCATATATCCTGACACCGCAAAAATCCCTTCAAGACCAATACCTCAGGGAATTTGAGCCCCGTGGTCTGGCGTGCCTGAAGGGCAAGTCGAACTACACCTGCAATGGCTTCCACTACCCCGAGGAAGAAGGTGGGGAGGCGATGGACTGTGAGACCGCCGAGGATTTTTACGGCGAGGAACACAAGGAGAACTGCACAGGATATAAGCCCACGAAGGCTCAGTTTATCAATACCCCACTTGGCACCACCAACTTTTCCTACTACCTCGGAGAGGTTAATTACGCTGGGCAGCTTCCCGACCGCAAGGTGCTTATTTTGGATGAATCTCACAACACTGAGCAGCAAATTCTGGCTCTGGCTTCCGTTGAAATTAACCGATACCGCTGTGAGGAAGCAGGAGTCAAGTTTGAAGATGTTCCTTACCTTAACCCTGACCGCCCGGACCCAAGCACTGGTACTGGTGAGGCTCTTGACTGGCTGAATGAGGTCTTTGTCCCAGCCGCCTTGAAATATATTGCCGAGGAGAAGTCCGAGGCACAGGACTTACAGGACCAGCACGGGATGAAGAAGGAAGCCGCCAAGCATATGCGTAAGGCACGGGGTATGGACCGGTTTCTTCAGTCCCTTAATCTCTTTCTTACTTCTGAAAACCGAACTGACTGGGCAGTATGGTCCGAACCGGCTACCGAGATGTGCCCTAACTGCCGTGCCAAGCTCCGTCCCGGTACCAAGGCGTGCTGGCGGCGGGATTGCAAGGCTCTCATCCCAGAGCGTCCAGCTAAGCTCATCATCCGTCCCTTGACCGCTGCTATGTTCGCTGACAAACTGCTTTTTTCCCACGCCGAGAAAGTCGTCTTTATGTCAGCGACCATCCTTGCCTTCAATCCATTCCTTAAGGCCTTGGGAATCAACCGTGATGAAGCCGTTTGTTTGTCCGTGCCAAGTGAGTTTCCGGTGGAGAACCGCAGGGTATATGTAAAAAAATGGCAAAAGGGTCACGGTAGTATGAGCTTCCGTTGCATCGACCACACTTTGCCTGAAATGGCGCAGGAGGTTGAGCACATTATGCGCAAGCACGCCCATGATAAAGGCATCGTGCATTGCGTTTCCTTCAAGGTGGCTAAATACCTAATTGACTATTTGACTCGATGTGGGCTTGGTGACCGTATTATCACCCACACGTCCGAGGAGAAAGGCTCCCGTGATAAGGCGGTGGAAGAGCACATTGCCTCCACTAAGGCGTCCGTATTATTTAGCCCTAGTATGCAAGAGGGGTTGGACCTGAAAGAGGAGTTGAGCCGTTTTCAAATTATAGCTAAGGTTCCATATCAACCCCTTACTCCTTATGTTCGTGCCCGTATGGCTCGTGACCCACTTTGGTACACCTACACCGCCGCACTTGCTCTGATGCAGGCTACAGGGAGGTCGGTTAGGTCAATGACTGACTGGGCTGTCACTTACATTTTGGATGGGGATTTTGAGTCGTTTGTTAAGAGGGCAGGAGCCATAATTCCTGACTGGTGGTCAGAGGCTGTCGAGTTTATGAGGGAATGGCCTGAGGAGATACGTCCGTCATGGGTGATTTCCCAGTCTTTTGTATCCAACAATTTACCATCCGCAACCGTATGAACGGAGGTTAACTATGAGAACAGCAATCTGGGTATTCCTGTTGTTTGCGCTTAGCTTTATGCAGAAGGCGTCGGTCAAGTGGCTGGGAATTGACCCTATCCAGCCGAGGGGATTCCGTAATTTTATCACCCTGTGCGTGCTTGTGCTTTTTATCGTCTGCTTTTTCATTTGTGTGTTACAGGACTTGAAGGAGTTGTCAGAAGGAGATAAGCCATGAAGACCATCAAGCTGACCCGCACCATCCGCAGGGAGGTTGACGGGGTGTTCGTCTACATCGGACCGAAGGGCATTGGCTTTAGGGACAAGCACCGCCCGAAGCGGGAGACCTTTGAACTGACGTGGAAGCAGGTTTATGTACAAGCCCAGCTTTTTGCTTGCGCCGAGGAGGAAAGGAGCCTAAAGTCTCTTGTTGAGGTCAAGCCCGTAATATCCGTTGACCCAAAGCAGATGCCGATGTTCCCCATAGAGTCACCGTTTCCTATCGTCCACACTCCAGAGGAAGCTATGGAGCACCTGAAAGCTGGTGGTGGTGGTATTGGGGTGGACCTCAGCCACCTGTCACGAGAGGAGGCTCTGAAGGAGTCGGAAAGGCTATCAGAACTGCATATGGAGATTACTTCCAAGCAACGACGGCGTAGTGCGTGGATTTCTCCCCCTCCTCCACAGGATATCGTATTTGACGAGGGAGTCAACTGCGAGGATGTTCCCAAATGCGACCAAGAGTTCCCGCAGTCCCCCGGACCCGAGCCTGACGACGGGACCTGTTTTGTCTACCTAAACAGGATAGGTGCGCCCGACCCCGAGGAGGCTGCCGGGCTGGACATGGTGGCGGAAACAGAGGAAGATGAGAGCATCACGTCCTAGATATCCCCGGCCGCAGGACATAGCGACCTACAAGCTCGCCCTGGGGCAGGCCATTCCCGTGGACGCCCCCTTGCAGATGGGCTACCGGGAGTCAGCCAAGCTCGTGCCCAACTGGCGCTTCCAAGGCATCACCAAGGGCATCCAGTGGGTCGCTGATGTGTACTGCGGAGGGTTCTGTTATGTGGCCGTGGGAAGGTTCAACGAGCAGGTGAGGTCCCTGCCTGCGGCCATCCGGTTTATAAGGACTCAGCTTGCGATGCGCGGGGTGCTATAGCTTTTGGTGCTTTCCACAGGTGCAGGGCTTGCCACGGTTGATGTTCCAACGCTGGCACATCCCAATGGGTCCACCTTTTAGACCTCCTTTGCGCCCTCCAATTTTACCTCCTTTACTACAACTTTCTTTAGTGGCTATAGAAGTAATATGACCGCTTTCTATATTTTTACGACCGCCTTTTCTTTGATTATCAATAGTATGCATAGAATCCATATGACCGGTTTCTACGTTTTTTCGTCCGCTTATTTTACCACCTATCTTGCCGCCTTTGCTGCAAGTTTCAAAGGTTTTAATTGAAGCAAGCTGACCACTTTTTACAGCTTTTCTACCGCCTATCCTTCCTATGTTTTCGTAGTCTACAGAACCTGGTAATGTTAGATTCATCCCATCAGGATACCCCCACCATGTATGGTGCTTGAAAATCTCCACTGTTTCAGCAAAGTCGGCATCTCCTTTGTTTGTTATAGTTTCTCCAAAGAACTCAGGTGTAGGAAGGATGCATTGGGGAAATACTTTTTTGAATCTTTTTCCAAACCCCTCTTTTCCTATCCGATGCTCTCCATCCCTTTGTCCAAGTCTTCGTGTTTGTCCGATATAAATCCACTTTTCAGGGATAACAGGGTGGGGATATCTGTAAAGTTTTATGTCCATATATAGATAAAGTTGGTATTTCAAGTTATTAGAATTGGGTATTAACTCGGGAGGAACTTTTCCAACTTGCCGCACAGGCCATCAAGACCGCCCGCTATGCCGATACTTTCGTCGGGGCGGAACGGGACAATCTCGGTCGCTTGAAAGACTGATTTTTCGGTATTATAGGGTAGGAGGAGTTGCCCTATGAAGCCAAGGTACCGTTATATTTGCCCGTGCGGGTTTCGTACTAATCGGTCTTGGAGGCTTGCAGCCCACAGGCACAAGTTGAAGCCAAAAGCTCAGGCAACGCCCATTGACCCCCTGAAGGGTTTGTTTTCCCGCTAGGAGACCTATGAAGAATCCCAGCGAGGCATCTCCCGTCAGGCTTGTTAAGCTGGACACTCTTGAGGACCTCAAGCATGTCCTGTATGTCCAGAAGACCATCGGGCAGGGAGTCAGACGGGAGATGATAGCCTTGGCCACCACCAAGGAGCTTGCCACTGGCAAGGTCAGTGGTCCCGAGGAGATGCGCCGTATCATCACGGGTCAGTCAAGGCTCTTGGAGAAGTACGCCAAGTACCCGACCCTGTCGGAGTTCTCCTTCCATCCCTCTTTAGCCATGGCGACTCACTGGGGGGCCACCTTCGGCGTGGCCATCATGGTCAAGGCGTTGATTGTAGACCAGATTAAGGCAACGATGCCGGTGTTCGCCCCCTTCATGCGGAACATCTATATACTCATTCTCAAGGAACTGAACAACCCTACCCACGAGTTTCTTATTGAGCCGCTGGAGGAGTCCATAAAATTTCGGGTTACCGTAGGGGAAGACGGCGAGGAGGTAGATAACGAGAAGAGCAAAATGCTCACCCGCAGGCTCCTCTACCAAGCGACCGAGAGCCTGCTGATGATAAGCGTCCAGTACCAGATAGTTGAAGCGGCCCCAGTGGGGTTTGCAATCTCTGAGATGGGGAGAAGGTGCCTTCTCCACCTCATCGACGCCGACATATTCCTCAACGAGCTTGCCGAGGCACACAAACGGTTCCAAAGCGAGCGTCCCCGCCTAAATTTTCTTTGAAAAACGAAAAAATGAACTTTCTAAACCACTTATAGGAGGAAAGCTCATGTTCATCTATCTCATCGTCAATCACAAGACCGGAAAATACTATGTCGGTCAACACAAAGGGAATAACTTAAAGCAATATCTTCAGAGGAAATTCTGGGATGCTAAGCATCAACGTAATGGAAGTTCTTACCTATACAATTCCATGCGGAAATATCCGCAGTCTACATTGTGGTCCATCCATGCCCTCCGCTCTGACATACGAACCAAATCCGAACTTGACCAGACCGAGCGGGACTTTATTGCCTTTTTGAAGGCTCAGGACCCCGAGTATGGCTACAACATCTGCCGAGGAGGAGAAGGATTTACGGGACCACATTCCGAGGCATCTAAGAAGAAAACCTCTGTGGCTTCTAAACGAACATGGCAGAACCCTGAATTTAGAGAGCGAGTAATACCTAAGATTAGGGCTAGTCTTCAAACAGAGGAGTATAAACGCAAGGCATCCTTGTCCCATATGGGACATGAGACATCAGATGTAACAAAGGGCAAGATATCCAAGACCCACAAGGACAATTGGCAAGACCCAGAGTATAGAGCCCAAATGGAGAATTTTGGGATTTTCAACCTTACCAAGGAGCAACTTAGCGAGAACGGGCGCAAAGGGGGAGCCATTGCTGGGCTTATCAATGGTCCAAGGAGTGGCGTAAAGAATCTTCTCGCTCAATCTTATGAATCCAGGGTTCAAGCCGGGCTTAAGGGGGGTAGCACAACTGCCAGCAAGCCGGGGTTCCTTGCCGAGATTGGTCGTATCGCCAGATGTAAGCATTGGCAGGTAAGCAGAGGGAAACCCTGCCTATGCGGTCAGCATAGTCCTGCTGAAAGTCTTTTTTATGAGAAGCACTCCATCATCCATACCAAGAAGAATTATAGTGTTAGTAAAAAGGTTACAGACAAAAGGAAAGAACGAATGGCCTTTCTTGGCAAGATTCAAGGCAAGAAAAATGCCGAGAGCGGTCACCTTGACACCATACGCACCAAGGAAAGTTGTAGCAAGGGTGGAAGAATAAACGGCGAGATTCAAGGAAAGAAGAATGTGGAGAATAGGCAAGTCGCCGTCCTTGGCAGGACCCAAGGGAGGAAGAATGTGGAAAGTGGACAACTCGCCTCTATCCGCACCAAAGAAGGCTGTATTAAGGGTGGTAAGATAGGTGGAAAGACGGGAGGAATGACTCAAGGCAAGAAAAACACGGAGAATGGAACCCTTACTAAGGCTCGGTGTCTCCGCTGGAACATCCGCCGTGGTAAACCCTGCACCTGTGGAAAGCACAATATTTTATAAAATCCTTCCAAAAAACCCTTTTACCGATGTATACTATAGATGGGAGGAAACAAAAATGGGAATCGGAATGGCAATCTTCGTAGTAGGCATCATCACTTTGATGGTCTTTAACCCCGGCTTCCGCAAGGTTGGATTCATCCTCGGCGGGGTCTCCGCCGTCCTGTTCGTCGTCGTCCTCGTTGGTTCCTCATATTGGGAGGAATGCGACCGTGTCAAGGGGGTTGCTATTGACCAAGCTCAGCACGAGCGTTATGTGGCGATTGCAAAGTGTGGTCATCCTGCCGGTTACGTCCCTGACGTGTTCGATATCTCCATCGCTGAAACTACCAATAGCAATAACCCTAATGAGAGCGTCCAACAAATCTGTGCCGATGACTTACAGAAATCCCTAAAAGAGTATAAGCTTCAGGACGACCAGCAAAGAGCAGCCGCCAAAAGGAATATCAGACAGGCAGCCATCGCCAAGGCTAATGCGCTTCCCCCCAACGTCGTGAGAAGGAACAACAATGGCACACAGTTCTTATGCCGTGACTCGGAGAATCACGTATCTGGTATGTCCTATGTTCAGTTTGACACTGGAACGGTTGTAGAATATCTGAACGGCTTGAAATACGAACCCAACGTCTACAAACGGAAAGCCGACAGCTTTGACACCAGTGCCCACGCTGTCACGGCAGCCCGTGAGTATGCTATAGCCAATTGTCCAGCGTTGTAGGCGACCGTGTCGCCAGAAAGAGGTTCATATGGGACGTTCAAGGTATGATGACCCGGATTTCAGCGGTCCCGCTTGGAATGCAATGTGGACGAGTATCCGTGAAGATAGAAAAATCAAAGAGAAAGTCATGGTCAAGGCCAAGGCTCTGCGTGAGTTTTCCGCCACATACGCCACGACCTTAGCCCCTAACTCCGAAGCCGAACTCAACGAGATTGCCAAGTATGTGCGTGAGGCTAAGCCTTGGGATTACGACCTCACTTCTAACGAAGTCCTCAATCTGGCAAAGGGGGTTCAGGCTGACCTTAATCCCAAGCCAGCCGTAAAGCCTGATGTTGAAGATTTTCATCCGACGACTTGTGTGTGGGAGACTCCAACTTAACCAAGGCTCAAGCCTTGGCTTACCTCGCACGGCTCGACGACGGGTTTGTCGGTAAGCACTATAAAGTCTTTGGGACTTAGTATTATCCCGGTATGGACAACACACCGTTCAGACCGGGAATATCATCCTCCGAATACCCCCCCATCACGCAACTTCTCCTGCGTAAGTCTCCCAAACCCTTCAATATCCTCATTGGCGAGGACATCCATCAAATCAGATTCGCTGAGAAGACCCTTGGGCTCAAGCATCATATCGTTGAGAAGGTTACGGACGCCGACCTGCTTACCGGGGAGCCTTGTCTCCTGTGCATCACGACCAGCAGGGTGGTGGACATCTCCGAGAGCGTCAGGGACAAGACCTCGTTCTGGTCCATAGGACCCATCAGGAAGGGCTCGGCGGCCGCTAGCGCCATCGTTAAGCACGCCGCGACTGCGCTGGGCGGCAAGATGCCCGACAAGGATGCTTTGCAACGGATAGCCGACACTTTGGCCAGCGAGGGAGTAGGGGATATCCACATCGCCATCTGGAAGGCGGTCTGGCTCCTGTTGGGTCCTCCTTTAGAGGAGCCCAAAAGGTGGGTAGACCCATGGGAGAATTACACTGGGTGGCTTCGCCCGGACATTGACCCGATGTATAGGCTCAACAGCCTCTTCAAGGATTTGAGCGCCTACACCTTCATCATGTCAGGCGAGGTGGAGTCTCTCAAGAAAGCCGGGCTGAGCATGTCCCCCTCGAAGGTGAAGTACCTGTCGAGTCTAAAGCTCCATGTTAACAAGGTATATGAGACTCTCCGGGAACTGTCCTCTTGGAGGATGAAAAACGGGGACCCTTATCTTTCCGCTATGAGGATTGCGGGAACATGGTCAGGGAGTTAAAACCTTGGTGGAGTAGTATTATCCTTTGACGGAGAGGAATAAGGATTAAGCAAATGGCCAGTTCCCGTATCGGTTTAGAGATTCTCATAGGCAAGGTAGCTGTAGCCTTCAAGGTTAGGAAGAAGGAGGCAAAGCTGATTGTAGAGAGGGTAATCGTCTGCTTGGAGCAGACTCTCCTTGACAACCTTGAGACCGATGGATTCGTCATAAAATTGAACAAGTTCGGAAAGCTCACCATCCGGCATCGGGCGGCGAGCCTACGAAAAATTCCCCTCACGGGGGAAATCAAGATGACGAGCAGGAAGCGCAAGGTAAAGTTCGTGACTCTCGGGAAGCTTCGAGAGCAGGAGAAGGCACCTGCGGCATCATCCTCCCCGTCACCTGCAACACCCCAATCCCAGACAACAACCCAGGAGGTTAGCCAGCAATGAAACAATTCTCAGCCGACGATGAGCTTGCGGATATCGCACCCAGGACTCAAACACAACCTGCACCTCAAACACAATCAGCACCTTCGCCAATAGCACTAGGAACGGCACCAGCCGCCTCCGGTCCAGCCTCTGCACCAGCGGCAGCACCCCCACCACCACCCGCTGCGCAGACATTCGCCCAGCCGGACATTGACGACGACCTCCCTACGGGTGGCCAGCAGCAGGCTACCAGCGGCAAGACCTCCGCTCAAGGTGACCTAGTCGGGGAAGAGGTATCTTGGGAGGACGAGGAGCTTGCCAAGACGGGAGACGGTCTCCAGCGCATCCGCCCGGAAAAGGGCAGCAACAAGGTGTCTCGTTTCGCCCTTCTTGATTTCCTTCCTGTCGGATGGAAGTATCCTACCCGTACTGCTCGCAACCACTACGTCCCCACCAAGGAGGGCAAGCGCTGCCACATTTGCCTCGGGACTAGGGAGAACCCCTACGGCTATTGTTGCAAGCAGCTTGATGAGGAGGGGCAGACTCATATCGTGTGCCTTGCCCTTGAGTACACCAACGCCAACCCGACAAGCGGGAACTACGACAAGAACCCGGCAACCGGGCAGTACCCGCCCATCGAGTATCATATTGGCTTCCTTGACCTGTCCACTGCTCAGTACAAGCAGATTAAGGACTTGAAGGAAGAGGACAAGTCTATCTATGACGTTGACCTCGTTATGGCAAGGGACGGCAACCGTTACAAGTTTGCTGTTAAGTCCTCCAAGGCGGCCCGTTGGAAGCTCATTCCAGGGCTTGCCAAAGATGTCGAGGCGAAGTGTCAGCCATTCCTTCAGGACGGTGGGCGCAAGCTTACCAGGCGGCTGGGGAAGAAGACTTCCCTGCTTGAATGGAAGGCGCTTCTCGCCGGGGCTGCGGCTGGTGCCCAGGAAGCAAATTTGTCAAACATGGACGATTTGTGATATTAGGTATTAACTAGTTGTACATCAAAGAGAGGAGCAAATAGCTCCTCTCTTTTTCTTTCTTGCCTTAAAGTCTGTGCTTTTCTCATATTAGCAATGTGTTCTTGAGAGAACTCCCTACCTGTATTAGCTAGAGCTAGTTTTTGCTTGGTTTCTTCTAAATGATGCTTCCCAAGCCAAGGAGCTTTTCCATAATTTGGATTCCTTTCGCCTTTTCTTGCTTCACACAATTTTCTCTTGGTTTCTTCAGATAGGTTTTCCCATCTGTGTGACTCTGACATTTTTTTACGAGTCTCTATAGATGCCCCCTTCCTGCCCTTCTGGGCATCAGACATTTTTTTACGATACTCAGGAGACTGCATTCTATGTTTGGCTCCCTCTGACATCTTTCGCCTAGTTTCCTCAGTATGCCTGTGCCCCTTGAATCCCGGTATGCATTTCTTTCTCCACTCCTCTTTCTCCTCTCCGACCGGGCTGTATCCCCCGTCTCCTCCCGAAGTTTTGTTATACCCGGTATCGAGATGATTTGAATTGAACAGTGCAATGAAGTACTTTTCTCTTTCGGAAAGGAAAGCCTTTGAGGTGATGCCCCTCTCTAGTACTTCCAGCGTAAAGACCTTGGGTCCATACTTTATGATTGCTCGGTGTAAATGGAATCCTAACCCCTTTCTAGCACAGCTTACATGCCTGCGCCACCGTTCTTGGACATTCTCCCCTATAAACTTTCCAACATAGATTTTCCCGTTTACAGTATTTATTAACTTGTAGACCAGCATATCCGTCCCCTATCTAGGAAACGGATAGTCTTAATTATATGGATGATTTATAGCAGGCTGGCCACATGGAGAGATTTGATGAGCACAGTCAATTACATGGACGGGAACATCTTCAGGGACGAGGGTTACCTGCAGGAGGCTAACCGCCAGTTTTTCCACCCTCTAGGGCTGGCCCTTGAGCTTGACCCGAAGACCAGTACCCTCAAGATATGGGACTATCGGGACGACCCTGAGGGCATTACCTTTGACAAGACCGACCTCCAGCCGAAGGCAGCACATGTCGCCCAACTTGAGGGGAATCGGTATGCCGCCCGCAAGAAGGCGGTCGGATATTGGATACAACCGATTTGAAGCTAATGAGGTTATTATGTCAACATTACAGATGATTGTATGCAACACTTCTGAAGATTGCGCCCAAGCAGCCGTTTCTATCTATAAGAAGAAGAAATGGAGGTGGGTAAGATACGGCGAGAAAGGAACATCCTACTACATACCGAAAAAGAAAGACATCATTAAAACGCTTAAGGAGTTAGAAGAAGAAATTAAGGATGGTTGCACCGAGTCTGCAACTGGACGCCTCCACGTTTTCAAGGCGGGGAACGATTGCAAGTACTGCTTGGAATTAAAATCCCTATGAAGAGTGTTTTAAGCTAATGAAAAAATCCAAGGAAGTACCCCTTCGTTATCCTGCGGTCATTCCAAGAGTTACAGATTGGTATATAGTGGGGTTAGACCCTTCACTATCCAGGACAGGTTATGCTTTGATGCACGTGGGAATCCCCAAGTGCGACTTTCCTGAAGGCGTCCCCTGCACGCATCCAGGATGTATTAGTCACAGCTCCCACCCTTGTGAGGTCTGCCATAGAATAGGTGGACGGCTTGATAGCTCAGCGGAGTGGCTGGAAGTCGGCTCAATAAAGCCTGAGACTTCCGCTAACCCCGTATGGATACGGAGCAAGGGTATGGCACTGTTTCTTAAGGACGCTATCAAGTGTTGGGCGACTTGGGAAGAGCAACGAAACATCGGTGTGCTCATATCCACAGAATTCCCAACTCCAAGAAACGATTTTTTGGTTAGTTTGAATCGAATTATCCACTTGGTTTTCTTTGAGGATGACCTATGGAGACGGTTTGCCGCCGTGCGCATCCTTTCTCTCAATGCCAACACTCTTCGCAGTTTGATGGGTTTATCTAAAACTGGAAGGACTAATAAGTCTGAAAATATTATCCGTGCGTACGATTTTATTGACAAGCAGAGATTTCCGCATCTCGACCCCGATTCTTGCGATGCGGTGCTTCTCGCCATGATGGGAAGGCATGTAATCAGTCTTCTCCTTAATCGTCCGGCAGAGGTTCCGGCCAGGGTTTTGACCACTTTTTGCAGCGATGTACGGAAGCCCAAGGGTAAGGGGCGTAACTTGCGTATGGTCACATCGGGCATTCTCCATCGCCCAGAGTATTTCTATTCATACGAGGCTAAGCCGTTCGTATTTTGCGCAAGAGACGCATCCTCCCCTAAGGCTGGCCTAGACCGTAAGGAATATGTGATATAGTATGGATTGTCCAAGGTGCAAAGGCTCACGATGGGAGGCAGGCGGTCTAGTTCCCTCTGGATACTGTCAACGAACAATGGTCGCTGTATGTAAGATTTGCGGGTTAGTTGTCGGGGGACTCACAGCCGACACTCCCATAGAGTTTGAAGAAGGGTCTTGAAGCTATCCAAGGTGGTTTAACTGGGAAAAAGAACAGGCTGATGTTGCTACTATACGAGCCCAGATTACTAAAACGGAGGGTTAAATGGCGAAGGCAAAGGCGAAGGAAAAGACCAAGGATAAGGCATCGGAAAAGGGAAAGGGAAGGCTGCCCGAGGGACCGCCACGACTATGGACGCCCGTCCAGCGGCGTGAGGCTTTCCTGCTTTCTCGCAAGGATGTCAAGTCCGACTTTCGCATCCTCGACAAGGACTTCAAGGAACCGTTGGTCCCCTATGGTCACTTCATCTTTGACTACGTCCTCGGTCTCGGAGGCATTGCCCGCCATGGACGTGTGACCCAGATACACGGGAACGAGGGCGCAGGAAAGACCACCACGACCCTGTCCGTGGCCGCTTGGTACCAGAAGGCGACCGGGGAACCCATCGCCATCTTCGAGTACGAGCCTACTGCCTCGGCAAACTATGCCTGGGCACTGGGCATTGACCCCGAGTACTGTTTCTTTGAGCAGCCCACCGACCTGCACAAGTCCATCTATCGTCACGCCGAGCTTATGGAGAAGTTCGGCGTCCGCTTCTTCGTGGATGATTCAATTCCCTACATGGACACAAAGTATGACCTTGCCGACCTCAAGAGCGGCAAGGCATTCAGGTCTAACTATGGCAGTCACGCTAAGGGCATAACGGAGTTCTACCACAAGCTCCACCCGTACCTCCTTGAGCACGATGCACACCTGCTTATCGTTAACCAGACTCGTGCCCGCATCGACGATGATGCCGAGAACGCCAGCAAGTGGAGCTACACCAACCGGGAGTACTCCTTGCCAGGAGGATATGAGGCGAGGTTCACCCCGTCCGTGATGATTGAGGAAATTCTTGAGAGCGAGATACGCCCTTGGGAATGGGGTGATAAGATGCCCAAGGAGAAGGAGAAGTTCCTCCTCATCCAGCCCAAGGGTGCTGTCCTCAAGAACTATCCGACAGCTAATCGGGTGAAGATACGTGTCCTCAAGAACAAGGTCACTGGCAAGGGGTTCCGAGAGGCGTTTATCTATGTTCGCCCGAACTTCGGCATTGATGAGAACATGAGCATCCGTGAGCTTGCCGTTTCCTACGGTCTCATTGAGTCGGACGGCGGGAAGAAATGGTATATCGGAAAGTCCTCCGAGGATGCCATCGTGAGCTACAGTAGCAAGACCGAGCTTATCGAGGACATCGTCATCAAGCAGAATCCCGAGGTCCTCGGGAAGCTAAGGGGGATGGTTATTGATAGGGTGACCACCGACGACACTGAGCGCTTTATCGGAAGGCTATCCCCAAGTGAGCTTGCCTATGTGACCGAGCCGGAAGCTGGATTCGCCGACGAGGAATTCTTTGAGGAAGGGGTTCCTGCTCCCGAGCTTCCCGAGGGGGCGGTAAAAGATTTTAAGGTGGAAGAACTGGAGTAGGGTATGCAGACATATGAAGAAAGTGTTGAGTCTGGCGGTAAGTGCATTATTACTACTTACTGTATAGGCTATATCCTTGCCATGGTGATAAGCTGGTCACGCAGCATGAGCATTCATTTAGCTCTTTATCACGGAGCCTTATCGTGGGGCTATGTTCTGTGGTTTGCAATTAAGACTGGAAGATTATAATGACACATGGCTCTTTATTCACGGGAATCGGGGGATTTGACCTCGGATTCGAGCGGGTGGGATTTGATACCCGGTCATTAGCCATAAAGCAAACCGTCTGAAGGCTGAGAACACCCCTGAAGAGTTGATAGCCCTTGGAGAAAAGTTCAAAAATATCTATGAGAATATCCGGTAAAAATTTTCAACCTTGGAGTGAGTTTGACCTTACTTTGGACGGGCTAACGCTCATCGTCGGTCCGTCCAATAAGGGGAAAAGTTCCATCTTCCGCAGCCTCAAGGGAATTCTCCGCAACGAGCTTGATTCGGGCTACATCCGCAATGGGCAGGACGAGAAGGTGGAAGTGTCCCTTGAGATTGACGGGCTTCCTCTCATCGCGGCCAGCCGGACCCGCAAGGGCACGACTAAGTACAAGATAGGCGTGGACGAGGACGGCAAACCCATCGAGTTTAAGGCACTGGGGGACAGCATCCCGGAGCCGATGGAGAAGCTCAAGTTCAATAAGGTGAAGGTCGGGGATGTCACTATGGACCCGATATTCTCCGAGCAGAACAAGGCGCAGTTCCTCATTGACACCGAGCGCTGGAAGCCTACAGAAATCAATACCATCCTCGGGGCGTTCGCCTCCACCGAGCGGCTGGACGCCGGGAAGAAGGAGGCGAACCTTCGCATCACCCAGAAGAACGGGGAGGCCAAGACGCTGGCCGAGGAGATACGGGAGGCAGAGGAGCGCAAGGGCAAGCTTACCATCCTCTCCGGGCAGGCGGACCGCTATGCCGCAGAGGTAACCTCGGTTGAGTCCACGGTGAGTGATACACAGGGCAGGCTGTTTAACACTTATGAGGCGCTAAAGCGCTTGGTTAAGGTCATAGAATACCAGCAGCTTTTGTCTGCGCTTAGTATCCCTGATATCTCTGAGACCGAGGTCCTCCACCGCAAGTCCTTGCTTCTATCCCAGGCAGCAAAGCATTTGGTAAAGTCCAAGTTCTTGGTTAGGTGCAGCGAGACCTGTGACGAGACAGTAGTAAACTGGGAGCCGGTGGTAAAGGTGCACAAGCGCAAGCAAGCCATCCTCTCCCTGCTGGCAATCCAGCAAAGGGGGGGGTTGGGTCCAAGGGAATGCGCCGACCAAGTGGGCAAGCTCCTTGAAGACACAGAATTCTCCTTGAGACGGGTTTCCTCTCTCTCCTTGTTAATCAAGTCTGCCGAGTTGGTGATGCCAGCCAAGGAGAGCGCGAGGGTAAAGGAAGAAGAACTGCTGAAGGCTGAGATTGAGCTAGAGAAGGCTAACGGCGAGGTAACGAGAATACAGCTTGACGCCGTAGAAGTTGGTGTGGCCAAGTGCCCAAACTGTGGTAAGGATTTGCGGTGCTCAACATGTCAACACGCAGGAAATTAGTATTAGGATAGGGAGACAAAAATGCCAGATATACTAGACCAACTCAAGCTTGCTCAAGGAAGGGTAAAGACACTGGCCACCAAACGGGACCAGATAATCCGTGACGCCGGGGTGGAGGAGCAGAAGCTCCAGCAGGTGTATGATAATCTTCGCCAACTTGGTATTGACAAGCCTGAGAGCTTATCTGAGGCAAACCTCAAGACCCTTGCCGAGACCACCGAGAAGACCTTGGAGGACAATCTCAAGAGCCTCTTGGAGTCTTTGTCGAAGGGTGAGGCGCTTATCGGTGAGTACGACAAGTTCCAACAGTAGGAGCTTATGGACATATACCGGGAATCTTTGGAGGACGAAATAACGGACATCGTGCAGGGAGAACTATGTGAGCTTGGGATTATGTCATGTGAAAAGCATAATCCGAGGGAGATGTGCAATGGTATCGCTAGGCAGGTACTCCATCAGATGAATGCCCTCGTGCAGGCTATCTACGAAGGAGTTTCCAGTCCCGTCAAGGATGAGTTCGGAAGGACATACCATTTCAAGACCAAGAATAAAAAAATAATCAGGGTTATGGAGTCCCCCCCAAGAAAAGGAGAGTGCTAATGGAATTCAAGAGCATCAAGCTTGAGGTTAAGGACGACAGAAGCATAGTATCCCTGCTTAACGGGGACAGTGTGTTGGGGAAAATAACCGTCTCCATTGGGAGCCAAATCGAGGTAAGCACGGAAAAGGAAGTGATTGAAAAGATTCCTTTCATGTCCCCTCCGCAGGAGGATGACCCTGTCAAGGCTGTGGAGGAGGCCTTATTCGGGAAGGAGGATGACCCTGTCAAGGCTGTGGAGGAGGCCTTATTCGGGAAGGATGATGACCTTCCTTCCGTCCCAGCTAATACCATTCGGCAAGAATACGTCCCGCCGTTGGATGTTAAGTTTAAGCCCGAGGGGGTTTTTCCCAATAGTGCTTCCGAGGCGCAAGGTGTAGACAACCAATTCAAGATTCTTGACGGCGTCTCCGAGGGGAAAGAGGGGGAAAACTGTATCACTGAGGCGGCTGATGATATCCTGCAAATGTCTGAAGACGAGATAGAGGCTGCTTTGACTGAAGTGGCACTCGCGGCTGTTAAGGTCAAGAGGAAGATTGCCAGGAGGAAGGGTGAGGTGGTGGTTACACCTGCGCCTACTGTACCTTGGGCACCTCCTTCGGCAAAAAGGGCAGATGTTACCGTGGTGCCTGTCAAGCACACCGTATTTGTTGCTCCGAACAAGTCTATCAAAAAGAAGAGTAAGCCGCTCAAAAAGAAGAAAAAGAAATAGGGGTTGATACATATGAGCGAAGACCTGCTTCCCGGAATCGAGGAGCTTGATTTCGAGCGGGACTCTGTCCAGAAGCTCTACTATACCGGGGCGAATGGCATCAACCCCGAGCGATGGGAGCGTGCCAGGGACGACATCCGTTTCGAGGATGTAGTTGCTGAGCTTACCGGTCACCGTGACAGCGTCATCCGTTGCCCCTTCCATGGGAGGGACCGCACCCCGTCTTTCACTCTCTATCCCCGCACCAACGATGCCTACTGCTTCGGGTGCCCACCTGGAAAGATGTACTACGACTCTATCACCTTTGTTTCCAAGTATATGGAGATAACTAGAGTTCAGGCGCTCTGCTGGCTGGAAAAGACCTTTGACCTCCCTTATATGCCCGGAGTCCAGTTGGATGACGATGAGGAACTGGGGGAATTGCTCACCTTTTGGGACTTGGCGGAGCCTTTCATCCTCAAGGCGAGTCGGGATGTGCAGGAGACCAAGGATCCGGAGCTTGCCGAGGATTACATCAGGATATACTTCACTGGGCTATCCACGGAGAAAGCAGCCAAGGATGCCGAGAAGACAGACGAGGATGACCCGCAGGATATGCACCTTGAGGCCACGCTGGAGCTTGCCAAGGTGATGGGCAAGGAACAACTCGCCTCTATCGCCAACAGAAAGGAATTTTAGGAAGTATTTATAAAGTATGGCTAAAGCCAAGACACAAGACGTGACCACTGAGGATTTGAAGAAGGTCAAGAAATCTAAAGTGAAGAAACCTCGGGATATCAGAAGTATGTTCCGTGAGGTTCTTTCCAACTTGGTCGCCGAGGGCGGGGTGTTCAAGGTCAAGAAGACTTGGATGAGCACTAAAGCTTTCCTGACCATTGATGACCCCACTGTCTTGCGGGCATGGTGCGATGATGTCCTCACCAATGCTCCTCGCTTTGAGTTCTATGGTCATATCCTCCCGGTAGTGGCACTGGACACAGAAGACAGCAGCCTTGACACCCGACTGTTCATACGACTCCTCAAGCAGCCGGACGGAAGTTACAAGCAGGTCTATGAGTTAAAGACCGACATCACCGGTATCTGCCTCTCGGCAGACGGCGTCAAAGGCATCTACATCCCCATCAACCACGAGTTCCAAGACCTAGAACTCAAGACCCCCGCCAAGAACATGGACCGCAGGGCTTGTGCCGAGATACTCCAATGGTTCTTTGACCAGGTTCACCTCGTATTTTACAACGGGAAGTTTGACCGTGAAATCATGCGGTTGACCATGGGCATTGTGTTCCGTCCCTATCCCTTCTTTGAGGATGTGCAGGTATTGCAGTATATCAACGACCCCAAGGCGGACATGGAGGACAAGAAGTTTTATACCGGGGATTCCGGGGGGTTGAAGGCACTGTCCAAGAACGTCCTCAACATTGAGCAGATTGAGCTTGGGGACATAGCCAAGGTCAAGGCGGAAACCTGTCCGTACTCCGGGTCGCCGTTTTGCAAGTGCTCGCTTGAAAAGAGGAAGGAGAGCAAGCATGGGCTCAAGAACCACTTTTCTCCCTTCCCGTGGATTCCCGTTGACCTTGCCCTCTGGTACGCCGCCTCGGACGCCATCTGTACATGGCTCTTATGGGAGAGACTGCACGAGCTTGCTCGGTCTCGCAGGACGGTACACCGCATTGACCATGAGCTTGTGGACTCCATCGCTTGGATTGAGCGCCAGCGGTTCATCATTGACACGGACCGCCATAGGCGCACTGTGAAGGGTCACCAGAAGAAGATTGCCCTGCTGGAAGGAAAACTCTATGACTTGGCGATAGCGGCGGGGTATCAGGAGCCTAAAACCGATGAGGGCAAGGTCTTGGAGGAGGACCGGTTCAATCCGGGGAGCACGAAGCAGCTTCAGGAGCTTTTCTTCAATGTCAAGAAGTTCAAGGTCACGAAGAAAACCCCTGGTGGGGCTGCATCGTGTGATGCAGAGGTAATCGAGGACCTTCGCAAGGCACACCCGGAGGATAAGTTCCTTGCCACCCTGCTGGACTATCGGGACTATCAAGCCCTACACCCTGCCAGTCTTTCCTATGACCCGAGCGACGGGACAGCCCGCATATACCTCAAGCAGAACGTGGTCGCCGGGGGACGTTTGTCCTCCGCAGGCGGGGACTTCTACAAGGATGGCGGGTTCGGCCTCAACAGCCAAGCTGTCAAGAAAGTTGAGGGCTACCTCATGTGGAAGGTGCAGGGAAACATCCTGTCGCCGGATGAGATACCGGAAGACCAGATAGAGGAACATACCGAGGAAGAGCTTCACTCTTCCTGTTTTAAGGAAGTAGAGGAGGATGTCGTCGTCGGATATAAGGATGATGTTACCTATTTCACCGAAGAGCCAGATGGTGGGTGGTCTGACGACTCCCCGCAGGAGATAGTCACCAAGATTCCCATCCTTGAGAAGCAGAAGGTACGCAAGAAGGCACCGGGAATCATTAAGAATCACATCGGGCAGTATATGGGTTATGCCGTGTGCCTCGTGCCCGGCTGCAAGACATGCCACGACAAGTTCGGTGTCCTCATTGAGAATGGCAAGATTGACGCCAACGAGGTTGTCAACCTGCGCTGTCTATTTCATTCCCCTCCTGGATACACATTTGCTACAATTGACTATTGCCTGAGTCCTGAAACACGGCTTCTCACTAGCGGCTTGCAGTGGAAAGAGTCTGGCTCAATCGTAGAAGGAGAAGAACTGATAGGTTTTGATGAACAACTTCCGGTCAAACGATGGGGCAGACGAAGGCTACACCCGTCTTTAGTGGAAAAAGTCCAACGTCGTAAACTGCCATGCGTTAAGGTCGTAACAGATAAGGGTTCTGTTGTATGTTATGAGGGACATGAGTGGTTAACAAGAGTTAGAAAGTACGGAGACAAACGCCATCGGGGACAGTATGATTGGGTTCCAGCATCCAAGCTTAAGATTGGTCAACAGATAGCCTATTTGTGTGACCCTTGGGATGAGGATATCTCCTATGAAGCTGGGTACCTTCGTGGGGTTTTTGATGGAGAGGGATGGGTATCTAGGCAAGCTTTGGGTTTTGGTCAAAAAGAAGGGTGTGTTCTGGATACGACTGAGCGGTTGTTAAAGGAAAAAAATTTCAATTTTGTTAGAGACAGCAATGGCAAAACTCGGGTTTCAGTTTTACGGAGTAACGGAGGAAGAAACGAGGTTTTCAGATTTATTGGGAGCATTCGACCAGAACGACTTCTTAACAATGTCCGTTCAAAAATGTGGGAGGGATTGGACTATCAGAGCAAAACTTGCCAACCCGTAAAAATTCTTTCCATAGAGCCTGTTGGTGTTCAAGAAGTCATTGCTATCCGAACTAGCACTCATACTTTCATAGCCGAAGGTTTGTTATCTCATAATTGCAACATTGAAATGAGAGCGGCGGCCAATGTCTCAGGTGAGCCTGAATTCATCAATGAATTCCTGCACGGCAAGGGGGACTTCCACAGCCTTACTGCCTCCAAGGTGTTCCCGGAATTCAATGACCCGAACCACAAGAACTACCACGCTAAGCACCTCCGTGACCTTGCGAAGGTTATCAACTTCGCCTTGCTGTACGGCGGAACCGCCTACACGATTTATGAGAACATGAAAAAGCAGGACCCGAACATCACCTTCCAGGATTGCGAGCGCATGGTTGCTGACTACTGGAGGGGGGTTCCCACCTTCTTCCAATGGTGCCAGCGTAAGCAGGTTATCGCCAAGGAGCAGCTTATCTGCACCACCACGACAGGCAGGGTCATCAACTTCCAGTCTGCCATGACAGCCCTCCACATCCATGTCCCCGGCGAGGAGGAGCGGAAGAACACTTGGAAGTACCGTGACTTGATGAAGAAGGTGAAGGAGACTAGGGCGAAGAAGGATCCTATCTTCTCGGAGTACGCCAGCCTCGCCCAGTCGATGTGGAAAAATTTGGACACGGGAGTCCGCAACTGCATTGACTATGACAAGTTCATGGGCAAGATTCAGCGTGTGGCCGGGAATATCCCCATCCAAGGTCTTAGCGGCGACTTCATGCGGATGACCCTGAACAAGATTCACCAGTGGGTTGAGAAAGACCCTGCTGTGGCGACCGTCTTCTTACTGCACTGCTCGGTCCACGACGAGGTTGACTTCAGCGTGAAGGACGAGTACATGCCCTTCGTGATGCCGAGGGTAACCCGCATCATGAAGCTCCGCAAGCTCCACGAGTGGATGCAATGGCCAGTGCCTATCGAGGCTGACGCCGAGTATGGCCCTTCATGGGACGTAGAGCATTATGTCACGGGCGACGATGACCACCCCCCCGCTGCTTGGACGAAGATAAAGGCAATCGCCAGCTACATCCCGGACTACTGGGACTCATTGACCATCAAGAACCTTATCCTCGCCATCGCCTCCGAGGACGAGAAGAAAGTCGCCAAGGCAGATGCCTACTTAAAGGAGGCCTTGCATTCACGTGCCTACCAAGCGGCGTGGCATTGCTTCCACAAGAAAGAGGGGAAGAAAGAGGTCGTTCCGCAGACCGACCGTAAGGAGATACAGCGGGCGCTCATAGCCGCCGTTCAGCTTGACGAGTACTGGCGTCTGGACGGAGTCCCCGACGAGGGTACCGACACGATGGAGACCCTCGCCCAGTACGAGGAGCGCATGGGCTTGGGTCCCGAGAACCGCAACCCGATAGCCTTGATGTTCGGTCCTTTGGGTTCCATTCCGCTCGACGCTGAGGTGATAAGGTTCTCCTCGGAGCCTCTGGATTCCCCTGCTTACATACAGCATGAAACGCTACAAATGCCCCCAGAAGTGTCCGAGCCGGGAGGGGGTACCCAAGGTATCTCCGAGCTGCCCGTGGCAGTGGAGAATAACCCTGCTGACAGGATAGACCCTATCTCAGGACCTCCCCCTACGGGAGTAACGATATTTGACCTCGGGGATATGGGCAACGGACGGGATGTCCAGCTATCCATCACCCTTGGCAAGGGGCACAATCATATCTGGGTCAGGTATGAAGGGCTGGTGTTCTGCATAAAGCGGGTAGCTATGGACCACATCCCTGACAAGTTTTTGAAGAAGGTTTAACGGATACATATATGTGAGAGATTCATTATATTCCGAGATGCTGAAGCTTGCTTCCGGGGAGCCGGGTTTGCTCTTCCGTGGGGGGAACCCTATCAACAAGAACCACGACTATGAGCCAAGCTGGGATTATGAGGTAGACGAGGAGCCCCCTCCTAACCTGGCAAGGATGGCTACCGAGGTCTCAAAGCATTTTTTCCAAGAGCTTAAGTCCAAGAAAATTATAGACAATTGGATGATGGGGTTTGAGGTTTGGGCCGCTAACCTCCAAGACACGGGTGCCGTGGCTATGTACATCAGCGGTACCCACGACTGGCCTGTGGTCTTGATTGACCTTCGCCAGCACATTGGATATGAAGACCAGATTGGTAAAAGCCTTCATCACGAACTTATCCACGCCGTGCAGGAAGCAAAAGAAGAAGAGTTTAACGAGGATGAGGCTGAGGACGACCTAGCGATATGAGTGAATGTTCAAAATGCGGTTCACCCTACCACGGGGATGATGCCTGTCCGCAGGCGACCCGCAGGAGAAAGAAGTCCACCTTCAAGACTCGTAAGGAGTTAGGCTTGGGACCAAATGAAATACCCTTTAAGTTCCGGGTAGACATTGACCCTGAGAAGGACAACGAGGTTGAGGTTAGTCGAAAGCGGGCACTCCTGCGCCTTAACTCTCAGCGGGTCTACATGCAGATGGGCTGCGCCGTCAAGGCACATAACAGCATGAGGGAGACCGCCAAATGGATTGCCAACCTATTCGAGAACATGGATGAGGAGGACAGAACCGCCGCCGCCTCGGTGTTCATGAGGATAGAGGGACTGCTGTTCGGGCTGGAGAATCTCTCCAACCAGAAGATATTACAGGCGGTTAATATGGAGGAGCTTGTCGAAAGGGAGCGCAGGAGGGCACAGGCGGCACGGGTGTACCTAAGCCGGATAGCCGCCGATAAGTACAAGAAAGCAAACCAGCTTGGTGTTCTAGTCTTGGGAGATGTTCCATCTTCTTCTGTTACTAAAACTACCAATTTTTCGTTCCCAGAAAACCTTGTAAACTCATTAGGTATAAAGGGATAGAAGTAAAAGCCTCAAAGCGGTGTCCCAAATATAAATCTAATTTAAGATGTAAAATTGATTTTCTCTCTTAGTATACCGTTGTACCCTGTTGCAAAGAGTGTAATTGTTTTAAGCGTGCCGCCCCATATTAGCGCTTTATAACCTATTTAGAGAGGGTCACAGAATTTAGAAACAGCAAGAGATAGGAACTATGGCTGAAACTACCGAACTAAAGTCCCCTAAGAGCACGCTTGCCCATCGTCGTGAGCGGGGCACCAATTTCCGCATAGGCACCACCGAGCTAAAACGCAAGGTGGCCGCCACCAAGAACGGAAAGACATTCGCTTCCGCAGGTCCTGGCAGCTTCTATAACGAGGCGAGCCACGAAATTACCGATACCCAGATAGCCAGAATCAGGAACATGGCCGTCCAGCAGACCCCGTTCGGAGCCCAAGGGTGGGGGATGTACGAGCTTACCCGCAACAAGACCGCCGCCTTGTTCGGCGACGGTACGTTGGGGAACGCCGACATTGCCGATAGCAACAATATCGGCTATTACAGCTATGAGTTCCCGGTGGACGCCCTTGAACTCCCGGCCAGCCGGGCGGAGGAGCTTCGCTTCTACCGCCTTGCCTATGACCGTGACCCTATCGTCGGACGTGCCATTGACATGCATACTGAGCTTCCGCTCAGCAAGTGGAGCCTTGAGAAGCCGAAGTGCTCCAGCGATGACTTCGCCGACTACGTTTATGACTTCTTCCAAGGGCTGATGTCCAATACTAAGTTCTTCCAAACCCTCATCCAAGCGGTACGGGAATACTGGTGCATAGGAGAAGCGTTCCTCTTCATACAGGAGGAGAGGGACATCGAGCCTTGCAAGATGGCTAAGGTGATACTGGAAAAGGCGGAGCGTAAGCAAAATAAGCAGATGGGGCAAGGAACTGAGCCAGGCATGGATGGGGAGAATCCACCCATGGGAGGCACGGCTGACCGCATACTTGACTTCTTACAGCCCGGCAAGCGTTCTTCATGGCTTAGGGAGCGCTCTGCTGAGATAGAGGAAATCAAAAAGGCGGGAATTGGCTTTAACCCCGAGGAGACCATCACGGGCGTAAAGAGAGAAATCCGCCTCAAGAAGGGTGTCTACACCAAGAAGGCCAAGAAGCTGGCAGGGTTTATCAAAATAGCTATGGCGAACGCCGAGAAGAACGCCAAGCTCATCTCCCGTGACGAGGCGGATGACGACTATCCGATTCAGGTCATCGCCGCACCAATGCCGCCCCCCGGCGAACCCACGCCCCTAGGCGGGGCTGATGACGCACCCCCTCCGGGAGGAGAGGGTGCTCCGCTTGGAGACGCCGGGCTGGAAGGAGTGGCGGGAGTAGACTCAATGACCGAGGGTGGTATGCTTGGCGACGACATGGGAGGGGACCTCGGAGGAGGACCGCCCCCGATGGGGGGCGGAGGAGGCGGAGGAGGTTTCGGAGAACCCACGACCTCGCTTGATGCTGTGGGGTCGGTGCAGGATGCCATCGCACAGGGTAGCACCATCAAGAAGCAACAGGAACTCCTCGAAATAAAGCGATACATCAAGCTTCTTGAGAAGAAGAAGACCATCCTTGAAGAACTCAAGGAAATCAGGGAGAAGCGCCGGATAGAGGAGGAGCTTTTCAGCCACCTTGAGAATGAGGACTATGAGGGCTTTGACAAGATACAGGTTCTCCCCCCCGAGCAGATTGAGCTTGAGGCAGGCACCGGGATGACAGACGGAGCTACCATATTCTATAAGCCGCTAGGAAAGCAGAAAACCGCATACCTTGAGGACCCCGAGGTTGACTCCGAGGTCAAGGGTATGCTGGAGCAGGACGGCAAGATTGCCCTCAATACGGACGCCTTCAAGGGAAGCTATGTCCTCCACTTCGCCCGCAAGAAAAGTGACTATGAGCTTCACGGGCGCTCCATCCTCCAGCGTTGCATCAGAACGGTCATCTACCGGGAAAAACTGCGGCAGGTGCAGAGCACGCTGGCTAGCCGCAACATGACTCCCAAGACGCTGATTATCGCCCCGGATATTCCACCCTCTGAGGTTATGGCTCTGCGTGCGCACGTGGACGAGGCAAAGGCGGACCCGGACTACAGCGTGGTCCTCAATTATGAGGCACGGTGGGACGAGATTGGCTCGGACGGACGGTTGCTCTCGCTTGACGGCGAGTGGCAGCATACCAACTCCGACCTAGCCATTGGCATCGGGTTCAGCCCTGAAATCCTCATTGGCGAGGGGCTGTATTCCGGCAACAAGGTTCAACTGCAATTGATTGAGACCAGCTATCTTCAGTTCCGTGCCATGCTGGCGGACCTCATTGAGAATGGAATCTTCAAGTATGTGGCGATGAAGAAGGGGATGTATGAGCTTGACAAATGGGGCAAGCCGAGATGGATTTATCCCAAGGTGTCGTTCTCTAGGCTAGCCCTGCGTGACACCGGGGATGTCTATGATATGTTATATAATTTATATTCCAAAAATAGTATCCCAGTTAGTATTATCTTGGAATTTTTGGAGATTGACCCTGAAGACGCCAAACGTAGGTTGGAGGAAGACCTTTTCACAGTCAATGATGCTAAATTTAATGAGCTTTTGTCCAATGTTTATGGTGGTGTAGCTCAAGCAGTTATGGAGAAGTCCGATGTCGTCAAGAGGGTTATCAAGGGATTAGGGCTTGAAGAGGAAGACCACGAGCCTGAAGCTGGTCCAGAAGGTAGTGGTCAGGGTATGGGATAAGGGGGGTTCAACTTAATGGGTCAAGCAAGCAGCAAGCTACGCCGTATTGAGGGGGGATTCACCCATTGGTGTCCAGGCTGCTTGGAGATGCACCCATTGCCTGACAAATGGACCTTTGACGGAAACTTGGAGAACCCCACTTTTACCCCAAGCTTTAAGCAGTCGGGAATAAAGACAGAGTATGTGAACGGGAAATGGACAGGAGAGTGGATACGGGATGCTCAAGGTAATACCGTTCCTTTTGTATGCCACTACATCCTGACTTCTGGGCAGCTTCATTTCTGTGATGACAGCACTCACGCCCTGGCAGGCAAGGTGGTGCCGCTTCCAGACCTGCCGGAGGGGCTTACGGATGTACCTGTATAGGTGATGAAACCAAACCATGAAAACTTTACTTGATACCAATACATGGTCATCCAGTCTTTTTGAAGGCAATGCAGCTTTTGCCCAGAGAGTGTCGGACGGAACTTTGTTTATCGTCAGTCAGGTTCGTCCGATTGACAACTCCTTTGTCATCCTCAAGTCCAACCCCGTGCCCCCGGACACCGGTCCCGGTTGGTCCTTCAGCCAAGTGGTCCAGTACACGTTCTTGGAACTAAATGAGTCCTTTGACCCCGTGGTCGCCTACGACTCTGGCACGGGGTTGCTCCACATCATCGGCACGCAGGACAATCGGGGGGCCTCCACCTCCACCTCGCAGGCGTTTCCGGCCGACCTCATCAAGTTCACTTTCGACACCTCCACCAATATCCTTACCGGTCCTACTGTGCTGGTTACTGCCTCCTATGTCCGTGAGGGGTATGACATTTGTACTATCGGTTCGGGATATACGTTCGTTGCCACTGCCGTAACCAGCCCGCTGGTAATTGACCAGATTGAGACCACAGTACAGGTGACGGGCATCTCCATATCGTCCGGCGTGCTGACCGTGGAGACTGCTTATGGTTCTCCTCCTGTCGGAAACTCTTTCCCTATTGGTGCGGGCATAGCATTTTCGGGGCTTCAACTGGGCACGTTCCTGAACGGCATTACTGTCACTGTAACGGAGTCGGACTACTTTCATTTCAAGGCAAACTACAACCACCCGGACTACTCTCAAGTATCCAGCCCGCCTCTCTATGAGTCCGGCTTTGCCACATGGCTTCCGGGCAATGCCTTGCTGGGGTTCACGATTGCCTCGGGCGATGCCGTTTTCTGGCCTCCCTATGAGTTCGCCAGTTCCCCCCTCCGCAGTGGTCCCGTCTATGGTTCGGTATCCATATGCTCCCCCAGTACGCTGGAGGCGGAGATATACTTCGAGAGTCACCCAAAGGTCATCTCGTTCCAGGACCAAGCATTCACTGTGAGCATGATAATGGGGTCATCCATCGCCTCACCTTCTGGCTGGAGCGACCCAGTTCTCCTTACCGGCTTCACCGGAAGGTACGCGGACAACCGCCTCACGGTGGTGCCTGACGGCACCTCTCGCACGCTCTCCTTCGTCTACTACACCCAGCAGTCGCAGGTGAACAGTTATGTCGGCAATATCCTCTTAGGGCACTCCGGGAACGTCTCCTCTTCTCCTCCGCAATGGAGCTTTGCTACGGCGACAGGCTCCACGCTTAAGGGTTCCGTCTTGCAAGCGGCTGTGTCTATCGACCAAGCCCACAACGCCAGCATCTCCTACATCCTCTCCTCTGTCTACAATCAGCGTGGGGTATGGTCGTATGCCGACCTCACTATCAAGCCCGAGTGGCAGGATAGCTACGCCGTTAATGACACGGTGGACTACTGGAACATAGGCTACTCCTGTACATCCCCCATGACCAGCCGGGGCTACTGGGTGCAGGGCAACTTTAACACCAATGATATCGCCGCCGTCCCTGCCTACTACCAAGCGCAGACGACCGTCACGGGAAACGCTGAGAACACCGACCCGACGACAGACCCGACTTACGGAAGCCCACCCCAGCCCTACTGGGCGCTGTTCTCCGGTACGCCCTTCTCCAGCACCAAGCCGTGGGACCCCCGTGTAACCTATGCCTCGGGGACCGTGGTGCTGGTGCCGGTCTATTATCTGTCGCTGGGCATGGGGATTAAAATAGTGCCCCCCCAGTTTGACCCCATTAACTGGGCGCTCCTCCAGCCGCCATCGTTATCTCCGTTGTTCTGGTCAGTCACGCCGATGGCGTGGCCATTATATGCCGGGATGCTTGACCTGACCAGCCTGAGCATCCAGAACCCCCTGACATATGCTGACCTCAGCCTCACGTGGCTGCGGGGAACGAAGTCTTTGCTTGACGACAAGACGCTCTGGGCAGTCATCGGGGAAGCCAACATGGGAGCCAGCGGCTCGCCCCCCCTGAGCGATATCCCCTATTATGTCTCCTTCTTCAACGTGCCTCCGACTGCCAGTCTTAGCCCTTCCAGCGGAACCGTCCTTCGGGGCACCCCGTTCCTGCTGGATGCCAGTGGGACATACGACCCAGACACAGGGGACACCGTCGCCTATTCTTGGTCCTTGGTGGTGCCATCCTCTGATGCCTCCCACGTTACCCTGACTCCCAATGGCAACACCGCCTCCCTCTTCGTCGATAGGGCAATCGGAGGAGCGGAGGTCTCCCTGAGTGTATCTGTGGTCGCCGTGGATTCCACCGGGGCTACTGTCAACCACCCGCCGATGACGGTGTCTCATATCTCTTACAACACAGTAGGTAGCTCCGTTACCGTCATGGTCAATGTGGCATCGCTGGCTATTAACGAGCAGGTCCTCTTATACGGCATCGGCGCTACCACATTCCTTAACAATGCCGTGGTCACTGTCACCGCACCCTTGTCCTCTACAGCCTTCACGGGAACCGTCCAGTTCTCCACTCTTGCCCAAGCCACCGTCGCTCACAACGTCTCTACAGCGGACACTGGGTATGCCATCGCTACGCCACAGTTCGCTGTTACCGGTTCACCACCTGCTTCTGGGCTGATTGTCGAGTTCAATCCCGCCCCCATCATAATGATGCCGTCCATTCCGGGGGTTCCGAGGAACTCCTCCGTCACCATCACGCCGACTATCACGGGTGCTAATGACCCCGATGACCTGACGACATACAACTGGGCGCAGATAGCTGGTACTGCCATGCAGACCAGCGGCAATAATGGTCCCACCCTGACTTTCCAGACTAACGGGGCAGAGGTTACCGGAGAGGGTTTGGAATGGGCGCTCACCGTGAACGACGGGGTTAACCCCCCGGTAACAGCGTTCATATTTACGGATGTGATTCCCTATGACTTTGCCGTTACCGACACTCTGCATCTCAGCCGAGCATACTGGCCGGGAGACATCGCCAGCCGCAACACCGTGCCGTCCCTCAGCCCGCCCATAGGATGGGACTCACTCACGGTGTCGGGCATCCTGACGAACCTTTCCAATGTCAAGAGGGCAACCATCCTTCTTGATAGTCCGCCGATGTACAACAATGCCCGCTACCTCATCATCTCCCCTTATTCCGTCATTGACTACCTAGACGGGGACCCGTCCCCCGTCCTCAGGAAGATGTACCTGCCCAGCCCCGGCTCCAACTCCCCCCCGGCTGCGCCCCCTCTCATTCTCGACGCCGTGCATACGGAAGAGGACTACACGCTCATCATTGGCAATGATGGAAACCTCTACCGGTTTTCGTCCGCCCCACTCATAGAGACGGACAACCCCGATACAGTCTTGGACCTCAACCTACTCTCTAGTCTGACCCTTACCCAGACATCCAAGATGTTTAGCACGGTGAGCTATGCCGGTAATAGGGTCCTTGTCTTTTCCTGCCCTGACGGATGCCTACTCTTGCAGGTGACCAGCGATACCTTAAAGCTCTTGGCACTACTGGAAATCAGCTTGTCCTCGCAGCTTCTATACGGAACCAGTAACGTCCAGTTCGTCCGCCTCTCCAACGTGGAGAGCATCCGCAGCGGGCAAATCTTGATTGGCACTGTGGACGACAGCGGAAAAACCTATGAGACCCTGCTGGACCTCTCTCAGAACGCCATCATCGGTACTTGGGATAAATCCAAGCTGGTCAACCAGTTTGTCACCACGGGAGAAATCTTGTTCCAGCCCGAGGACACTTATTCCGGGAAGCCTCTTTCTCCCGCCCTCAATCCCCCTACGGACAATGGCCCAAGCCCGCTGATGGTGGGATTCGAGCTTGTGGGCATAAGCTGGGTGCAGGTCCGCCCTGACCTGTGCAGTGGCTATGTTGTCCAGTCCTCCACTAATGGGGGAGCCACTTGGCAGGTAGCATCGGTGGTATCCAGCGGAGCGGTAGAATCTGTTGTAATCTCATTAAAACAGGGAAACACCTATTTTTTCCGTGTTCAAGCTGTGAGTCTTGATGGTTCCTCGGAATTTTCTAACCCTGTTTCCATCATTATATAAATTTCAAAACGGAAGTATGTACTTTACGCAAATCACGGGAAAGCCTTTCCGAGGTCGGTCATTTTTTGGCATTGATATAGTTGGCTGACAAAACTAAAAATACGGGACTGTTTTGGAGTCCGGGGCTCTTTGCGGCTGTTAGTCTCGGAATTGGTCGATGACGGCTCCGATTGCAAAGCCGATTACAGCGCAAGGAACCCCCGCAAACGCCAGCCACGATTCTAGTTGACCGACGTATGCTTGGAGGGAGTTTCCTGTCTTGTCTCCAATCACCATTAGAAGCATCTCTACAATCGTTACAATCATTCCGAGCATGATTCCGAGCAGCATACCTGCATACTTCAGCTTGAGTTTCTTGGTCCCCTTGATTCCCTGACCGCAGGAATTGCAGTATTTATCAGTCCCTTCGACTTCCTTGCCGCACTTCGAGCAAAAGGGCATGGCGGAGGCTCCTCTCTGTAACCCGATGATACGCTCGCCCTGCCTGCGTCAAAGAATAAAGCGGCGATTTTGAAAGATATGACTATTACTTCTCTTAGTTGGAGGTGCTTTATGTCCCAAGAAGTGTACTTATTGTGGCTAAAAACTCTTTTAGCGCTGCGGCGGTTTGCTGGTCCGTCAACTCTGGGTGGTACAGACTTGTTTCGAGTTGACGAAGTGGAAGCTGAAATTGCTCTGCTTGAGAAGCAGAATCAGGGCTTGGCGTAATCTCCCCAAAATGCTTTCGATATGGTTTAATTTGACGAGCCAAGTCCACTGTCAGACTTGCAAGCTGAATCAGGATTTTGTTCGTTGCGCTGTCCATTGATTGTGCCCCCTCCATGTGTAGCTCTCTATTCTGCAGTTAAATTACGGAAGTATGTACTTTACGCAAACCACAGGGGAAGCCCTTCCGAGACCGGTCATTTTTTGGGCGGAGGAGGAGGGGGCGGGGGTCTCGGTGGGGGAGGAAGTGGCTTTGGGATTGGGGGATAGCTACCACCTTTGCGTAGTGTCATGCGCTTGCGGGCGCTCCAGCCCGATGAGACAAGACGTGCCGTTCCCATTTCTCGACAAGCTTGGGCTTGTTCGGGATTGCCAAGCTTGCCTTGGAAAGCTCCGCTTCTTTCTCGACAAGGTCCGCAAATCTCGGCTCGGCATCGTCCGAATACACATTGTTCCAGACCGACTGGTATCCTGTCGCCAGCCGGTTCCATTTGAAATGCAAGTCTGCGCACTCGGATGATTTTTTTGGATTCTGCATCACGACGGAAAAAAGACTTAGGGCGGTAGTGATGAGAGCCAAGCCGGGCTTGAGCCACCCATACCCGGTGGGGAGATTGCCAATAACGGCGAAAACGGTACCACAGGAAAAGAACAGCGTTAGCCACGTCAGCCAGTTATGCAAGCGAGCGTACCGTGTACCCATGTCGGCGAAGTAATCGGCTCGAATTTCTGCTGAAATCCAGTCTCTCCACAGTTCGTCCTGTTGAAATTCCGAAAGCATACCCACAGATTATATCCCCCTGAAAGGGGTTTTGGTAGTCAAACCATGATTCATTCACTGCGGGCTTGATGCCCCGTATTTTTACCAGCCCGCCAGTATTAGTTCACATGAAACCTTGTGAATCCAATCTGGCCAATAAGATAAAATTTGACTGGAATCGGCTTGACCCTGGTATACGCGATACTGTTCGTATTCTGATGGAAAACGGCATTGAAACAAATGAATCCTGCGAGGGTACCCGTGGTCATTGTTACCCAGAGCCGACAGTTTGCTTTGACGGCATGTACGAGGCGGGATTTAGGGCTTTGGCACTTGCCTTTACTTACGGACTCAAACCAGTAGAACTTCGGAGAGTCTGGAGAATTATCGCCGGTGAACCCGTCGGCCCGGAATGGCAACTGGTATTCTTTCACCCTGACGGCGGAGGGCTTCACTCGGTAAAACGTAAAGACGGAAAGATTGAGTTTGAATGGGGCCAGTCTCGAAAACATTAACTGACCCCATTCGGCAGATTATTTGCCTTCGCTATTAAGTTTGGCACAAACTGCGCAGAGGGGCTTCCCACCGGTCCCCGTCAGGCGGTGGTCCTGTGGAATCTCACTTCCCGGCCCACATTGGCTGTTGTTGTGGTGTTTTTCCTTGTCACGGTCCCAATGGAATGCTGGTACTTGAGGCATATGTGATTCTCCTTTCTGTTACTCGATTATACACCCATCTTGCCAACCCCGCTCAAAAACCCGCAGAAAACCCAAGAATCCCCCGGAAAACCCAATTCCCGAATGTATACTATAGGTATGGAAACCACCAACACCCCCCAAACACCGCCAGAAAACGAACAGCACCAGCTTTCCAAGTCGGAAATCATAGAAGCCATTCCACTTGCCTGCTCCGACGAGCTTGCCGCCGTAGAGTTTTTCGAGGCAGTGCGATGGGCAGGTAATCCAGTCTGCGTCCATTGCGGGTCGGCTGAGGTCTACAAGATGCTTGACCGTGCTGGTCAGCGCAACGGGCGGTACTTGTGGCGCTGCCGTGGCTGCGGGAAGCAATACACCGTGCGCATCGGTATGGTGTGGGAGGAATCCCGCCTCCCCCTGCGCCATTGGTGCTATGCCTTCTGGCGTGCTTCTACGTCCAAGAAGGGCGTTGCCGCCC